GATGCAAGTATTGTTACTTCTGGTGATAATTTAATTGCATCTGAAGGCGATACAAACATTGCTGCATCTGGAGATGCTATTATGTTTGCTGACGGAGACACTGGTATTGGTGCCTCTGGTGATGTAACTATTAAAGCTGGTGGCGATGCTGGATTAGGTGCAGGCGGTAGCGTTGATGTTGCCGCTGGTGGTGTTGCTAGTATTGATGGTTCAATAGTTGATTTGGGTAATGGAGCATCAGTTGGAGATGTTGAAAAAGCAGAAGCACCAGAAGCAATTGAAGGGCTAGAGTTGACACCACCTGAAAAGGCAGAACCAGGTGGTAGTGCTATGGAAAACTTAGAGCCGCCTGCTCGTGTTGGTCAGCCTTCCACGAAGTTTGAAACTCCAGATGAGTGGAATAGTGAAGAAGGTAAATCCCAAGCAGGTGTTATTAGTTCAAACCCACAAGCCGCAAATCCAGCAAATGCACCGTCTTCTAGCGCTAATGCCGAGCTGGCTCAACCAGCTCCAGGTAATAATGTAACGGGTACAGATGTTAATCGTGAGACCTATAAGAATGCTGATCCAAAGGCATTCACTAGAGATTACAAGCTGTCTAAGAACTTTACAATTGGTCACTTAATGAGTGCTCAAACAGTGTTGAGAGATACTGAATTACCTCCAGGTAAAGGCGATTCGTTCTCTGGTTACAAGCTGTTTACTCAAGCAGATCTTGTGGCAAACATGGCAGACTTGGCTCAGAATATCTGTGAACCTATTTGGGATATTCTTGGTCCACCAGCTGGTGTGCACAGAGTTTCTAGTAAAACTGGGCGCTGGGTTATTACGTCAGGCTTGCGTAATCCAGGCAATGTCAAACAGTCTGGAGATACTTCTGACCACAATAAAGGTCGTGCGTTGGACTTCCAACTTTGGCCAGGAGGTCGTTACCTAGAAACATTGGATCTGGCAGCTCAACTAGAAAAGATTTTGCCGTATCATCAAATGATTTTAGAATATAGAGATCCATCGGCATCTAAGGGCGCATGGCAAAACTGGATTCATATTGCATATAAACAAGGTGGATTGAAACAAGCATTCACGATGTATAATGATAAGACTGTTAATGCTCAAGGTGTTCCTTCTCCAGGAACAAAGGGATTCTTCTTATTTGGTCCTAAGTAATGGCTGAACTTGTATTTAATTCTATAGTTGATGTTATAGATGGCGATGATGTCAATCTAATAGTTCCTAACATATCAACTGGCGGACAAGTCACTGTATCTTACTCAGAAGAAGTTGGATTCCCCTCTGGAATTCCAGGCGATAGATATCCAACATTTTCAGAGGATGGATTAGCTTTACCATCCAACTTAATAAAATCTGTATATCAGGGGACTACATTTTCTGTTAAATTATCATTTAAGGTATTAGATGAATTACTATCAACAGAGGAAGTTCCTGTATATGTTTTTGCCACATCAGTTACATGCACTACAAATACTGTAGCGTTTGGTATTACTGCGGAAAGCAGTTCAGCTAGTTCTATGATTTTATCTGGAACTGCATTACGTTTGTTTCAAGATGAATTTTATACATACTTATTAAAACCTAACGAAACTGTAACTTTATCTGCGATAAATAATACTGAAGTTGATGAATTCTTCTCAGTTGTTAACTATCAAGAACCTGCATCAAAAGAGGTTTCTAGAACTTACAGTTTTAATATTAATTACACAGATTCTTCTGGAATTCCAAAAACTGCAACTAAAAACATACAGCAATACTTCTACTGGAACTATGCAATATCACTTGCTAGCTTTTCTGTCGAAGTGGGTAAGGGGATTAAATAATGCCAGCAATAGCAAGATCATCTGGAACCGACGGTGTTATGTCACCTGATGGCACTGGAAAGAAGTGTAGATTTCCAGTGAAGACTAGAACTGGAGCACCAGGTCAAAGTAAAGTACGAGCTGAAGGCGTATTTGTCGTTATCGTTGGAGATCCCGTTGCACCGCATTTAAAATCTGGATGCTCACCAGACACATCTTCACTAGGTGGAGGCTCATCTAAGGTATATGCAGCTGGTAGCCCTGTTGGTAGAATTGGTGATAGTTATGGCGATAATATAATAACATCAGGCAGCACTAAAGTAATGGCGGCATAATGGCTATAAAGCAAGCAATTTTTTCAGATATAGATTTAAACTTCACGAGACATCCAATAACAGATGATATCTCGAGAAAAACCGATGCTGCTGCAGTCAATCAAGCACTAAGAAATCTAATACTAACTGCAAATTACGAACGTCCATTTAATAGTAATCTTGGTTCTCCTATACGTGGTCTTATGTTTGAGCCATATTCACCTATGCTTAGAATAATGCTTAAGACTGTCGTTGAGCAAACTATTGAAAATTTTGAGCCACGAATATCATTGCAGGATGTTATAATAACACCAAACGACTCTAATAATTCTTTAGAGATAAGTATCTATTACTACATACTAAACTCTACGGCTCTACAGTCATTCCAGATGACACTAGAAAGAACACGATAATGGCAGAAACAAATAAAAAAATTAAGGTAGATGAATTAAGCTACGAAGGTATAAGAACTAACCTTAAGAGTTTTTTGAGTGGGCAAGATACATTCAAAGACTACAATTTTGAAGGTTCTGGTCTTTCTGTTTTGGTGGATTTATTAGCATATAATACTCACTATAATGCGTTGTATACCAACATGGCATTGAATGAGATGTTCTTAGATTCTGCAAGCAAACGAGAAAGTATTCTATCAATAGCTAAAATGCTAGGATATACGCCACGTTCTGCACGCAGTTCAAAAGCCAACGTTACATTGATAGTTTCTGGTTTAGTTTTAGACCCGCAGTTAGCAACATTACCAGCAAGAACAGTATTTACAGCAAGCGCAACCGATGGTAGTAGTTATTACTTTTCAAATAAAGATGAAATGACTGTGTCATTGTCAGATGGGGTTTATACATTTGATAGCTTTGATATTATGGAAGGCATTTATCACACAGAACAGTATGTATACCAAATTGGTACTAAGTTTATATTGAACAACTCACCATGTGATACTTCTTCACTAGAAGTTTATGTTCACCCATCAATAGCTTCAGCTGAATCGACTTTATATTCTTTGTCGGACGATGTTATTGCATTAACACCTGAAAGTAATGTATATTACCTAAAGGAAATCGAAAACGGAAATTATCAAATTGAATTTGGTGATGGTGTTATTGGTAAGGCATTAAGTGTTGGTAATTATATACGTATTATTTACAGAACATCCTCTGGTACTGATTCTAATGGTTCTAAAACATTTAAGTTAGATGGCTCTGTATTTTCTAATGGTACAATAACACTAACCACTAACAGTATGGCTATGGGTGGAGAAAATGCAGAAGAATTACCTAGTATTAAATTTAATGCGCCACGTCATTTTTCTACCCAAAATAGAGCAGTTACAGAAAGCGATTATAAGAATCTTATCTTTAAGAACTTTAGTAACGTTAAATCTATCCAAGTCTGGGGTGGAGAAGATAATGTACCGCAGCAGTTTGGTAAAGTTTTTATTTCAATCCAACCAAAGACTAAAGATTACTTAAACGACAATGAAAAAGATTTCATTAAGAATGTTATACTAAAGCCAAAGTCTATAGTTACAACAGTTGCTGAGATTGTAGATCCAATATATTTGAACATCATACTAGAATCGACTGTTTATTATAATCCAAAATCTACGTCTAGATCAGCATCGTCTATAAGTGGTTATGTGGCAGAAGTTCTTAATAACTACAGTGAAACTGAACTAATGAAGTTTGATAGTGTTTTCAGACACTCAAAGGTTGTTCGCTTAATAGATGCTGCAGATCAGTCTATACAAAACAACGTGACTAATGTTTCATTATCTAGAGAGCTTTACCCCAAATTTAATATAACAGCGCAATATAAAGTAGATATTGGCAATCCTATTTACTTTACTGGTGCAAAAGAATCAGCGTTTGTTTCTACTGGATTTTATATACAAAATAGTGACTTAGTCTACTATCTAAAAGATAATGGAGCAGGCACTGTTTACATGTATTATATTAGTTCTGGAGAAGAAATTATTATAAACGCAGCAATAGGCACAATAGACTATAGTAAAGGTATTGTTTCTATTGAAGGGCTAAATATAATAGCACTTGCTTCAGATAATTTTATGTTTTACTTTAAACCATCTTCTTATGATGTTGTCGCACTAAGAGATCAAGTTATTCGAATTCAACAAAGCGAGATGAAAATCATAACTGTTATTGATCCTATCTCTTCAGGTAGTGCTCGTGGTGGTTCTGCATATGTATTTACTCCAAATAGAAAATGATAAAAAATAAATTATCAGATCTTATCTCTATACAACTCCCTGATCATATCAGGGAGAGTTATCCAACATTTGTAGAATTTCTTCAAGCATACTACAAATTTTTAGAAACTCAAAATGTTTATAGAAATTTAGAAACGATTAGAGATGTTGACGAAACAATAGACATTTTTATAGATCAATTAAAGAAAGAGTTTGCTGTAGATTTCCCGCAGTTTGCTAGAGATCGTCAATTTCTTAAAAATACTCCACATATTGCAGTTTCGCATGGAAGTGAAGAATCTTATAAATTTCTTTTTAGAAAGATGTTCCAAAAAGAAGTTGATATTCGTTATCCTAGAGAACAATTATTAACTATCTCAGACTCTAAATGGGTTCAAGATTTTTCTATTTTCGTTAAGTTAACTTCTGGTGATATTCTATCATTACAGAACAACGTAGTGTTTTTAAACACTATAGTTAACGGAATTTCAACTAAAAATAGAATCTATGTTAAACGTGTAGAGAGTGTTTTAACATCAGAGTCTATCTATGAATTGTTTATCAATAAAGACGTTTATGGTAAAGTATTATTTGGCGATACCATAAACCAAGATGGCGTGGTTGCAAGTGTAGTAAATACCACAACTTCTATAAAAATTAAAAAAGCAGGGTTTGGTTTTAAAGTTGGCCAAGTTTTTAATATAGAATCAGATGTTGGTTCTGGATTAACGTTCAAAGTGATTGAAGTTACTGCTCTTGGTGGTATAAAAAGTACACAGATTATAAATTATGGTATAAATTATAAGTCTTCGTTTTCCTTTGATTTACCATCTACATTTTTAATAGGTGATGTAGTAGAAACTACATTAGGCACACCTATTAAAATATCAGCATTCTCTTCGATACAACGTTACATAGATTCTGGTATAATATCGAAACAAAATTATTATACTAGCGATTACAGTACTGATTATGTTGGTGAAGTTATGACTTCCTTCAATTCAGTTACTGTAGCCGAAGAAATAACAGCAAACTCTGCAGAGTTAGAAGTTGTGTTAGGTACTTTAGCAAAATACCAAGGATACTACGAAAATTCAACAGGCTTAGTATCATCACCAGATAGCGTTATTCAAGATAATAATTACTATCAAAAATACTCATATGTACTGCGTATAGATGAAGCATTATCATCATACAAAGAAACAGTGATGTCTTTGTTGCATCCTATTGGTAGAAAGTTATTTGCTGAGTATGTAGTAGACAACATATTTGAATTAAACTATGAAGTCGTAGAACCAGTATTTAGAATCTTGCTGCCATTATTTGCAGGTATTCCTACTGTTGTTAATGCCTTGTCTGAGTTTAATTTGTTATTCGACAAACCAGTAACTTCAGTTCAGCTAACATCAGATGATGATTTCTACTTATTTGAACAGTCTACAACTACATTGTTAACTTCTTTTGATGATCCTACTTTACTGGATTCAGTATCTGGAAGAGTAAAGGGTTCATTTAAAACGTACTTGTTTGAATCTATAAAGGCATCAACTTTAGACCCTCAAGAATTTGATAGACGATACTTATTTGAACAACCTCTGGGATCACCAAATGCGTTAAATGAACCGAACGTATCAAAGGTAATTCCTATCACACAATTAGTAGAACTGGTTGTTGAAAAAGATGTACAGACACCGATGATAGGTGTAGAATCTGCTAACCGCTATTTGTTTGAGAAGGAAGATTCTCCTACATTGTTAACTTCTTTTGATGATCCTACTTTACTGGATTCAGTATCTGGAAGAGTAAAGGGTTCATTTAAAACGTACTTGTTTGATATAGAACTGAAAGATTCTAGAGCATCTACTATATCTTTTGGTGACCCAATTTTTGTATCAGAAATCAATTTAAACGCATTCCCAGCTACTAATCCTAATCCCGCATTCACAAGTATTTTACAAGCGGAACTATTTGTACATGAATTGCCTAAAGTAATCGTTTTAAACGAATTCCCAGCTACAGATCCTAATCCCGCATTCACTACTGTTTTACCACAACAAACATTTTCTGCCGCTCGTGATATCGTTTTAAACGAATTCCCAGCTACAGATCCCAATCCCGCATTTACAAGTATTTTACAAGCAGGACTATTCCTTCATTCAGTAAATATAGAGCAATTCTATCAGCTTCTAAGTTCATTCTCTCCTAGTAGTAGTCCATCGCTAGATTATGTACAAGCGCCATTCAGTTCGCCACCAGTAACAGCAACAGATACTGTTCCACTATTGATTGATAAATTATTCAGTCGTGTGGTACCACCTACTATCGAAAACGTTTTAGCTAATGTACAAGTAACAGGAACTGCAGGAACATTTACTTGTAATCAGATTTACTTTGGTCAAAATGTCTTTACTATATCAGTTACTGGAACAAATACAGGTACTGGTAGTATCTCTGGATACATTCCTGGTGTTATTAATTTATATGAGTTACTCGCTACAAATGGTAGTGTTACCCCCAATACATTTACGTTAGCTGAATATGGAACAAACGTACCTATTGCAACAACTGCAGGCACTCTAACTGGATTAACATTCACCAGAAACAACTCAAGTTTAAACTTAACCCCATCCCAATCTTTCGTAATAAATAGTGATAGCGGGAATGTGTTTTTCAACCAATACAATGATGATTTTAGCTATTTTGCTGATGAAACATACCTTGCAAGAACAAGAACTTTTTAAGGAATTAATATGACCCAAAATGAAAACAAAAATGATGTTGAAGATCTACTGAGTCCAGTAGGTTACTTGACAATCGAAAAATTTAATGCCGACGGTAAATTAGTCGATGTTCGTAAAGTTAAGAATACAGTTGTTGCCACTGGCAAGACTTTTATTGCTGGCTCTATGATTAAGACTACTACCAACACACCAACTGCCATGACTCACATGGGTATCGGTACTGGTGTTGTTGCCGTTAACGCTGGCACCGACACGACACTAGGAACTGCTAACGGCGCACGTGTTACATTTACAGAAGTTAGTTCTACTGGTAACCAAGTTACCTATAAAGCAACTTTTGCTGGTGCTTATTCTGGTGCTATTACAGAAGCTGGTATTTTTAATGCATTGACTAGTGGTACAATGTTATGTCGTACCGTATTCGGTGTAGTTACAAAAACCACTTCTGATACTATCACTATCACTTGGACAATCACTGTAAGCTAATATTCAAATGGCAACTTCAATTCTAAAGAATGCGATACATTCTTCTTTAGCTAAGACTCTTTTAGATGAGATTCTTAGCAAGAAGAACAAGTATTACTATACGTTCGGTAAAACAGATCCATGGGATCTTGCGGAGACTCCACAATCGGCTATTGATACTTTAGAATATGAATATACTACCAGAAGTAATATAGTTACATGTCAAGAGATTTTATCAAATGATGTATGTTTAGTTATTGATCGTATCAACTGGGTCTTGGGCGCAGTATACGATCAATACGATAACTACAGCGAAACTAATGTGGCTTTTTCTGGAGCTACTTCACTAGATACATCAAATTTTTATATCTTAACAGATGAATTTAATGTATATAAATGTATCTCAAATAACAGAAACAGTTCGTCGGCTGTAAAGCCTACAGGTCAGTCCACAGGTTTTATTAATATCGTAGAAGATGGTTATGTGTGGAAATTCATGTATAACATTCCATTATATCTTCGAAACAAATTTTTAAACTCATCACAGATGCCAGTTGTAAATGCTTTACAAACTGGATACTACAGTGATGGTAGATTATCTCAGGTTGTCTTTAATCTTAAAGGAACCAAGTATCATGAAAACACAAGTCTTGGAAGTATAGCAACTAAGACTGTTAGTGGTGTAACCAACTTAAGAAAGTTGTATGGTACAAATTCTGCAATCCTTTCTCTAGTTGCTACAGACAGAGTTGAAGTCAATGGTGAAGTTAGATCAGTAGCATCTGTAGCTACTGAAGTTGTAGAAAGTGTTACATATTATGTAATAACAATTGCAAACAATGAACCTCTATTGAGAGTAACATCTTTATCTCCAGCGAAAAAATTAAACACCGAACTAGAAATTATTGGTGATGGTTACAGACAAGCAAACCCTTATGTAATGACAGGGATTTCGGTAGTTGATGGTGGATCTGGGTACACTAGCAACGAAGGATTGGTAGTTAATTTCCCAGCACCATATCAAACTGGTAGCGTTGCATCAGGAACTGTTGTGGTGAACGTTAACGTTCTTGATATTGCATTATCTAGCGCAGGTTCTGGATACACTCAAGTTCCTACAGTATCAATAACTTCTGGAGGTGGTACAGGCGCAACAGCGTCTGCCACATTGGGATTTCCAATAAGCTCAATAATTAGTATTCCTGTTATTGGTTCTGGGTATAGCTTACCACCGACCATATCATTTAATGGTGGTAATGGAACAGGTGCTGCAGCTACAGCTAGATTATCTGGTACTATTGAATCAATAGACTTTACTTCTGGCACTACAGGTGAAGGATATGATACTGCTCCTACAATCACAATTGGAGTGCAGTGGGCACAAACTACTGCTTTAACAGTGGATCAACAAATAGCACGTGATGGTAGATTGTATACAGTTACTGGCGCTGGAACTACAGGGACAGTTGCACCAACTCATACCAGCGGTTCTGCCACCAATGGAACTGCAACACTAGCATATGCTGGAGTAGCAGCTTCTGGTATAGTAACTATATTCAACGGTTTGGTTCAAAGTGTTTCTCTTATTGGAGGTTCTGGATACTTGTATGCTCCATCAGTTGCATTTAGTGGTGGTACACCAGACACACCAGCATCTGGTACTGCAGTACTTAATGCTTCTGTAGCTTCTATTGTTGTTACTAATCAAGGTACTGGTTATACAACAGTACCATTAGTTGTAATAACTCCATATGGATTAGACGCCAGTGCAACTATTGTTCCCGCAGAAGCAATTGCTTCTCTATCTCCAACTAATGGATCTGTCAAAAGTATAACATTATTGACTGCTGGACAAAATTATACAACAGCACCAACTGTTACTGTCATACCTCCAACTATTACATTTAATGGTTCCACTGCAGTAAGTGTTGCCAATGATACAATAACTTACAATAATCATGGTTTTCAAACAGGTGCTGCTGTAGTTTATTCTAACGGTACTGGAACTGCTATAGCAGGATTGACTAATGGAACTACATATTACGCAAACGTAGTATCTGCTAATGTCGTTAAGTTATATAATAATCAAACAAATGCACTCGCTGGCGGTGCAACTGGTTTAATTGACATAACAGCTGCTGGTGTTGGTTCGAATCATACTCTAACCAACACGACAGTTGGATTTCAGGCTACTGCAAATAGTGTAGTATCTTCAGGATATATAAAGAGTGCTGTATTGACTGACCCTGGTTATGGCTATAACGTTATTCCTACCCCATTTTTATCATTCACTAATGGATGGGTGGCTGGTGCTGTTGTTACATTGAATCAAGAAATCACACACCAAAATAGAATTTACAAAGTAACTGCGGTAACAAACCCTTATAATTTAGGCACTTCTGCACCATCACATACAACTGGCGCAGTAGCCAACGGAGATGCTACACTTACATATTTGTCTACTGCATCTATTCCAACATTACAATCTGTTGCAGAAAAGTCAAAGGCATATATCGAACCTATTGTAGATGTAACTAACGGTGAGATTCATGGTGCTATTATTATTGATGGTGGAACTGGGTATACGTATGCAGCATGCGAGGTCAAAAGAAATAAACCACCAACATCTGGAACAGGATTTGATGCTCAATTAACAATTGATACGTCTATTGGTGCTGTTAACTCGGTTCAAGCGCAGGTTGAGCTTACTGCAGTCAATGGTTCAATAGACAACTTCCAAATTGTTTCTGGCGGCATTGGATATGTTCAAGCAAGTACGTCAGTTTCTATAGTTGGTGATGGTACAGGTGCTACTGCTACTGCCACCGTACAGTCTGGTGTAGTTACAAAGATAAACATTATAACTCGTGGTAAAGATTACACTAATGCTACTGTAACAATTAATGGTGTTGGATCTGGTGCACAAACTAGAGCAATAATTGGACCAATTGGTGGTCATGGAAAAAGCAGCGTAGATGAGCTAAACGGTCGCACAGTTATAATGTATAATCGTTTGTCTCAACTTGCGGTAAAGGCAGTTCCACTTGATGCTTTGACTAGTGTACGTCAAGTTTGTGTATTGAAGTCACCAAACCAATTCAATAGTGTATTTAATTACAATAACTTTACTGGCAGCACCTGCTATAAAATTACTGTGGCAACTACACCTACTACGGCAGCATTAAATTCTGTAGTTACTGTATACACATCGCAAACGGTAACTTCATCTTCCATTGCGGTTAAATTCAAAGTTATTGCAAAAGCTGCAAATTCTTTAATCTTGCAGGCAATAGATAACAATGACGAACTAATAAAATCAGGAAACTTTATGAGAAGCATTACTGGTGTTTTCCATGCAATAACGTATGTGGAAAAACCAGATGTCGATAGATTCTCTGGTGACTTAATTTTTATTGACAATAAAACACCATTTGCACCAAGTGATGAGCAGCCACTGGTGATAACAACTAGATTCAAGTTATAAATATAATAGCTAAAGTTATTAAGAAGGCTAAGAAATGACAATCAACTTCAATGCAGAACCATACTATGATGATTTTGACGAAAACAAGAAGTTCTTAAAGATATTATTCCGTCCTGGTTACGGTGTACAAGCAAGAGAGCTAAATCAACTTCAAAGTATTCTGCAGTCGCAAATCTCTAGAGTCGGCGACCACTTATTTAAAGAAGGTTCTGTTATCATTCCAGGTGAAATTGGATTCGATAATGCGCTTTCTTATGTTAAATTAACAGCAACAGTTGGAACTTCTGGTACGGATGGATTTTTACCAGCGTTAGTCGGTAACATCTTAGTTGGACAGACTACAGGTGTGCGAGCAAAGGTTTTAACATATACAACTAAGACCTCAGCCGATCCGTCAATGGTTTATGTTAAGTATATTAACTCTGGAACTAATGGAACAACTAAAGTGTTTGCTGCTGCAGAAACTTTAGTGTCTGAAGAAACTGGCGTTAGTGTAACAGTTCAGTCTAGTGCTGCTACTGGTGTTAGTTCTGGAGCTACAATACAGCAGGGTGTATTCTATGTAAAGAAGAACTTTGTTTTAGTTGACGCCCAAACAATCGTTATCGACAAATACTCAAAAACACCTACTGCAAAGATTTGTCTAGAGATTGTAGAAGATACAGTCACACCAGAAGAAGATGAGACTTTATTAGACAATGCTGCTGGGTCATTTAACTATTCTGCTCCTGGCGCTCATCGTTATACTATTTCTTTAAACCTTGTTAAAAAGTCTTATGATTTCACGATTGGTGAGGGTACTAACTTTATTGAAATTCTTAGAGTCAAAAATGGTAACATAGAGTATTTGGTGAACAAGACTCTTTATAATGAATTAGAACACACGCTGGCACGCAGAACATATGATGAGTCTGGAAATTACGTAGTTAAAAATTTCCCAATCAACATTAAAGAGTTCCGCAATAATGATCGTGGAACATATGTTGTAAACAAACCATATCTAGCAAATGATATCGTTGCGCACACAACAGCTGGTGGTGTTAAAAATTTCTATCGTGCATTAAATACTGGATTCTCAGACTCAAACACAACTCCAAGAAGCACTGCTGGTTCTACTGGTATTGTTGTGTGGCAGGAAGTCTCAGTTCCTCCATATAACAATGGTGTCTATACTGCATCAACTACATATACAACTACAACCCAACATGAGGCTGACGAGGCTAAATTAGCTGTCGGTCTTGGTGCTGGTAAAGGTTATATTTTTGGATATGAAGTAGAAACCAAAGCAACATTCTATACGCCACTATTAAAGGCAAGAGCTACTAGCAATGACCAAGACTTACAGTTTTCTACTGATCTTGGGCAATATATTGTTGTTCAAAATCTAAACTCATTCCCAGACGTTTCTACATATCCTGAAGTTCTACTTTATGAAGATCCTACAGTAACATTAGGCGTATCTTCTGGTCTCAAGCGTGGAACTGCTAGAATCAGAGCCATTGAATATGAATCAGGGGCTATGGGTACTTCACAAGCAAGATACAAAGTGTTCTTGTTTAATGTAGTTATGGATTTGGTTCCAAGTGGTAATGGTAGAAGATATTCTATCACAAACAGAATTAAACAAATTGTTATCCCTGCGGCTTCTACATCAGCAACATTCACCGCTGATCTGGCATTAAATGCAGTTCAAACTTCAGGAACAGTTATAATTAGTGGTAAATCTATATTTGGCACAGGAACATCATTCTTAACAGAATATGAAGCTGGTGAATATGTTTACATTAATGGTACCTATTCTAGAGTGCAGACTGTAGTTTCAAACACTGCTATGACTCTTAACACGAACGTGGCAGGAACAACATCAATTGTAATAGATGCTTCCAGTGCAAGCGTGGTTAATACTAGCACTGATGTGATTTCTTCAACTGCTCATGGATTTAGCACTGGCGTTGAAGTTAGCTATGACGCTGGTACCATCTCAACTTCTTCTGGTGATTCTATTTCTGTAGATACTACAACTGATGTAATTACAGTTCCATCAACTACAGGGTTAAGTGCTGGAAAGGTTATTAAATTCGGTGCAAATATTGCTGGAATTTCAGCCAATAAATCTTACTATGTGAAAACTGTTCCAAACGGAACAACGTTCACTATCTCTGAAACCCCTAGTGGCGCAACACTTGATCTAACAGCAGAAGTAACCAAAACTGTAACCAGTATCGTTCCTTCTACAAATACTATTGTTCTTTCTGATGCAACTAACATTGCTGTTAACGATAAAGTAACTTTTGCAGGCACGACTTTTGGCAGTATTGTAGCAGGTACTAACTACTTCATTAAAACTCTTGCAGCTAATGTTGCTACAATTTCTACTTCTAGTGGTGGTACAGAGTTTGATATCACTGCAGTTACTACTACAGCAACTGGTGTAGAAAAGACTACAAACTTTGTAGTTGTTTCTAGTGTTGCTGGCATGGCAGTGGGTAATACTATTACACTAAGTGGTACAGCTTTTGGTGGGCTGGCAGCTACTACATACTTTATTAGATCTATTGATACTGCTGCGAAAAAGATTACAATTTCTACTTCTAGTGGTGGTACAGCTGTAGTGTTTGCGAATACTGCATCAGGATCTATGACAGTTACACTTAACACTGTAGTTACTTCTATGACTATGGCGGATGCTGTAGTTACAAAGACATCATCTCTATCTTTTGATGCTAATGCTATTGGTGGCTTAGTTGACGGTGGATCTTACTTTGTTTATGCAGGAACTAGTGCATCACCAACACCAAACTCTTTTGTTCTGTATAATTCTCGTACTGGAGCAGAAACTGGTGGGTCACTTGGTAAAATGGATATAACTGCAGTAGGCACAGGAACTGCTCACATATTTACAAGAAACACTACATCAGGTGTAAAGATAGAAAAGGCGTACCGTCCTCTTGTCAATGCTGGTGCAACTAGCTTGATATTTAAACTTCCATATCCTGTAATCAAGAATGTTTCTGATGTTAGATACACATCAACAAGAACGTATATTGGCACAATAGCTTCTGGCTCTGTTGCTGTTTCTTGCGATACTCCATACCAATTCGCAAATCCATTAGCTATTGGGTCTTATCAATTAGTAAGCAGAGCAACTGGTCAGAATCTTACATATTCTGGAGCAACACGTTCTAATAACAATACTACCATAGAATTCACTGGACTAGGTTCTAACAACGGACAACAAGTAGTTATACAAACTACATTAGATGCATCTGTTACTACTAGCCCTAAGATCAAAACTCTAAAGAGCGTAACGCATACAGTTACTTCTAAATCTATTGGAGAATCTAACGCTATCTACACAGGTAAAGCTGATGGTATTCGAATAGTTAGTGTCAATATGGATACTGGATCATGGGGTCAGCCATCTGGACAATATACCACAAATATTACAGATAGATTTAACTTTATAACAAACCAAACTGATTCATACTATGGAATTTCTTTCATTCAATTGAAGGATGGTAAGTCAAAACCTACAGCACCTATTAGAATAGTATTTGAGCATTATGAGCATAGTGGATCTGGAGACTTTTTCTCAGTTAAATCATATGATGGTATTCCTTACCAGACAATTCCAGTGTACAACGGATTTGCCTTGGCAGACTGTATTGACTTTAGACCTAAAGTAACAGATAACTTTACAGGCGCTGTCGTGTTCACAGACGATGAAACATTAATGCCTAAATTTGGCACAGACATGGTTCTTGATCTAGAATATTATCTTGGCAAGAAGTGTAAAGTCTTTATGGATCGTAACGGTAAAGTTACTATCAGCGAAGGTGTATCTACACTTGTCAATCAACCAGCAGCACCAGAAATTAGTGACAACGTTTTGTTGTATGATATTCAACTGCAACCATACACGTTCGGCACTTCTTCTACAAATATCTTGATTAAGGGTGTAGATAATAAACGTTATACAATGGCTGATATTGGTAAGTTAGAGCAAAGAATTAACAACCTAGAATATTATACATCTCTATCATTACTTGAATCTGAAACTCAGAATTTAACGATACGCGATGCTGATGGTCTTGAGAAATTTAAAAATGGTTTTGTTGTAGATAACTTTACTGGTCATGCCATTGGAGATACTACAAATCCAGATTATCTAAATTCTATTGATTTTGAATCTAGAATGTTACGTCCATTCTTTGTCCAAGACCAAATTCCATTCGTAGAAGTAGCATCATCAACTAACGATAGAACTGCACGTAACTATGCTTTGACTGGTAAGTATATTACATTACCATTTACAGAAACCACGTATATTGAACAGGTGAGATCTTCATCTAGTGAAAAAATTAACCCATTTGCGTTCTTTACATTCTTGGGTAACATGACTATAACTCCAGCAAGTGACACATGGTTTGAAGTTAAGCGTCGCCCAGATATTATTGTTGAAGAAAAAGAAGGTAACTATAATACTATTAAGAATCTTGCTGAGAAAGCAGGTGTACTTGGTACTATATGGGGTTCTTGGGAAAAGAATTGGGCAGGTCGTTCAGAAAAGACTACAAGTTCACAAACATACGCTGCATACTCGGTAGGTGGTGGTGGGTTTGCTGGTGGATGGGGTGTCAATAGTCAGTCATTTACAGTTTCTACTGTTCAAGTTTCTGTGCCTAAGTCAAGAAAAGGAACAGAAACTTATGTGAAGACTATCTATGATGAAAGAGTCTTAGAAGATAAGATTTTAAGTACTACTATTCTTCCATATATGAGATCTCGTCGTTTGACAGTTCAGACAAAGGGTCTAAAGGGTGATACCGTATTCTATCCATTCTTTGATGGAAGAAACATACAAGAGTATTGCACTCCTGCAGAAAAGATTATATTTAATGCAAGAACTGGCAAGTCCTCTATTTTTGATACTGTTAGCCGTGCAGGTAATAATTATTCTGAAACTGCAAGATTATTTGCAGGCGACTCTACAGATTTATCTATCAGCGTTGGTGATGTTCTAATTGAGTATAATTCAGCAGGTACTGTTGCAACTGGTGTTACAGCTATAGTTGTTGGATGGGAAAAATATGATGCAGGTCCAGATGCAGGAAAATTTGCTGTATATGTAGTTAATAGAAAATATCCAGTTAATGCTACTACTACTGGTTTCGTTGCAGGTAATGTTATAAAGGGTACATTGAGCGAAGCTGAAGGTGCTGTTGTTTCTGCAACAACTACTCGTGCAGGTGGTGAATTAAGAACTTCTTTACAGGGATCTTTAAACTTTATATTCTATGTGCCGAACACGACTGCTGTTAAATTCAACACAGGTTCAAACGAGCTTGCATTACTAGACTTTGAAACATATGATAAAAAGTCATCTACGTCATCTGCTACAAAGGCATTTACTGCCAGTGGTATTTACCAAGAAAGACAAAATCAGATTCAACGAATCCGCAATGGTGAGTTGGCAACAAGACAAGTTAGTGATAGCGACATCGATAAAACAACAGAAACTAGATTCTCAAACTCACCTGGATGGTATGACCCACTAGCTCAGACATTCTTGGTTCAAGAGACCAATGGTGTATTTGTAACATCTGTAGACTTATACTTCTATAAGAAAGATGTTTCTGCTCCAGTTATGATTGAGATCAGAGAAGTTGTTAATGGATATCCAGGTAAGACTGTACTAACAACATCTAAAACTCAGATTGCAGCCTCAGAAATTAAAACTTCTGACAATTCTAGCTTGGCGACCAATATCAAGTTCCCATCACCTACGTATTTAAATGGTAATACTGAATACTGTTTAGTTCTATTGTCTAACTCTGATGTTCCCGAAGTCTTTGTTGCTAAACAAGGCGAGTTATCTAAAGAGAATGGTGGACAGATCGACAAGCAGCCATATATGGGTGTTTTCTTCAAGTCGCAAAATGCTTCTACTTGGACAGCAGAGCAAATGACAGATATGAAGTTCAAACTAAACAAAGCTGCATTTACAACTAATACTGTAGGTAGCGTAGCGTTTGAAAATGCTAATGTTCCAGATTCTAGTCTACAGAACAATCCTTTGCTATTCACAGCAGGTTCTAGAAAGGTTAGAGTTTCGCACGACAACCATGGCATGAATACAGAATCTGTTGTAGCTATTAAAGCACTACCACCTGTAGCAATTGGTGAAATTTATAGTGCAAAGAATTCTGCAATCGTTTCAGGTATTGGTACAAAGTTTGCAACTACAAACGCAATTGTTCCAGGCGCTGTTATCTACAGAGAAGATGGCAAAGTTATCGGCGAAGTTTTATCTGTCGCCAGCGATACTCAGCTTACTCTAAAAAGCACATCAAACTCTAACTATGGTATTATATCAAACACTGAGCCATTTAGATTCATGAACCCATTAAATGGTGTTTCTCCTAATGAGATCTTTAAGTTGGATAGCAACGGAAACTATCTAAATCATAATATAGATTCTGTTGAGCTTGATAGTTATGTTATCACTATTGGTAGCGAAAATTTACAGACAACTTTAAATACTTCTACCACATCAGTTACACTATCTACTGGCGATACTTCTAATATGTTTGTTGGACAACCAGTTATAAAGACAAGCGGCACTGGAGTCTTTGCTGACAGCACTACAGTTGCTTCTATAACAAACTCTAGTACATTCGTGTTAAGTGCAGCCCCAACTACTAATGGCGCTATTGTGTTCTCTGTTGGTGATATTCCTAACGTAACTGGTGAACGTGGTGGCGATGGTGTACTAGCATCTAGAGACGTTCCATATGATATGTTTAATCCATCTATAAACATTGAAAATTATACTGGAACTAATAGCATTATTACATATCAGGGTGTTACAGGAAAGAGCATGGACGGAGCGCAAACTCCTTACCAAACATTCTTACAGGCTAACCTACCATATACAAACACCTTTAGTATCACTCCTGGTGAGGATAACTATACTCCAGTTCCAATGGTTATTGCTTCTAAGGAAAACTCTGTTGCGAAAGATTTGAATTTATCTACATTGACATCTTTAAGAAATACAGCGATTATTAATGCAGAACTAATCACATCAAATCCAGATGTGTCACCTATTATTAATATTGAAAACGTGGCTATCACTGCGGTGTCTAATAAGACAAACAACCCATCCACCTCTATGAATATCGATCCTATTGATTACATAGAAGTAGTTTCTGCAGATCAAGGAATTGTGTTTGATGGTACTGGTGTTATGGTTGTGCAAGATTCAGCTTTATATGAAGCTATTTCTGGTATAATTTCTGGACAGTATATTGTAATTTCTGGTTCTGGCGTTACTCAAAATAATGGAACATGGTTTGTGACTGATGTTGACCCAGAAGGAAAATCATTAACTATTCAGGGTGTATTGAATGCCAAGGCAGCATCCGAGCCTATTACTATTAAAGCATTGGATCGTTTCTTCTCTGAGCGAACACCAGTTGGCAGTTCCAGCATTAACAAATATGTTACTCGTAAACTAAAATTTGCAAACCCATGCACATCAGTTAAGATTAAATTTGATGCTGACGTTCCACCAGCAGCAAATATTGGAGTATACTACAAATTAAATCCATCTGGAACTGAAACAGACTTTAACTTTGTAGAATATGAAAATGCCAGAACAACAGTTCCTGCAAATCTAAAGAGTAAAGACTCATCATTCTTTGAACACGAGATTGATCTAGATGACTTACCTTCTTTTGATGCCATAACAATTAAACTTGTTATGACCTCGACTGATTCTACACAAATACCTAGAATTTCAGATCTGCGAATAATTGCTCTTGCTTAATTATGGAATTGTTAAAGGTTGAAAACCACGAGGGTCTCTATAGAGACCCTCTAACTAATGTTATTATAAATAACAATAGCAAAGCATATACAGAATATATTAAAAGAAAACAATTGTTAGAGAAAAAGCAACAAGAGTCAATTTTTAGAGATCAAGAAATTGAAGGTCTTAAACGTGATATCGCTGAGATAAAAAAGATGCTTTTAGATGCACTCGATAAAAGGTAACAAATGCCATTAGTATTAAGAACCGCTGTAGGTAGAACTACTCCCTTAACCAACACTGAGTTGGATTCTAACTTCACGTATCTAGAATCGTATACTGCTACAAAAGTTAGTATAGTTGACTATAACTATCTTACGATCAGATCAAACCTAAATGCTGCACCAACAAGTGGTGGTAATAGAGGGTTTGAGTCTAACTTAGATGTTAGATACTTGCAAGGTCACGAGCCAAATAACGTATTACCTAGTACAACAAATAAAAGTTCAGTTGTACTTCGCGATGCCAATGGTGACTTTACTGCTCGTTACATAACTGCATCTTCTTTTGAAGGTAGATCTACAACATCTGGTGTTGCTGAACAAGCAACAAAATTAGTAACTAAAAGAAAAATCAATGATGTAGACTTTGATGGTACTGCAGCAATCACCATTTTTGATAAAACAAAGTTACCCTTAACTACACAGTTTGTAGCTACTGCTGTTACTGTAGGTGTAACATACATTATTGATGATTTAGGATCAACAAACTGGGTTGCTATGGGAGCATCAGCAAACGCTGTTGGTGTTATTTTCTATTGTAGTGCTGTAGGTACTGGAACAGGTAAATGTTCAACAGTAATGCTAGACAAACTAAACCTTGCGACATCTACTACTACTAGAGCAAGTGTTAGATTGAATCACGGAACTGCTCCTACTACTCCACTAAATGGAGATATCTGGACAACTACTGTCGGGCAGTTTAACTACATAAACGGAAATACAAAAACTGTTGCATATACAGATTCAAGTATAACTGGAACTTCTAGTAATATTACTGGCGTTGCAGCAATTGCAAATGGTGGTACTGGAAAAACTACAGTGGCTGAAGGTCGTGCTGCGTTAGATGCAGCTAAACTTGGCGCTAACTCTGATATAACATCTATTACAGGATTAACTACTGCACTAGCTACAAGTCAGGGTGGCACTGGAATGGGATCTCCTGGTTCCTCAGGAAACATTCTTATTAGTAATGGTTCTATTTGGACTACAGCTAAACCTTCTGGAACATGGGATATAAACATCTCTGGAGTTGCAGCAACTACCACTCGATTAGTCTCTACAGATTCAAGAAACGATGTAACTACACCAAGTACTTTAGCATCTCCTGGTGTTCTTTTTGACTTTAAAAGAAATGATCTAGCAGGTGGATTGACTGATGGTGGAACATATCACGGTCTAATGACTTTCCGTAAATATGGTTCAACAACAGATTGGACTGGCGGTAAATCACATCAACTTGGATTCACAGATAACAATAATTTATTCATTAGAAGTGGCACTTTGGCTGAGTGGGGTGCCTGGCATAAGATTGTTACAAGCAACAACTATAATGATTATGCGCCATCTAAAACTGGTACAGGTGCTAGTGGAACATGGGGAATTAGTATTAGTGGATCTGCTGCGTCAGCTGGAACTGCCACCTCGGCAGGCAGTGCTACTCTAGCAGCTAGTGCAACAAAACTAGCAACAGCTAGAACAATCAATGGTGTATCTTTTGATGGTACTGCAAATATTACAATTGCAGACAGTAATAAATTTGGCACTGGTGGTGGAACTCTTACTGGTAATATTACAATTGCTAACGCTAGCCCTACAATATTCTTAGATGATACCACCACCACCACTGGAGCTGGCGCAGCTGGAATAGAATTAGCTATTTCTGTTCAAGGTGAAAACTTTATCATTTATGAACCAGATGATGGTGATCGTGAATGGTTTAAGATAACAGATGAGAGTTTTACTGGCGATGCATCTGCATATGTATATGGTAAGAAAGTTCTAGATGATACAAACTATACTGGTTATGTTCCATCAAAGACAGGTACAGGTGCTTCTGGTACATGGGCTATTAATATTACTGGAGATGCTGCAAATGCTCCTAAATGGGGTGGATCAAGAAAGTTTGTACAAACTTCAGAACCATCAGGTGCTGTTAATGGTGATATCTGGTTTAAGGTATAACAATGCTACAATTAGCATATAGTGGTCAAGTTAGACAACTCACAGTTACTGCAGCATCTAGAATATACTATACTCTAGTTGGCGCAGGTGGCGGTGGTGGAGGTTCTGATTCTGCTGGAGGGACTCGTGGTACTTCTGGGGATAAACTTGGCGGGTTTGTAGACGTAAATGCAAACGAAACTTTATACGTTGCAGTCGGCGGTGGCGGTGGTGCTGGCGCAAGTGGTGGTTATGCTGCTGGTGGAGCAGGTGGTGCTTCATTAATTGGATTTACAGGCGGTAACGGTGGTAATGCTGGTCCATGGGGTAGTTCAGGTGGCGGTGGCGGTGGTGGCGCAGCCACGGTACTGTATAAAATAGTTAATGGCCAAAGACAAATAATTGCTGTAGCTTCTGGAGGAGCTGGTGGTGGAGGCGGCGGAAATCGCGTAGCTGGAGTATTTTCTGGAGACTCATATCTTGAATCTTCTACAGCTAGTATTCCATCTACATATCTAGATGCAGGAAGTAATGGAGCTTGGAATAGTATTGGTAATGACTACGGTGTTTGGGATTCCACATACTATCAATGGGCATGGGCTAATTTTACATGGGCATTTAATGCACCTTATACTGGAAATTACACAGTTAGATTAAGTGTTGATAATTATGGTGGTTTTTTTGTGAATGGTACCGCAGTTCTTTACACTCCACAAGATTCTCGCGCATCTAACTACAATTCTTATGTAGAAACAACATTTAGTATGAATGCTGGACTGAACATACTAAAATTATCTGGTGCAAATTCTGGTGGTCCAGCATTCCTTGGTGCATTAGTTTACAATAATTCAGGAACTTTAGTTTGGAGTTCTAAAAGCAATCCCAATATAAGCAGCGCTGGTGGTATGGGTGGTGACGGACAGCAACACAGATATGATGGTGGTGGCGCAGGTGGTGGCGGTGGTGGACACATTGGTGGGCGTGGCGGTTATGTTGCAGGTGATCTTAGATATGTCAATAACATATACGGTAGTGGATATTTTGGTTATGCAGACTGGGGCGCAATGTCTGGCTCTCGCGGAACTAGTATAAATTATGGAATAACAGTTGCAGCAGGTGCTGGTGGCGGATCAATGAATAATGATTATGGAACTTTTGGTGCAGCAAGTTCTAATGGCACTAGTGGTTATGCCGCATTTTCTTCTAAAACCACTTCACTTAGTACATATTCTGGTAATTGGAAAACTATTAATGATGTTTATATTAGACAAAACAACCAATGGATAGAACCTAAAAACGTTTACGTTAGACAAAACGACGAATGGGTTAATATGTACAGTAACAACGTACCCGCAGCAACAACAGCAAGCAGTGAACCATTTATAAGATCTTCTTGGAGAGAAGTTCAATTTATTGAGTATCCAGCACCAGCATATAACTATGATGCGTAAATCCCAACCTAAATAATTCTAGTATAATTTAAAGAACAAAAATGGCACAGTTAAATCTTAGAACAGCTCTTTCATTTGGTCTGACAAACACTCAGATAGACAACAACTTTACGTCGTTGCAAAGAGACACTACACTTGCAGTTTCTAATGCTGTGCCATGGGCTCCAAGTACAGCATACACATTAGGACAAATATTATATACTCATGAAAATGCGTATCCTGGAGGTGGCGCAGAAAGTCTTGGTTTCTTAAAAGTTGGCGTTAATTATGTTATAACATCTGCCTTTGCTCAAGCATTAACTAGTGTAGTTATAACTGGTACTGGCGGAACTTTTACATGTGCTTCTGCCTCACTTTCTGTTGGTCAAGCTATTAACATTAGAGGTTTTAATAATGGTACTGGTTCTATCACAGGATACTCCAATACTGAAATAAACGTTTATTACATCACTGCAACAAACGGAACTACCTCGTTTACTCTTTCTGCAACTGTTGGCGGTGCAGCAATTACTACTACTGCAGGAACTCCATCTGGGATCTCTGTTTTCAGAACATCTGCTACTACTACTGCTGGAGCACCAAGCAACTTTGATGGAACTGTATTTACAGCAACATCAGCAGGTTCTGGTATTGGTTCTGGTGTTGTCAAGCGTGTAACTAGATACTATCAGGTGACTACTGCAGGAACTACTAACACAACAGCACCAAATTGGATAGCACCTACAAGTTCTACTTCTGGCTCAGTTACCTTATTGGGTATAGATCTACCACCAGCTTACTCACCAGCCGATGTTTTAGAAAAGATTAAATTAGTTGATGGTGCTGGATCTGGTCTAGATGCTGATCTATTAGATGGTCAAAATGGTAGTTACTACTTAGATACCAGCGCAAGTTCACAAACAAAAACAGGTGACTTGACCATTAATGGAAACTTAACCGTCAATGGAACTACCACAACAATAAATTCTTCTACTGTTGCAGTAGATGATAAGAATATTGAACTAGGCTCAGTGACTGCAGTAACAGGGTTGGTTGCAACACTAGCAACTGGAACTGTACTTGTTACACTAACTACAGGAACAACTGCAGGATTAATCCCTGGGCAAGCATTAACTAAAACATCTGGCGCTGGTGCATTTGGTGCAAGCCCTGTAATTGCTAGTATTGAAAGTTTAACTCAATTCACTGCATCTGTTAATCATGCGACTTTAGGATCGATTACTTTTAATGTTGGTGGTGTCACTGACGCCACTGCCAACAATGGTGGTATTACACTTAAGGGTGCGACAGATAAGACATTTAGCTGGCTTAGTGCTTCTACTGCATGGACCTCATCAGAAGATCTAAATCTTGTTACTAGTAAAGTTTATAAGATTAATGGAACATCAGTTCTAAGTGCAACCACTCTTGGCTCTGGTGTTACTGGTTCTTCTCTAACTTCGGTTGGAACTATTGGAACAGGCACTTGGCAGGGCACAGTAGTTGGACCAACATACGGTGGCACTGGTGTTAACAACGGCACTAAGACTATCACTTTAGGTGGTAACTTCACGCACAGTGGTGCACATACACTAAGTCTAACTACTACTGGTAATACCGCAGTAACACTACCAACTACAGGTACTCTTGCTACATTAGATGGTAGTGAAACATTCTCTAATAAGGCATTTAGTACAGGGGTGGTGATAACTACGTCGGGCTACGGTGGAGCACCCTACGTACCTAATGTGTTTTCAGGTGAGATGGCAACATTGGACGTAAATGACAGTGGCATTAATGGTGCTAATATTAGATTAATTGGTAATGAAGCGGTAGGACCAGGACAGCCTGGTCCTAATAAAACTATAAGAGCGTACCTTAGTACACTGCAGGTTATGAACCATGCATATAATGCTGCTATTCTGCAATTAACAGATACTGGTGCTCTTACTGTTTCTGGAAACGTTACTGCATTCTCGGATGCTAGACTTAAGAGCAGCTTAAACGTTATCACTGATGCATTGGCCAAGGTAGAACAGCTAACTGGATATACCTATACTAGAACTGATAGTGGTGAGCGTCAGACTGGTGTCTTGGCTCAGGATGCTATTAAAGTTTTACCAGAAGTTGTAGATGCTACTGGTCCGTACATGTCTGTTGCTTATGGAAACTTTGCTGGATTGATCTTTGAAGCTATTAAAGAACTGCATGCAAAAGTTAAAGATCTTGAAAATAAAATAAAATAAATAGAAGGTAACATGGCAACGATTTCTAATCTCTATATTGATCAGGGCTCAGAATTTATATCTGTTTTAGACCTTGAAAATAATGATGGTACACCTATGAATCTCACGGGATTTAGTGCATATTCTCAATTTAGAAAAAGTTATGGATCTGCCACTGCGTTTACCTTTGAAACTTTGATACTCATACCAAACACTAGTGGTAAATTACAATTGAAACTTACTGGCGCAAATTCATCTTTGATAAGACCAGGAAGATACCTATACGATGTTGAAATCGTTTCATCGACTAACGTAAAAACACGAGTTGTTGAAGGTATATTAACTATTAACCCAGAAATCACGAAGATACCATGAAAGTAAAAGTTAATACAACAGGCACTAGCCAAGTTATTGGCATTGGTATACAAGGTCCAGCTGGACCAAATGCTACACTTGCAACGCTACCAGACATAAACGTAACTAATCTACAAAATGGTTCTGTATTAGTATATTCTACACTAACGCAAAAGTGGGTTTCTACAACAACACTTGAGTCCCAAACCATGGAAGGTGGATTCTTTTAACGGATCAACGGAGAAAAATAAATGGCATCAATAATTAGAATTAAAAGATCACCAAACACTGGCGCACCAAGTGGATTATCCAACGGTGAATTAGGATATACATACGGTACAGGTACAGTTAATAATGGAGGCGACAGACTATACATTGGACATGGAAACGAAACCAGTGGAATTGCTGCAAACATATCAGTTATTGGTGGTAAGTACTTTACTGATTTATTAGATCACACACCAGGCACTCTAACTGCTACCTCTGCTTTATTGGTAGATTCTAATAAGAAGATTGATGATTTATTAGTTGACGATCTACAACTTAATGGTAGTACACTAAGTACCACAAATACTAATGGTGATCTGGCAATCACTCCAAATGGTACTGGTAAGACTGTTATTACTAATTTGCACATTAACGATGCAAATACTAGCATTGCGGAATTTATTTATGACACAGTTGGTGGAGCAGTTACTGGTGGCACTGGTATCACTATCACTAACAATGATGGCACTAATACCTCTACAGTTTCTATAACTAATACTACAGTTACTGGTGCAGGAACTGCTGTTGGTTCTTCTACGGCTATTCCAGTTATTACCTTTAATGCACAAGGTCAATTAACTGCTGTAACAACAGCATCAATTACTACTACTCTTGGTATTGCTTCTGATTCTGGTACAGACTCTATTGCTCTTGCAACAGATACACTGTCATTCATTGGTGGTGAAGGTATTGATACTAGTATCAATGCAGGTACAAATACTATCACTATTGCAGCAGAAGATGCTACTACTACTAATAAAGGTGTTGCTTCGTTTGACACCAATAACTTTACAGTTACTAGTGGTGCAGTTTCTACTAAGACTATTACATTAGGTTCTTCAACACTAACCAATGGTTCCACTACCACTGCTATTGCTGGTATTACTGAATTAGCAGTTGATAATTTAAACTTTAATGGTAATACAATTACATCTACAGATAACAATGGTGATATTATTTTATCCCCAAATGGTACTGGTAGAGTTGATGTTGCTGGTTCTATTATTACTGGTATTGCTGAGCCTGTAAATGCATCTGATGCGGCAACAAAGAGTTATGTTGATACTGTTGCTGAAGGTTTACATATACATGAAGCTGCACATTGTGCAACTACTGATACTCTTGCTGTTCTTTCTGGTGGTACAGTAACATATGCTAATGGAACTGCAGGTGTTGGTGCTACTCTTACTCTTTCTGCTGGTATAGCAGCGATTGATGGACACACATTAACTGATGGTGATCGAATCCTTGTTAAAAATCAAGCAAATCAAGCACACAACGGTATGTATGTTCGCACTAGTGCGACAGTTCTTACTCGTTCTGATGACTTTAATGCTGCTGCCGAAATGGCTGGTGGTGACTTTACTTTCGTAGAAAATGGTACTCTTTACGGAAATACTGGTTGGGTACAAACAGAAGAAGTACTAACTGTTGGTGTAGATATTGTCATCTGGCAACAGTTCTCTGGTACTGGAACATTTACTGCTGGTGCTGGTTTAACCATTTCAGGAACAGAGTTTAATGTTAATGGTACAGCAGATCGTATTACTGTTGGTATTGATAGTGTAGATATTGCATCAACTTACGTTGGTCAAACATCAATCACAACTCTTGGTACTATTGCTACTGGTGTATGGCAGGGTACATTAGTTGGACCAACATATGGTGGTACTGGTGTTAATAACGGTAGTAAGACCATAACATTAGGTGGTAATTTCGCTCACATTGGTGCGCATAGTTTATCTCTAACTACTACTGCCACTACTTCAATAACATTACCAACTACAGGTACTCTTGCTACTTTAGATGGTACAGAGACCTTTACGAACAAAACTCTTACTTCTCCTACAGTTAATGGTGGAAGTATTAATAATGCTACAATTGGTGCCGCTACTGCATCTACTGGTGCATTTACTACACTAACTTCTAATGGTGCTACAACCTTTACGGCAGCTACTGCTTCTTCAAGTTCTACAACTGGTGCTGTTATTGTAACTGGTGGTGTTGGTGTCGGTGGAAGTATCTACGGCGCTGGCGCAGCTATATCAACATTGGACGGTTTCAACATTGATGGTGGCACATATTAAATTTATTATAAAAGTAGTATAAATATAGGGAGAGTCTATACTCTCCCTTTTCTTTCTCCTTTTTAGGACATTACATGCCAAATAAAATTATCCTTAAGAAGTCCTCTGTGGCTCTTAAAGTTCCAGTCGCAGGAGATTTGGAATATGGTGAGTTAGCATTAAACTATGTTGATGAGAAACTGTATTTTAAAAATACATCGAACGCAATCAAGTCGTTCAATGTAACACAAGCAAATCTAACAATCGGTACTGGCTTATCTGGATCTTTCTACAATGGAACTTCTGCAGTCACAGTTGCGATTAACTCATCTGTTGTCACACTCGATGGCACACAAACTCTAACAAACAAAACAATCGCTGCTGGTTCAAACACCATCAGCGGTTTAACTAACAGCAACCTTTCTGGTACTGCTGGAATAACCAACGCCAACTTAGCAAACAGTTCCGTTACTGTTGGTTCTACCGCTATCGCTCTTGGTGCAACCTCCACAACTCTTGCTGGTTTAACTTCTGTAACTTCAACTACGTTTGTTGGAGCATTAACAGGTAATGCAACAAATGTATCTGGAACAGTTGCTATCGCCAATGGTGGTACTGGTCAGACAACTCGACAGGCTGCTATAGATGCCCTTGCGGGTTCAGTTACTGCTGGTCAATATTTGCGTGGAGATGGAACAGACGTTGTTATGTCAGCGATTCAAGCTGCAGATGTACCAACGTTAAATCAAAATACATCAGGTACAGCAGCCAATGTATCTGGAACAGTTGCTATCGCCAATGGTGGTACTGGTGCGACTTCTGCAGCTGCTGCATTAACGAATTTAGGTGCTTATGCTGCAGCAAATCCTAGCGGTTATACATCTAACACTGGTACAGTTACATCAATTGCTACTAATAACGGTATTACTGGTGGTACAATCACAACCACTGGTACATTAGGTTTAACTGGTCAAGCATTAGCGTTGCATAATCTTGCCACGAATGGTATTATAGCTCGCACAGGCGCAGATACATTTGCTGGTAGAACTCTTACTGCCAGCACTGGAATTACTATTTCAAACGGTGATGGTGTAAGTGGAAACCCAACTATTACCAATAGTGCACCAGATCAAACAGTTGCTCTAACTGGTGCTGGTGCAACGTCAATTACTGGCACTTATCCAAACTTTACAATAACATCTGTTAACACAACATATTCTAAAGCAACTACTACTTCACTAGGATTAGTAGAATTAGGATCAGACACTGTTCAAACTGTTGCAGCTAACTCAGTTAGTGCAACAGCATCTCGCTCATATGCAGTTCAGCTTAATGCAGCTGATCAAATGGTTGTTAACGTACCTTGGGTTGATACCAATACTACGTATACAGATGGTGACGGTATAGCTCTTACAGGCACGGTGTTTAGTGTTGCTGCAGGCAGCGGTTTAGTACAAGAAGCATCTGGTCTTGCCCATGCTGATACGTCTTCACAGGCTTCTGTAGATAATGCAAACGGTAACGTTATACAGGATATCACTCTTGATACGTTTGGGCACATTACTGCAATTACGTCACTTGATCTTGACGGTAGATACTATACTGAGACAGAAGCAGATTCAAGATTCGTGAACACTGCTGGTGATACCATGACAGGGTTCTTAACCTTGCATGCAGACCCAACAAGTTCGCTACATGCTGTAACAAAACAATACGTAGATAGTATCGCCCAAGGTTTGCATGTACATGCACCAAGTCTTGTAGCCACTCCTGGAACGCTAACTTCTATTACTGGCGGAACAATAACATATGCCAATGGAACAAGTGGAGTTGGTGCAACTCTCACAGTATCAGGTGGAACATATGGTGTTATCGATGGCGTTAATATCGCAACAGTAGGAACTCGAATCCTTGTTCGTGCTGAAGCCAATACTGCGCACAATGGTATTTACACTTACACAAGCAGCACTGTATTAACAAGAGCTGAAGATTTCAATACATCTGCCGAAATGGGCGGCGGTGATTTTACATTCGTTCAACAAGGTACACTGTATAACGACACTGGTTGGGTTCTGCCTGACCCTGTTACTACGGTTGGCACAACTGGAGTAGTATTCTCCCAATTCTCTGGTGCTGGAACATACACTGCTGGTTCTGGATTAACTTTAAACGGTACACAGTTTAGTCATACTGATACTTCGAGTGCTGCAACTTTAACAGCTTCTGGAAGAACTTATGTAACTGGTTTAACATTCGATACATTCGGTCACGTCACTGCATATACTACTGGTACTGAAACCGTAGTTGACACAAACACTACATATAGTGCCGCAACTTCTACAACTCTTGGTCTAGTAGAATTGTTTAGTGACACAGCTCAAACAGTTGCAGCTAACGCAGTATCAGCAACAGCTTCTAGAACATATGGGCTTCAACTAAATGCGGCTAGCCAAGGTGTAATAAATGTACCTTGGACTGATACTGTTTATACTTTACCAACAGCTACGTCAACTGCTTTAGGTGGAGTAGAACTATTCAGCGATACAGTGCAGACCGTTGCTGCCAATGCGGTCTCAGCAACAGCTTCTAGAACATATGGCGTTCAGTTCAATTCTGCAAATCAGATGGTTGTTAACGTACCTTGGACTGATACCGACACCGACACGAACACGGTTACTCGTTTAAGAGGAACTGCATCAGGCACTTATAACTCAGGTGATCTTACTTTACTTGCTGGTTCAAACGTAACAATAACTCAAAGTGGTACTGACTACACAATTGCAGCATCTCAACCTACGGTTGGTGATGGTACTCTTTCTGTTACCACTAAGACTGCTGGCGCAACTAATACTGACGTCACTCTTGAATTGAGTGGTGCGTATAGTGCAAACACTTCTACCAATAGAACTATTAAAGCAGTTGTAGGTCCAGCACTTACAAACCTTGCCACACTAATGGCTACTGCTGGTGCGGGATTCATTAGACGAACAGCAACGGCAGACACTTATTCTATTGATACTAGCACATATTTAACTGGTACTAAAGTAGATTCTATTTCAGCTACGTCACCAATAGTGGCAAGTGCATCTACTGGTGCAGTGACGTTGAGCCACGCTACATCTGGTGTAACAGCTGGAACTTACAATAACGTCACAGTTAATGCTACAGGTCACGTAACTAGTGGATCAAATGTAAGTTATCTAACTTCGTATTCTGAAACAGACACGCTGTCAAGTGTAACTGGTCGTGGTGCTACTACTAGTACATATTCAACATTCTCTGGTGGATTATCTGTTGGTACAGCCAGTACACGAGATAAATTAAGAGTTTGGGATAGCAATTTATATTCAATTGGCATGCAGGCAGATGTTCAATATGGTGGTCTTAGCGATTATGCTATGACTTTCCAGTTTAACGATGAAGACGATCGTGGCTTTTGGTGGGGCGATTCTAATCACAACACATCCCAAGGCGCAATGGCGCTTACTACAAATGGTTACTTAACTGTTGCTAGACGCATTCGTGTTGGTGGTGGAGAAACAGATACATCAATTCCACAATTACCATTTGAAGTTGTTGGTACCAGTGGTCAGCTGTTCTCTGTAACAGATTCAATGACTGGTACTATCTTTAGTGCCAACGATGTTTCGGGTATACCTAGCATTGAAGTTCTTGACACAGGTCTTGTTAAAATCGCTCAGTATTCTGGTAACTTAGTATTGGGTAGTGGAATAGATAATGGCACTGATAAGCTACAGGTTAACGGTTCAATCTTAGGTACTTCTATTAAAGGTAGTACTCTTGTTTCTACTGTTGCAACTGGAACTGCTCCGTTAACGGTATCATCAATAACTGTAGTTCCAAACCTTAACGCAGACTTGTGGGACGGTTATCAATTTGCTAGTTATTTAAATCAAGCAGTTAGAACTAGCGATAGTCCGTCATTTAACCAAGTATATGCTAATAATTGGTTTAGAAACAATGCCAATAATACTGGCTTATACAATGAAAACACAACACAACATTGGTCTTCTCAAACTAATGGTTATTGGGATGCGTCTAGCACAACTACCTTTAGTGGCATAAGACTTTATACTGGAAGCCATCTAGGCGCTTTGCGTGGATATGTATATGCTAATACTAGTAATGAAATTGGCTTTTTAGATCAAGCTGGTAATTGGACTTTACGTATGGCAGCTGGTGTTGCTTATGCAACTACGTTTAGTGGCGCATTATCAGGCACAGCAAGTACTGTTACTTCTAGAACATTAACAATTGGTAATACTGGAAAGGCAGTTGACCACAGCGCTGATGTCTCTTGGACACTAGCTGAGATTGGTGCCTATGCTGCAACAAACCCTAGTGGTTACACAACCAACACAGGTACTGTAACTAGCGTAGGTGGCACAGGAACAGTTAGCGGTTTAACACTAACTGGTACGGTCACTGGATCAGGCAACCTTACCTTAGGTGGCACACTCACTCTGACATCTGGTCAAGTAACAACTGCTCTTGGATTTACACCAGCTGCATCTACTGGTACAGATGCCACTGGTGATGCTGGTGCTATTTCTTTTAGAGGCGGTAATAGTTCTTCTAGCGGCTTTGGCGGTGCTGTAACAGTTACTGGAGGAACTTCAGCTTCTACAACAGCTGGCAAGAATGGTGGTGCTGTAACAATCTCTGGTGGTAATAATACTTCTGCATCAGGTGGTTTTGGTGCTAGTTTGTCACTACCAGGAGGCACTGCTGCTTTTGGTGATGGTGGTCAAGCTAGACTTTATAGTGGCGATTCAAAGGGCACTAACATAGCTGGTGCCGATTTAATGCTTTTTGCTGGTCGAGGTACTGGCACTGGTGTTGGCGGCACAATGAGATTCTATACATCTGGTGTAACAACCTCAGGGGCTGGATTACAGACGCACACATCTAGGCTTGAAATAGATAGTCTTGGTCAAGTATTTGCTCGTGCAAACATCACATCCACCAGCACCACAACAGGAACTTTAAGAGTAACTGGTGGTGTTGGTGTCAGCGGCACAGTATTTGCTGCTGGTTTTAATGGACCACTAACAGGCAACGTAACAGGCAACGTAAGTGGATCTTCTGCTACCGCTGGTACCGCCACCAACGCCACCACCGCCAGCACCGCCGTCAACGCAATCAACGTAGGGTTAACAGACAATACTACAAGCACTTCAACGCATTATATTTCGATGCATGATGCTACTTCTGGTAATGATGGTACTATAATATCTACTACAAAAATATCATTCCAACCAAGCACAGGTAACCTCACTGCTGCGGGTAACGTCACAGCTTTCTCAGACGAAAGATTAAAAACTGATTGGAATACATTACCAGAAACTTTTGTTGAAGATTTAGCTAACGTTAAATCTGGTACTTATACTCGTATAGATACTAATGTTCGACAAGCTGGTGCGAGTGCGCAAGATTGGCAAAAACTACTTCCAGAAGTTGTTGTCACTAGCGATAACGCTGACGGTACTCTAGCTTTAGCTTATGGTAATGCTGCTTTAGTTTCTGCCATTGAATTGGCTAAGAGAGTAGTGAGTCAAGATGCTAAGATCGCTTCATTGGAAGAACGCATAGCAAACCTTGAGAGTGTTTTAAATAAATTATTGGAGAAATGATGGCAGTTAATTATAGTCCTGGAATTGTTACTAATGGACTTACGGTATTATTAGATTCGATGAATTCTAAAAGTTATCCAGGAACTGGAAATACTTGGTTTGATATAAGCGGAAATAATAATCATGGTACTATGAGCAATTTTACAGGTCCTTCAGCAGGATCTGTAAGTGGATATGACACAAACACAAAATGGATGATGTTTGATAGACATTTAGGAGGATCTGATGGAGCATCAAACAATGTTGTTAATATAGCAAACAGTGCTACTTTAAAAGATTGTTTATGTCAAAACGGTATGACTATGTCAATGTGGTTAAGAATAAGCAGCGCTGTGTGTACTGCAATGACAAAATGGGATGGTTCTTGGGAAATTTATTACTGTTCTCCATTAGTGTTTAGGACACAAGGAACAGGCGGTAGTGATGGTACGTCTTCATATAGTAGTACATCATACGTAAATGCTTGGTCTAATATAGTCGCTACGCACAATGGAGACACTAGAAAATTATACTTTAATGGTGTTGAAATATTGAGTGACAATAATTTTATTGCAGGACAAAATACAACCAATGGAGTTAGTGTAGGAGGATATTCTAATGGCAATTACGCCTTTGTTGGAGCTATGCCGTGCTATAGTTTATATAATAGAGTCTTATCAAGTTCTGAGATCTTACAAAATTTTAATGCAGTGCGTGGAAGATTTAGTATATGACAGGTCCTAAGGAACTTTGGTAATGAGTTTAATTCATTCACCCTCAGTAGTCACTAATGGTCTAGTGCTATACACAGACATGTCCAATACACAGAAGTCTTGGAAAGGTCAACCTACCACGAATTACGTCGCAAACGCAGACACGATGGCTGGTTGGAATAACTATTCTAATACTGCTAATGGAACACCAGCACAATTCGTAACTCAGTTTGGTACTACTGGTTATCGTATGGATAATGTGGGATCTTGGAACGGAGTGTACAAATCAGTTACGGTTCCATCTACTGGCACTTATACATTCTCTGCATGGATTAAATGGATTGGTGGTTCTAGTAATGTAACTGGTGGTGCTGTTTATATCTCAGGATGGGGTGGAGGAGATAGTGCAAGTGCTACTAATAGAACACTACCTGGACAATGGCAGCGCATTAGTATTACTCTAAATTGCACTACAACGTCAATGACATTTTATTTAATATGTTGGGGTGGTACAAATAATGCTGATAATTCTAGTTGGGAAGTTACAATGCCACAAATTGAAGCAAGTAGTTATGTAACTCCATTCGTCAATGGATCTAGAAGTAACACCCAAGCAATCAGAGACCTCACGAACAACAACACAATCACAGCAACCAGTTTAACATACGCAATTGATGGTACGTTTAGTTTTAATGGTAGTTCTAATTATCTCTCTATACCAAACACTACATTAGGGAATGGAAACGTTGAATGGACAGTTAGTTGTTGGATGAAAACTACAACTACCACAAATGATTTAGGTGGTGGTTCAATACTTTCAAATATTAGTGGTGGTCCAGTTTACTCGATGTTAGGTGTTAATAGTGGAAAAATTGTTTATTGGACTTATCAAGGTGGATGGGTCCAAAAACTTGGAGTAAGAACAGTAAATGATAACAATTGGCACATGTTAACTTGGGTGAATTACAGTAACAACACCATGGACATGTATGTTGATGGTATACTGGACGTCAATGTTGCAAACTCAACTTCTGGCAATAATAATCCTGTTGATGTTATTGGTAGATCATGGGCAGGATATTTTCCTGGTTCTATTGCAACAGTGTCGAGATATACTAGATCTCTATCAGCAGCAGAAGTCCAGCAAAACTTTCAAGCATTAAGAGGAAGGTACGGAATATAATATGGCACATTACGCAAAAATAGAAAATAACATAGTCACAAATGTGATTGTAGCAGAACAAGATTTTATCGAATCTGGTGCAGCTGGAGACCCAACAACGTGGGTGCAAACTTCTTATAACTCAACCATTCGTGAAAATTACGCTGGTATTGGATATGTGTATTTTCCAGATCTTGATATGTTTGTACCACCAAAAACTTTTGAGTCATGGATCTTAGATGAAGTCAATGGTAAATGGGATGCACCTACACAAAAACCAGATGGTGATAAAAATTACATTTGGAACGAGGAATCTCTATCTTGGATTGAATCTGCATCAGTGCTTCCTTCTGGTGAGGACTCGATATCTGTGATTCAATCTTCATCAGTTCTTCCTTCTGGAGAATAACAATGGGTGTTTCATCAGGACCAAGCAGTGTTAATAGTGCTCTCTATAACTATCATGTTTGCACTACTTCTGGCACATTCGTTCCTAACTTTAATGGTAACGTTGATTATCTTGTAGTCGCTGGAGGCGGTGGTGGTGGTATGGATATGGGTGGAGGAGGAGGAGGCGGTGGTGTTTTATCTGGAGTACTAGCTGTTACTGCAGGAGCATCATATACAGTATTGGTAGGCGCAGGAGGAAATGGTGCACCTGAAGGTGGTACTCAGGGGCAAGCTGACGCACATCAATTTGGTGTGAATGCTACTCAAGGTGGAAATTCTGTATTTGGATCCATAACTGCCACAGGTGGTGGTTTTGGAGGTAGTAGTTATTATGGTTATACTCTAACTGGCGTTGGTGGTAATGGTGGTAGTGGAGGAGGTGCAACAGGATATACTGCAGGCGCCACAGTTTCTGGTGGAACTGGTATTTCAGGACAGGGTAACCGTGGTGGAAATAGCGGAGGTGGATCATATTACTCTGGTGGTGGCGGTGGTGCTGGAGGAGCTGGTGGTGATGGACCTAATGAACCAAACGGTGGTGCTGGTGTATTAAATAGTATACTGGGCGTGAACTACTATTGGGGTGGAGGCGGTGGTGGATCTGGTTATTCAGATCGAGGTGGAGATGGCGGAATCGGTGGTGGAGGTGGTGGTGCAATAGGGTATCAACCAGGCGGTGGATCTGCTCTTAACTCTGGTGAACCAGGTGGCGGTGGGCTACCAGGTACATGGGCTCAATGCGAAGGTGGTCATGGTGGTGCTAACACTGGTGGTGGTGGAGGCGGTGGTTCTCACTACATGAGAAATAATCGTGGTGGTAATGGTGGTTCAGGGCTTGTTGTTATTCGTTACTTAAAAACACAAGGGTTGTCTACATTTAACAATACTGGTGTAACACCGTTAAGTTCTCTAATTCTTTCAATAGACGCTGGTAACCCAAAGTCTAGTTCGGTTGAGGTTTTAGTAGTCGCTGGTGGCGCTGGGGGTGGTATGGACATGGGTGGTGGCGGTGGTGCAGGAGGAGTAATCTATAAGAAGAATTATTCTGCTCCAATCAATGTGCCTATTGTAGTTACAGTTGGTGCTGGAGGTGCTGGATCACTTGGACCATATGGTGGTGGTCAGGCAGCTGGATCATCTGGTGCTGATAGTATTTTTGGCAATCTTAGAGCAGTTGGTGGTGGAGGCGGTGGTAGTGGACATTATTTTACAGTATTAGGTGGTCAAGGTCAATCAGGTGGATCTGGTGGTGGAGATGCTACACAACATGGATATGGAAGACGAGGCGGTGGTGGATCTGGTATAGCTGGTCAAGGTTATAAAGGTGGTGGTCAAAGTTGGTTTGGTCAATATTCAGCTGGAGGCGGTGGCGGTGCTGGTCAACGAGGTGGAGGCGGTAGCGATAGCTATGGTGGTAAGGGTGGTCAAGGTTTCTTATCTGATATAAACGGTACATCTCTTTACTGGGGTGGAGGCGGTGGCGGTGGTGGTCACACTATTAGAGGTGGTGATGGAGGCTTGGGTGGTGGCGGTGGTGGTTCTGCATATGGCGGTTACACGCCTGGATCTGGTGGAGGAAGTGCACTCAATGCTGGTGCCAATGGAGTTGGTCAAAATAACGGGACTGGTGGTAATGCTGGCGCAAACACTGGCGGTGGAGGTGGTGGCGGATCGCATTGGGATAGTGATGGAGGAAATGGAGGATCTGGTATCGTTATAGTTAGATACTACGGTTCACAAAGAGCAACTGGTGGAACTATAACATCTTCTGGTGGATATACAATTCATACGTTTACTAGCTCTGGAACTTTCACACCAACAGGGTTTTTAAATTGGGGCGACACTGCTAGCAATGATATAACTGGTATACCGTTTGGGGCAGTATATAATTCAAGTGATAGTGGATCTTTTTCTTTTGATAATGTAGATGATTATATTGATGTTATACCTTTTAATGCAACAACAATCACTAATTGTACTATTGAAGCATGGGTCTTTGACTCAAGTTCTGATACTAACTATAGATCGATAGTACAAAATAATGTGGCTGGAGATGATGCATTATATGTTAATCCATCTAATTATCTTCAATGGTGGCCATCGACACAATCGACATTAACTGTTCCACGCAATCAGTGGGTTTATGTTGCAGCATCTCATACATATGGATCAGGAATATTATATCAAGTTAACGGAGATCAACAATTTATTGGTGGCACATTTGAAGATCCAACAGATTGGGATTTTATGAGAATTGGTGGACATAGTTCTGGTGACGGTGAACGATGGGGTGGAAGAATATCTGTAGTACGAGTACACAATCAAGCACTTAGTGCAAGTGATCTTACAAGAAACTTTCAATCATTAAGAAGTCGATATGGCATATAATAGAAACTATAAATATAACAAAGAATCTACCTAAGGTAAATAATGCCAGTTACCACTAAAGAACAACTAAAAGAATATTGCCTGCGTGCATTGGGTGCACCTGTGCTTGAAATTAACGTAGATGACGAACAACTAGAAGATCGCATCGAAGAAGCATTAGAATATTGGAGACAATATCACCCAGATGGTGTTGAGAAAGTTTATTTAAAACACCAAGTTACTGCGCAAAATATAACAAATAAGTACATAGAATTCCCAGATCTAGTGTATGGTATCATTCGTGTGATTCCATACAATCAAGGATCCTCATCTAAGAATCTATTTGATCTGCAATATCAACTTAGACTAAACGACTTATATGATCTAACATCAACTTCACTAATCTATTACAAAACTGTAATGAGTCACTTGGCTCTACTAGATTTAGAGTTGAACGGGGCGACTATGTTTAGATTCAACCGTAGACAGAATAGGTTATACTTAGATATCAACTGGGAAAGTGATATCATTGTAAATGAATTCGTAGTAGTAGAAGCATATCGTGCTCTTGATCCAGCTGAATATAGCAAAGTTTGGAATGAATCCTGGCTAAAGCACTATGTGACAGCACTATTTAAAAAGCAGTGGGCTGTAAACCTTAAAAAGTTTCAAGGTCTACAGTTGCCAGGTGGTGTTACACTGGATGGTAATGGTTTGTATGACGAAGCCACTAAAGAAATTGATGACTTAGAGAATGACTTAATGACTAAGTCTGCACCTTTGGATTTCTTCCTAGGATAATATGGCAAGAAATGTCTACTTCTCTCATGGAACTAAAAACGAACAGTTCCTTATAGAGGATATTATCGTTGAATCACTTGCCATTTATGGGCAAGACTTTTACTACATTCCAAGAACACTTGTTTCTAAAGATAACATTCTTGGAGAAGATCGCTTAAGTGAATTTAAGACAGCGTATCCAATTGAAATGTATTTAGAAAATTCTGATGGATTCGAGGGTCAAGGTGCATTTATGCAAAAGTTCGGCTTAATGGTTGAACAGACAGCAACACTAACAATGGCTAGACGTCGTTGGGAACAGTTAGTTGGACGTTGGGGTCAAACGATTTTACCAAACCGTCCATGCGAAGGGGACTTGCTATACTTTCCACTCTCAAAAGGATTGTTTGAGATTAAGTTTGTTCAGCATCAAGATCCATTCTATCAGCTAGGCAAGCTGTATGTATATAAGTTGCAAGTTGAATTGTTCCAATACTCTTCAGAACGTATCGATACTGGCGTAGAAGAAATTGATGCGTTTGAGACTTTGAAGACTTTTACAACAGATACTACACGATCTCAATATGGTGAAGTTCTTTCTATAAATGTAACATCTCGTGGAAGTGATTATACAACAACTCCAACAGTTACAATTTCTGGAGGTGGTGGAACAGGTGCTACTGCACAGGCAGTTCTTGGAACTGGCGTCAATGCAAATAAGGTAGTTTCTGTTGTTGTAACAAATGGCGGTGCTGGTTATGAAACTTTACCAACTGTTACTATTGCAGGTAATGCAAAAGCAGTTGCAGTTGTAGGTACTATTATTGATAACGTAGACTCGTTTGGTGATAATAACTCATTCAAGCAAGAAGGCTCTAACTATATTTTGAATGAGTCAAACCCATTTGGTGATGTTTCAAATTATATCATGCCGAGTGTCACACCAGCCCCAGTATACTTAACAACTGCAGATTCAATAGCATATACTGCAGATCGATCAATAACAGCAGATGCAGGATAAGGATAAAAAATGCCTAAACAAGTAATAGGAATTGGTTTAGCAGTTAATGATGGAACTGGTGATCCACTAAGAACAGCGTTTACTAAGACTAATGCAAACTTTACAGAGTTGTATGATTCTGTTGCAACGAAACAAGCTGCGGATGCCGACTTAACTGCAATCGCTGCACTAGCTGGTACTACTGGTTTCCTAAAGAAATCAGCAGCAAATACATGGGCACTTGATACTAGCACTTATTTGACTGGTATAACTTCAGGTAATGTCACTACTGCATTAGGATTCACTCCATATAATGCAACTAACCCAAGTGGTTATATAAGTCTGTCATCATTAAAAACTGTTGTTGCTGCTTCAACCGATTTTGCTAATTTTAAAACTAGAATTGCTGCTCTATAATGCTAAACAATAACGTATTCTATCACGGAATAATTCGAAAAACTATTGTAGTTTTCGGATCTCTATTCAGTTCGATTTATATTGATCGAAAAGAAGGCGACTCTGTGGCAGGAACTACTGTTCAGCGATTACAAGTGCCGCTGGCTTATGCTCCCAAAGAAAAGTGGCTGATTCGTTTAGAACAAGATCCAGATCTATCTGGTAATGTGTATGCATCTTTACCAAGAATGTCCTTTGAAATTCTTGGCTATACATATGACGCATCCCGCAAAACAAACAGAATGCAAAAGATAGTTTGTGGTAATGGCGTAGACAGTATGAATTTTGTATATTCTCCATCACCATATAATATTGAAATATCCTTGTATATTCTAACAAAGACTCAAGAAGATGGCTTACAAATCATCGAGCAAATACTTCCAACCTTTACTCCAGAATACACTCTTTCTGTAAAAGTGTTACCTGAAATGAACATCATTCAAGATGTTCCTGTTATATTAAATTCAGTTAGTGTTCAAGATGATTATGATGGTGATTTTCAAACTCGTAGATTCGTTACACATACTTTGAACTTTACACTGAAGACTAATCTGTATGGTGCTGTTGAAAATAATAAAGTTATTGCAGAAGCAGGAGTCAATTTGTCAGAAAATCCAGATGGGTCTTCGCCTTATAAAACATATAATGCAACTGGTAACTCTAGCACATCTACAGTTACGAATGAAAGCTGGATTGATAATTTCTAATGGCTGAAACTGGCTATAACGCTAATCCCAATTTAAAACCCATCGGTGTATCGATACAGTTCGATGAGGAACAGGTACAAGAATACTATAAGTGTTCTCAAGATCCTGTATATTTTATTGATAACTACTGCTACATCGTAACGATTGACCACGGTCTTCAACCATTCAAGCTATACGACTGTCAGAAAGAAAAGGTTGAGTTTATACACTCCAACCGTAAGACTATTCTTATGGAGGGTCGTCAGCAAGGCAAAACTACTACATCTGCTGCATATATTCTTTGGTATACGATCTTTAATGAATCAAAGAACGTAGCGATTCTGGCAAACAAAGCATCAACTTCTCGTGAAATTCTTTCACGTTACCAGCTTATGTATGAGAATCTACCAATCTGGATGCAGCAAGGTATCAAGACATGGAACAAAGGTGACATTGAACTAGAAAATGGATCTAAAGTATTTACTGCTGCTACAACTGCAGCTGGTATTCGTTCTAAGTCTGTTAACTTACTATACATCGACGAAGCTGCGATCATTCCAAACACAGTGGCTGAGCAATTCTTTACATCTGTTTACCCTACTATTTCTGCGGGTACTACTTCTAAGATTCTTATCACTTCTACTCCACTTGGTTATAACCACTTTTGGAAGTTCTGGAACGATGCTGAGAATGGTCGAAATGACTTTAAGTCTATGTTTATTCCCTATTGGAAAATTCCTGGGCGTGACGAAAAGTGGGCACTTGAACAGAAACGTCAGCTTGGTGATCTCAAGTATAATCAAGAGGTTCTATGTAAGTTCCTTGGTTCTGCACTAACTCTAATTAACGCAGACGTTATTGCACGACTGTCTTACAATAACGCAATCTTTAGTAATGAAGGTTTGGACGTTTATAAGAAACCAACCAGAGATCATACATATGTGATTGTGGCAGACGTAGCAAAGGGTGTAGGTGGCGACTATTCAGCATTCTGTGTAGTTGATATTACTGCAGCACCCTATGAAGTTATAGCTAAATATAGAAACAATAACATCAGTCCATTGTTGTACCCTAACGTAATCTACAAAGTTGCAAAAGAATATAACAACGCTTATGTTTTACTAGAAACCAATATATCTGAACAAGTGGCACACATCCTCTATCAAGAATTAGAGTATGAAAACATGCTGTTTGTTTCTAGAGCAGGTGGATCCCAGCATGTATCTGGTGGATTCGCTGGCTCTACTTTACAATATGGAGTTGTGACTGACAAAAAGGTTAAACGAGTTGGATGTCATAACTTTAAGTCTCTTGTAGAAGAGAATAAACTACTTATTATGGATGCTGATATCATCTCTGAGATATCGACATTTATCGAGACGAAGAATAGCTACGAAGCGGATGACGGATACCACGATGACTTAGTCATGTGTTTAGTTTTATTCAGCTGGTTAACTTCGAATGCGTATTTTAAAGACCTAAATAATATTAATCTAAGGCAATTAATGTACGATGAGAAAATTAAAGCTATAGAAGAACAGTTGACGCCGTTTGGATTTTATAACGACGGCAATGATACAGAAACTCTCTACAATTTTTAAAATCTGAAAATAGATAAATAAGTTGTAGGCTGGCGCCTAAAAGCGCATAATGATAAAACAAGGCAAGGAGAAAATACATGGCTAATTTATTAAGTCCAGGCGTGCAAGTAATAGAGAAGGATCTAACTCAGATCGTTCCTAAAGTTTCTACTTCACGTGGAGCATACTCTGGAAGATTTAACTGGGGACCAGTACTGGATCCACAGTTGGTGTCTAATGAACCTGAGTTGGTAACCGTATTCGGTAAACCAAACAATGACACATACGAGTCTTTCTTTACCGCAGCAAACTTTCTGCAATACTCTAATAGTATGTACGTTAACCGTGCAGACTCTGCTAACCTAAAGAATGCAGTTGCAAAACCATCATCTAGTGTTGAGAGTATCACTCTTGTAACTGCTGGTGCTGGTTATACTAGCAATCCAACAGTACAGATAAGCGCACCAGATACATTTGACGGACAACAAGCAATTGCAGTTGCAGTGCGTCAAGGTGCTGGCGTTCTGGTCGAAGCCGCTGGCGGTTCAAACTATTTACCAGTCAGCTTAATCACTGCTGCTGGTACTGGTTTCACTGTTGGTATGAAGGTTTTGTTCAGCGCACCACAGCAAACCATAGACGTTACTGATGATAACGGTGTTGTTACACAACAAGTAATTACAGCTCTAGGTGAAGTTGCAGAACTTACCGTTGGTACTGGTATTGCAAAAATTAAAATTACCAACATTGGTGCTGGTTATACAGCTCCAGCTACTGTAATTGGTATTACCAATCCAGACGGATCTACTGTTAATATTAACACATTCACGCACGACCCAATTCCAGTTGGAACATCTGTTCTAAAATCAATCAACGTAACTGTTGAAGGTTCTGGTTACACTAGCGTTCCAACTGTTACTATTACTGGTGGCGGTGGTTCTACGCAAGCAACAGGTACAGCTGTTATTTTACCAGTTGGTATTAAGATTCGTAACAAGAATCACTATGAGCAAACCTATATTGACGGACAAGGTAACTTTGGTCCAGTAGCGGCAAAGTATGCAGGTTCATTGGGTAACTCATTGCTGTTTGCAATGGCAGATAGTGCCACTTATGACACTACTGTTGATGGTCGTTTCTTTGCAAGAACTCGTGTTGAGCGTTTTGAATCTAATACAGAAATCTCTAGAGTACGTAGAGTGATCACAGCGGCATTCCCTGGTTCTTCAGCAACATCTACGTTCACTGCAGCTTCTTCTACCTTTGTTGGTAAAGTTGTAAGAACTTCTGCTTCTAACACAAGAGAATCTGGTGCCGCTGGTGGTAATCAATCTTATGCTAACATTGAGTTAGGATTAGTTCGTTCAGTAGAAGCTGGTACTTTTATTAAAGTTACATTAGCTAAAGTTAATCCATACTTAAAGGGTGTTCCAAACACTCCATTCGTTACTCCTGTACTGGCAAATGCAAACGTTGTGTTGAACCGTACTGGTTTGGCTGCAACTGTAATCGGAACCTTTGATGGTTATGCTAAAGTTTGGGACACTAGAGTTGATGATTTTGTCATTGACACTCAAAGTTTCTATATCAAACTTAACACAGCAGGTGCTGCATTAACTCTATCTACAACTGGTACTGATGCGTTAAGTATCACACAAATTGCTAATGGAATCGTTACTGCAAACCAGTTGGTTGCAGGTTATAGCTACACTATCAACGTTGCTGGAACTACAAACTTTACACTAGCTGGTGCTGCAAACAACAACCCAGGAACTACATTCACTGCTACAAAAGCATTGACTGGTAGCGGTTCTGTGCGTACTGTTGCTAACGTTGGTGCTATTCGCCGTGTTGAAAAGACTGAAGTTTTAAACATGGTTGGAAACAACAAAGCAGAAGCACTTAACGCTGTTTGCGATCGTGAGTGGAGATACAGTAAAGAATTTACTCGTGCTCCAGGTACGTCTGCCTTTGCAGCTAACGTTGGTGGACAAAACGATGAAGTCCATATGCTGTTGATTGATACTAGTGGTTTAATTACTGGTGCTGCTGGTACTGTTATCCAGAAATGGGAAGGTGCTTCTAAAGCAGCAGATGCTAAGTCAAGTAATGGAACTTCTTCATACTATAAGAATCTGATCAATAATTCTGGTTGGATCTGGTGGTTAGATGCTCCAGACACTGCAGACATTCTTGGTCGTGCAAACTGGGGTTCTGTTGCTAAGAACAACAACTTTGATGCGCTGGCAAATAACCCAGACGTAACATTAGCTGGTGGTGATGATGGTGATGCTTTAACTGAAGCAAACATCATGGACGCATACGAAATGTTTAGCGATGCATCTGCATTCGACATCTCATTGATGCCTACAGGTAATGTTTCTGCTAATACTGCAGCATGGATCATCGAGAACGTAGCTGCTCTTCGTAAGGACGTAGTTGCATTCGTTTCTGCTCCTCTGCTAATCGGAACTGCTTCTGATATTGCTACTGAGATGGTTCAATACCGTGACTCTATTGACGTTGGTGATGCACTTGCTTCTTACGGTGTAATGGATTCTGGTTGGAAATATCAGTACGATCGTTACAACGATGTGTTCCGTTGGATCCCATTGAACGGTGACGTTGCTGGTCTATGTGCTTATACAGATAATGTATCTGATGCATGGTTCTCTCCAGGCGGTTTCAATCGTGGTCAAATCAAGAATGTAACTAAGTTGGCATTTAACCCTACACAAGCACAACGTGACTTGCTGTACGTTGGTGGTATCAACCCAGTCGTTACATTCCCAGGTGAAGGAACTATCCTTTACGGTGACAAGACAATGCAGAAGAAATCCTCTGCGTTCGATCGTATCAACGTTCGTCGCTTGTTTATCGTTCTTGAGAAAGCTGTTGCCAACGCTGCTAAGTATCAGTTGTTTGAATTCAACGATGACTTTACTCGTGCACAATTCAAGAACCTAGTTGAGCCATTCCTGCGTGATGTTCAAGGTCGTCGTGGTATTGTGGACTTCCGTGTTAAGTGTGACACTACAAACAACACACCTGCAGTAATTGATGCAAACGAGTTTATCGCTGATATCTATATCAAGCCAAACCGTTCTATCAATTACATCACTTTGAACTTTATTGCTACTAAGACTGGCGTAAGTTTTGAGACTGTTGGGCTATAAAACAGGAGGGGGTTAATTCCCCCTCTTTTAATAGCAATAAATATACTCAAGGAGATAAATTAAATGGCAAACATTTCTGAATTCAAATCAATGATGATTGGTGGTGGTGCTCGCGCCAACCAATTCAGAGTTGAACTAGGGTTCCCAGCATTCGTTAATACTGGTGCTATCGTTGGAACAAAGGCTATGTTTTTATGTAAGGCTGCTCAATTGCCAGCTGCAACTATTGAAAACATCGCTGTACAATATCGTGGTCGTCCAGTAAATTTTGCTGGTGAGCGTACATTCGCTCCATGGACAATTACTGTTTATAACGACACTGATTTTGCAATCCGCAATGCTATGGAAACATGGTCTAACGGTATCCAAAACGTCAGCGGTACAAACGGTATTGTTAACCCTAACGACTATCAAGCACAAATGAACGTACACCAGTTGGATCGTTCTGGCGCTGTTATCAAGTCTTATAGCTTTATCGATGCATATCCAACAGAAGTTGGTACTATCGAACTTGACTATGAGAATGGTAATGCGATTGAAACATTCACTGTTACATTCACATACAACTACTGGGTCACTTCTGCTGCTAGTGCCTCTAACCAAGTTGGTATTAACATTGGAACTCCAATCGGTAATATTCCAATTCTTTAATAATTGAAGGTTTATAATGCAAATTTTTGGATTTGAGATCCAGCGTAAAAAGAAGAACGACTCAGAGATAGGTAATGTAGTAACACCTACCTCTGATGACGGCACGGCTATCTTCACGAGTTCATCATCATCCTATTATGGGATGGTGATGGATATCGAAGGTATCATTAAGAACGAAAACGATCTTATTCGCAGATATCGTGAAGTAGCACAATACGCTGATTGTGACGCAGCAATTGAAGACATCGTCAATGAGTCAATAACATCTGACGATGATCAACCTATACAAATTAACCTTGACGATCTTAAAGTATCAGATCCTATCAAGAAAAAAATTCGTGATGAATTCCAGACCATTATGCGTCTACTTAAGTTTGAAGAAAAAGGTCATGAGATCTTTAGATCATGGTACATTGACGGTAGATTATATTATAACATTTTGTTAGATACAAACAATGTCAAGTCTGGCATCCAAGAACTTCGTTTCATTGATCCACGTAAAATCCGCAAGATTAAAACGATCAAGAAAGAACGAACTCAAGCTGGTGTTGATGTAATTAAAGACATTGAAGAATATTATATCTACAATGATAAAGGTATTACAGAACAAACAGCACAGGGTGTTAAGTTGTCCATTGATTCTGTAATCTATTGCCCATCGGGATTGATGGATGCAAACACTGGCATGATGATGAGTCATCTGCACAAAGCAATTAAGCCAGTTAACCAATTAAAGATGATCGAAGATGCAGTTGTTATCTATCGTATCTCTCGCGCACCAGAGCGCAGAATTTTCTACATTGACGTAGGTAACTTACCAAAGCTCAAAGCTGAGCAATACGTTAATGACATTATGAATAAGTTTCGTAACAAGATCGTTTATGACGCAACTACTGGCGAAACCAGAGATGATCGTAAACACTTGTCCATGATGGAAGACTTTTGGATGCCTCGCCGTGAAGGTGGTAAAGGTACTGAGATTACTACCTTACCAGGTGGTCAGAATCTTGGTGAGATCCAAGACATTCAATACTTCCAACAAAAACTATATCAAGCATTGAACGTTCCTATTGGACGTTTACAACAGACTAGTGGTTTTAACTTAGGTCGTTCTACTGAGATTACTCGTGAAGAACTTAAGTTCAATAAGTTTGTTACACGTGTTCGTAAGAAATTTGCAAACCTATTCACTGACGCAATGCGTGTTCAGTTAGTTGCTAAAGGTATTGTACGTCCAGAAGAATGGGATGAAATGCGTCAATATGTACGCTATGACTTCCAGAAGGACAACTACTTTAGCGAATTGAAAGATAACGAAATTCTTTTACAGCGTATTCAGATGCTGCAACAGATGGATCCTTACATTGGTAAGTACTACTCTCAAGCGTGGATCACTAAAAATGTTCTGCGTATTCCTGAAGAACAGCAGGAAGAAATTGATAAAGAAATCCAAGCAGAAAAGCCTATGCAAATAGACTACTCTGATCACATGGGAACTATGGACGGAACTAGACAAGCTGCTATGCAGGATCAACTTCCAGAGCCACAACAAGATAATACAGGAGCTAAACAATGAGTGTACAAGATTTAATCGTAGCTATCGCAAAGGGTGATGCTATGGAAACTGAAGCAGCATTTAATGCTGCAATGGGTGATAAAATTTATGCACGCCTTGCAGACAAGCGCATCGAGGTAGCATCAACTATGTTTAGCCCGCAAGATACACCAGAAGATACTTCTGACGAGTAATGCAATACAATCAGTTTATTAAGAGTATCACTAGACCTAATGTCGCTGAGACGATTAGGTCTTATGGTAACACACTTGAAAAATTAGAAGATGGTACTGTAGCTATCAATTCTCTTAAAACTGAGTTCAAGAATTTAGAAGAAGCAAGAAAATATATAAAATCTAAAATTACATCAGAAAATATAGCACAAGAAGTAACAGACGAAATATACGAATCCTTATCAGAAAATAAGATAGCAGAAATAATAAAAGAATACTACGATATCAAAGTTACTGACACATTAATTGAATCATACATTGAACTTGCTTCTTCTAACCTATTCAACGTAGACCCAGTTGTCTATGAGATACGTAAACTTAACAAAGTAGATACTATCATTGAGAACAAAATACATTATAAATTAAGCGACAACTCTGTAGTTGCTATAAATGAAGCTACGCAAATAAGACTAAATAACTTGTTGTCTAATCAAAAAGAAATAGTAGAATACATGAGAGAATCAAAAGAGAATTTTCTGCATGTTCTTGAACAGCTAGAGGAATAAAATGGCACTAACGAAAACAATTATAAGAATGACAGAAACTGAAACTGTAGTAAAAGTTTCTGGTGCTGCTGGCACAAGCACTATTGATCTGCAGACTGACTTGCTAGATACAAACCAAGCACTTGATGGCGCAACTCAAACTGTTACTATTACTGCAGTTCGTTGGGGTGGCGAGTTAACAAACGTTCTAGCTATCGACAGAAATGCTGTTAGAATTTTAACCCTACCGACAGATGCATCTGATACTATGTTGTTTGACGGACAAGAAATGCCTCCAGAAAATGTCAACGCTACTCATGATATTGTTGTAACTCAAACAGGCAGCGGTAACGTAGAAATGTATTTAAAGTTACGCAAGGTTTCTGGTTACGCACCTAAGGTTGAGACTGCACAATTTGGATCTAAAGATAACGAATCTGTAGTAGGAAGCTAAAATGAAACTAATCAAAGAAGTAACAGAGTCAGTCAGCTTTGTCGTTGAATCAAAAGACGGCAAAAAGAAAGACTATTACATTGAAGGAATCTTTCTTCAATCCGATATAAAGAACCGTAATGGACGCATGTACCCAGAGTCTGTTATGGATAACGAAGTTACTCGCTATATCAAAGAGTCTGTTAAATTAAACAGAGCATATGGCGAACTAGGACACCCAGATAGTCCATCTATTAATTTAGATAGAGTATCCCACATGATTGTTGACCTACGTAAAGAAGGCACCAATTATGTTGGCAAAGCAAAAATCATGGAAACACCTATGGGTAATATCGCAAGAGGGCTTCTTGATGGAGGAGCTAATCTCGGCGTTTCAAGCAGAGCCTTGGGCTCTCTGAAGTTAAACAGAGAAGGTGTTCAAATTGTTCAAGACGATTTCATGCTGTCAACCGCAGCAGATATCGTTGCTGACCCATCTGCTCCTGATGCTTTCGTAAGAGGCATTATGGAAAGTTGCGAGTGGGCATTTGTTGATGGAAAGTACGTGCAAAGAGATATAGAAGAACAACAACGTGAAATTCGTAGAACTTCTTCTAAAAATTTACAGGAAGCAAAGTTACGTGCTTTCCAGAATTTCCTGAGTAAAATCAGATAAATAATAAATAATACAGAACTAATCCAGTTAAGGAGATACAACGATGTCAATCGAACAAAAAATCGCTGAACTTCTAGCAGAATCTAGAAAAGCAAAATTAGCTGAACAAGCTAACGCTGATGATCTAGTTGCTGAAGAAGTACTTGAAGAAGACGAGATAGAAGAAGAAGCTGTAAAGCCAGCACCTGAAACTCCAAACCCAGATAATGCACGTAACAACGTGGATAATGAAAAGGAAGCAGAGGGTGGAACTTCAAAGAAGCCAAACAAAGTTACTGCTAATGCATCTGCTCCAGAAGCAGCTGGCAGAATGAAAGAAGATATTGATGCACTTATGAATGGTGAAGAGCAATTGTCTGAAGAATTCAGAACAAAAGCTGCTACCATTTTTGAAGCTGCTGTAATGAGCCGTGTCAACTCTGAAGTTGCACGCTTAGAAGAAGAATTCGAAGCCAAGCTAGAAGAAGCTGCGGCGCAGAATATTGAGGGTCTAGTTGAACAAGTTGATGGATATCTCAACTACGTAGTTGAGCAGTGGATGGAACAGAATGAGATCGCCCTTGAACGTGGTATGAAGTCTGATATTCTAGAAAGTTTTGTTTCTGGTATGAAGAGTTTATTTGAAGAACACTACATTGAAGTTCCTGAAGAGAAGTTCGATGTTCTTGGTTCTTTAGAAGAGCAAGTTGAAACTTTGGAAACAAAGTTGAATGAACAAGTCGCATCCAATATTGAATTGGCTAAGACTGTTTCTATTATGAAGCGTCAACAAATCATTGCTACTATTAGCGAAGGTTTGACTGATACTGAAGTAGAAAAGTTCACTGGACTTGTTGAAGAACTATCATACGAAGACGAATCTACTTTCGAAAATAAAGTTCAGACAATTCGTGAAAACTACTTCACAACCAAGGTAAATGCAGATGTTAAATCTGTTGTAACAGATAGCCCAGTAGAAATGCTAAGCGAAGACAAAGTTGTTGACGCTAAGATGAATGCTTATCTGAACATGCTCAACCGTAAATAAAAAGGAAAATAAAATGACTAATCGTCAAGATCTATTAAAGAAATGGGCTCCGATTCTGGAGCACGAAAGTAGCACTCCTATCAAGGATCACTACCGTAAAGAAGTAACTGCGATTCTTTTGGAAAACCAAGAACGCGAAATGAGCAAGCAAGCTCAGGCATTGTTTGAAGCTGCTCCTACCAACTTCGGTGGTACTGGTGTTGCTCTAGGTGGTGCAGGTTCTAATGCTCAAATGGCTGGCTATGACCCAGTTCTGATCAGCTTAGTACGTCGCTCTATGCCACAACTTATCGCTTATGACATCGCTGGCGTTCAGCCAATGACCCAGCCTACTGGCTTGATCTTCGCGATGAAGAGCCGTTACACCAACCAAAATGGTACTGAAGCGTTGTTCAACGAAGCAGATACTGATTTCTCTGGTGCTGCATCTCCTGCTCACGCTGGTTCTAACCCAGTTGATGGCACGTTCACTACTGGTAATGGTCTGACTACTGCTGCTGCAGAACGTCTAGGTCAAGGCGGTTCTGGTGACGGTGCTTTCGGTCAAATGGCTTTCTCTATCGAAAAGACTTCTGTAACTGCAAAGACTCGTGCTTTGAAGGCAGAATACTCTGTTGAATTGGCTCAAGATCTGCGCTCTGTGCATGGTCTAGACGCTGAAGGCGAACTGTCTAACATTCTGTCTACAGAAATTTTGGCAGAAATTAACCGTGAAGTTGTTCGTACTGTATACGCTACTGCTAAGGCAGGTGCTGTTGTTGGTACTGCTACTGCTGGTACTTTCGACTTGGACGTTGATGCTAACGGTCGTTGGTCTGTTGAAAAGTTCAAAGGCTTGATGTTCCAAATCGAACGTGAAGCCAATGCTATTGGTCAGCAAACACGTCGTGGTCGTGGTAACTTCATCATCACTTCAGCTGACGTTGCGTCTGCTCTAGCGATGGCTGGTGTTCTTGACTACACTCCTGCTTTGGCTGGCAATAACGGTTTGAACGTAGATGACACTTCTACTACTTTCGCTGGTATTCTAAACGGCAAGTACAAAGTTTATGTTGATCCATACACTGCAAACGTGTCTGCATCTCAGTACTTTGTTTGCGGATACAAAGGCACTTCTGCTTTTGACGCTGGCTTGTTCTACTGCCCATACGTTCCATTGCAACTAGTTCGTGCTGTTGACCCAGAGTCTTTCCAGCCTAAGATTGGTTTCAAGACTCGTTACGGCATGGTTGCTAACCCATTCGTTTCATTGGATGGTTCTGGTGGCTTGACTGCTAACGAAAACTACTACTACCGTAGAGTTAAGGTTACTAACTTGATGTAATAGTCAAGGTAAGTAAACCGACGCAAGAAGCGGTACTTCAAAGGGATCTTCGGATCCCTTTTTTTATTTTACTAAATAATAGTATGGCAAATACACTTTCATGTCCCATCCCAGCAAACATCAATCCATTGTCTCCAAATGGGTTCATGTTCACCATCCAGAAATTACCTTCTATAACATTCTTTTGTCAAGAAGCTAATCTACCTGGCATCACACTTGGTGCCCCAGAATTCGCAAACCCATTTAACTTACAACCTATTCCTGGTGAAACACTAGTATATGATACGTTGAATGTTAAGTTTATGGTAGACGAAGCAATGGAAAACTATCAGTCGATCTATAACTGGATCGTTGCTCTTGGATTTCCACAAACATACGACCAGTATATTACATACTTTAATGACGACCAAAGAGTTGTTGTTAGTGAATTGGCAGCAAACTATTCTGACGCAACGCTATCTATTCTAGGATCTAGCAATAATGTAATCAAGACAATTAGGTTTATAGATATGTTTCCAGTCACTATTGACTCATTGGTGTTTCAATCAGACAACAACGATGTGCAGTATCTTATCGGTAATGCTACTTTTAGATACGGGTACTATAAATTCGAATAAATAGATTATTATTCCCTGTGAGGTTATTATGAATATTGAAGAGCTACAAGATATGTGGGATGTCGATTCTGCAATAGACGACAATTACCTTGGAGAAGCATCAACAACTACTCCAAAGTTACACGCAAAATATATAAAGATATTGATCAACAAAAAACTCATGCAGATAAAAATGCAATCTGAGTACAACATCCTACGTAAGAACAAGTTTCGTTACTACCGTGGGGAACTCTCACGTACTGAATTAGAATCTCTTGAGTGGGATCAATGGCAAGGTATCAAGCCACTTAAAAATGAGATGGATGAATTTCTTACTGGTGATGATGAGTTAAACAAACTACAACTACGTGTTGAGTATTTAAACACGATGGTTTATATGCTTGAATCTATAATGCAACAAATCAAGTCACGTGAGTGGCAGATTAAAAATGGCATCGAATGGAAGAAGTTCTTGGCTGGAAATTAATAGATGAATATAACAATAGAAAAATTGGATGAAGTATATGTTCGAGTTTTCTCTGACCCATCGATTGAACAAGAGATATGCGACTTCTTTACGTATGAATATCCAGGCGCAAAATTTACTCCAAAATTTAAAGCAAGACTATGGGATGGTAAAGTTCGTCTGTATGATCAACTAAGAAAAACTTTATATCTTGGTCTAGCTCCATACGTAGAAGAATTTGCCAAGCGCAATGGATATAATGTAACATACACCACAAACTTAAATATAAGCGCAGGTATAACGCATGAGATAGTTCAAGAGTTTGCAGAGTGGTTAAAACCAATGGGTCGTGGTAACCCTATTGAGATTCGTGATTACCAAGTTGAAGCAGTTAAGACTGCATTAGATAAAGAACGTACATTGCTGTTGTCACCAACAGCTTCAGGTAAGTCGTTCATAATCTATACAACGTTAAGGTGGCATCTTCAACACAATAGAAAATGTATCATTATAGTTCCAACAACATCTCTTGTTGAGCAACTGTATGCTGATTTTGAAGATTACTCTAGTGCCAATGGATGGAAGACTAGCTCTTACTGTCAAAAACTCTACTCTGGTTTCACTAAAGACTTTACCAAAGATGTATTGATTACTACATGGCAGTCAATATACCTGCAGCCAAAATCTTGGTTTAAAAACTTCGATGTAATCTTTGGAGATGAAGCACATCAGTTTAAAGCAAAGTCTCTTACTACTGTCATGGAAAAATTAGACACAGTAAGATACAGAGTTGGAACCACTGGAACGTTGGACAATAAAAAGATACACCGTCTTGTTCTTGAAGGTATATTTGGTCCAGTGCATCGTGTCACTACTACAAAGCAACTTATGGACAGTGATCGTTTAGCAAAGCTAAAGATTATGTGCGTGGTATTAAAGTATGATGAGGTGACTCGTAAAGCTAATAAGAACATGCAGTACCAAGAAGAAATGGACTTCATCGTACAGCATCCGCACCGCAATAGATTCATTCGTAACCTAGCTATAAATAGTAGTGGAAACACCTTAGTGCTTTTCCAGTATGTAGAGAAGCATGGAAAAGTTTTACATGAGATGATCAAAGACAAAGCTCACGCTAAACGTAAAATCTTTTTCGTGTATGGTGGAACTGAGACAGCTGATCGTGAATCAATTAGACATATCACCGAAGGCGAAAGTGATGCAATCATCATAGCATCTTACGGAACTTTTTCTACAGGTATTAACATACCTTCTATTGAGAACGTAATATTTGCATCACCAAGCAAGAGTAAAATTAGAAACCTACAAAGTATTGGTCGTGGCTTGAGACTTAACAATGGAAAGACGCATTGTAACTTATATGATCTTGCCGATGATCTACATTGGAAGTCATGGAAGAATCATACATTAAATCATGCAGCTGAAAGATACAAAGTCTATGCCGAAGAACAATTTGAAATAAAAGTGGTAGAGGTAGACCTATGAACGAAGAAACTAAATACGTAGTAGTAAAGCTAGTGTCAGGAGAAAACGTTATGTCTATCCTAGACTATGAGAATTCGGATCTTCTTGAGTTGAAGTATCCGATGTTGATTCGTTCTATACAAACGTTTGATGGTGGAGTCGGTAAAGAGCATATGATTGCTACACCATTCTGCCCATTTGCAGCAGATGACTACTTTACGATAGAAAGAAAAGATGTTATGTTTGTAAAAGAGTTACACCAAGCATTAGTGCCTAACTACTTAAATCTGCTAAAGAATCACGAACAAGTGCTTGTTAAAAGAAATCATGATGGCTCTGTATCAAAGCTAGATAAACCAGCAACAACAGTAGATGAATTCAAAGAAAAGGTAGACAAACTTGCAATGATTTTGGGAATCGATACGCAGGAACCAGAGAGAGATACATTCTTCGTTGAAGGATCAGATAGTATTAACTAATGTAATCATCATAAGGGAACATAGCTATTTTACTGCTGTGTCAAATAAAAGTCAAGTAAATTTTCTTTGCAAAATGCATTTAAGATAAACTTGACTTTTTTTCATATAACGTGTATACTTACACCATGACACAAGAAAAACAAAGGACTCCATGGCACAATACGTTAACAACGCTGATTTTTTACAAGCCCTAAAGGATTATAAACTCCAAGTTAAAGATGCCGAAGAACAGGGAAAAGAAAAGCCTATTCTTAGCAACTACATTGGAGAGTGTATTCTTAAAATCGCAACGCACTTATCTTACAAACCAAACTTCATCAACTACACGTATCGTGACGATATGATTCTTGATGGTATTGAAAATTGTATTGAGTACATTGATAACTTTGATCCCGACAAGGGTAGCAATCCATTTGCATACTTTACTCAAATTATTTACTATGCTTTTTTGCGAAGAATTCAAAAAGAAAAGAAACACTCTTACATCAAACATAAGTTGATTCAAGAGATGCCATTTGATATGTTTGATACCCAAGACCAAGACGATGACATGCACATGAAGAACTTGTATAATGATTACATGCAACCAACTCAAAACTTTGAAATGTTTGAATCAAAGAAGAAAGTAAAGAAAGTTGCAGCTGCTCCACTTGATAATTTTATAGGTGAACCCGATGGCGAACTCAATAGATAAATTGCTTGCAGATTTACGTTCAGGCACTAGACCAGCGATTTCTCGAAGAGGTATTAGTACAGCAGCTGGACGCAAGGTGCGCAACATAGCAAAAGGATCAACTAGACTTCTCAAGAGATTTACTTGGGACTCTACAGACAACATGTTTAATTTGAAAGATATTATGGAAGATAAAAAGATATTTCTCGGTGTTTCTGATTTCGATGACTTGATCACATCTCAGATCTTAGATCAAAGAGTTGCTCTCGGCAAACAAACTATTCATCGTGAAACTACAGTTTTGTGTAACAGACAAAAGTGGGCATCTTGGGCAGAAGATCAATTTATAACTTGCTTGTTTGTACAAAGCAGTTCCTCTAATGGGTTTGTTATATTCAAAGAAGAATTAAACTACATTACATACAGTGTTAACTCTAACTCTACCACCGTTAGAGCTTTTGGTGATACTGAATTTGCAGAATCTATCATTGATCTAGTTGAGAATCATTTCGATGTCGTTACTTCTTACATCGAATGGATCTATTCTTCTGATGGTAATTCTGTTAACGTTCCACTAAATCGTGATAGAATGCCTTGCGAAGAGATGTATCCATTCTTGAATGGTGAGACTCTTGGATCTTACTACGAGCGTTATATGGAATCTTCAGCAAATATTTTATTGCTGATCGGTCCACCTGGAACTGGCAAGACAACATTCATTCGGGGACTGTTGGCTCATACAAATTCTAGCGCCATGGTAACCTATGACGCCACTATCCTTGAAAAGGATTATCTCTTTGCACGGTTTATTGAAGACGACGCCAGCGTTATGGTTTTGGAAGACAGCGATGCTTTCTTGAAGCCAAGAACAGATGGTAATACTATGATGCACCGTTTCCTTAACGTTGGTGATGGTCTCGTGACTACAAAGGGTAAGAAGATGATCTTCTCTACTAATCTCCCAAGCATCCGTGATATTGACTCTGCTCTTGTTCGTCCAGGTCGTTGCTTTGATATCTTATCATTTGATAATCTAAAGGTTGAACAAGCACAAGCCCTGGCAGATAAACTCGAAGTTAAACTTCCAGTTCGTCCACGTGGTAAAGAAGCTGAACGTTACACTATTGCAGAAGTGTTCAATGAACAAACCCGCAACATGGAAAAATCTATTACCAATAGAAAGATGGGGTTTATTTGAATATGAAAGTAGCAATCATAACTGATCAGCATTTTGGTGCAAGGAATGATAGCGTTGCTTTCCTAGACTTCTTTCAAAAGTTTTATGATAATATCTTTTTCCCTACATTAGATAGGGAAGGTATTACCACTGTATTGATTCTTGGTGATACGTTTGATCGACGCAAGTATATTAACTTTTATTCTTTGCATCGTGCACGTGAGATGTTTTTCGATAAGTTGATGGAGCGAGGAATTCGTGTTCATATGCTTGCTGGAAACCACGACACTTACTATAAAAATACTAATGAAGTTAACTCTCCAGAGTTGATCTTAGCTGAGTATTCTAACATCGATGTTATTAGTTCTCCTGAAACAATTTATGTAGATGGTGTTCCTATCTGTATGGTTCCATGGATTTGTCCAGATAATTATCAACAAAGTTTAGATACATTAAACAACACTAACGCTGAACTATGCATGGGGCATCTTGAGATCGCAGGGTTCTCAATGTATAGAGGAATGGAAAGCCATGAAGGATTTTCTAAAGACATTTTCAAGAAGTTTGATCTTGTCTTTTCTGGTCATTATCACCACCGTAGTAACGATAGTCATATTTACTATCTCGGAAATCCCTATGAACTTACATGGCAGGACTATAACGATCCCAGAGGGTTTCATCTGTTCGACTTACAAACAAGACAGCTTGAATTCGTTCACAATAGTTATACGATGTTCGCCAGACTCGAGTACGACGATAAAGAGCAAGACCCCATCGACCTCGACGCTTACGATTTAAACGATTGTTATGTGAGATTAGTTGTAACTAATAAGACTGACTATTATAAATTTGATAAGTTTGTTCAGAAGTTGTATACTAAAGGTTGTCATGAAATAAAAATCATTGAAGACTTATCAGAATTTGGTGACGGTGAACTTGGTGAGGAAATAAATTTAGAAGATACAGTATCTGTTCTTTCTAATTATATTGATTCTCTTAACACTGACGTTGACAAAGAACAAATTAAAAATTTCTTGAAGAGTCTTCATACAGAAGCTATTAATACGGAGGTCGTTTGATTATATTCAAGTCTATAACTTGGCAAAACTTTTTATCTACAGGCAACTCGCCCAATACTGTTTTATTGGATAGGTCTACTACGACTCTTATCATCGGTAAGAATGGTGAAGGTAAGTCTACTATTCTTGATGCTCTCTGCTTTGCCTTATTCGGCAAGCCTTTCCGCAATATCAATAAAGGTCAATTGATCAATTCAATCAATGGCAAGGGATGTCTAGTCACTATTGAATTTTCTATTTCTGGTAAAGAGTATCGAGTAGTTCGAGGTATCAAGCCTAATGTGTTTCAGATTTATGTCAATGACGAATTAATGAATCAAGATGCAGCAGCACGTGATTACCAGAAGGTTCTTGAGCAGCAAATTATTCGTCTAAACTATAAGACATTTACACAAGTTGTTATTCTTGGTAGCGCATCGTTTGTTCCATTCATGCAACTAACTTCATACCAACGTCGTGAAGTTATTGAAGATATATTGGATATTCGTATTTTCTCTACCATGAATCAGTTGTTGAAAGAAAAAGCTAATGAGACAAAGGCGAGTATTACACGCATCGAAAATGAAGTTTCTGTGGCGAAACTGGCGGTGGAAGGACAGACAACTCTCATTAACACTCTTAAAACTGCCAAGTCAGAAGCTATTGAATCGTTACTATCTAAAGTCGAAAATAATAACTCAGAAATACAGCGAAGCGAAAGTTCGGTGGCTACAACACTTGCTAAGATTACCACACTACAATCACGAGTTGCGAAGAAGGGTAAAGTCGATAACGACATTGAAGAAGCGAAGGGGTGGAAAACTAAATTGCTTTCCAAAGTCGAGCAATGGAACCATGAGGCACAATTCTTCAATGAGAATAGTATTTGCCCATCCTGCACGCAGGGTATACCACATGAGCATAAGGAAAGTGTTTTACACGAATTGAATGCTAAAATTGAATCTGAGAATCAACGTTTAACTGAACTGGAAGATATCCACCATAAACTAAATGCTGATCTTTCTTTAATGAATACTATTCTTTCTGAGATTACTGATTTGAATATATCTGTTTCTACATATAATGCAAACATTACTATGTTGAATCGAATGAATAAAGAATTAGTTACGGAGATTGAAAGTCATAAAGCAGATACGCATAATGTCGATGAAGAGAAACGTAAGTTAAAAGAGTTGGCACAAAATGCTTTAGAAAAGATTAAGACTAAAACTCAATTATTAGAAACTAGAAACCTCGAGGATGTGGCTTCTTCTTTACTTAAAGATACTGGTATTAAGACTGCCATTATTCGTGAGTATCTTCCGATTATGAATAAGTTAATCAACAAGTATCTAAACGCCATGGATACTTATATTCACTTTGAGTTAGACGAATCATTTAATGAATCTATTAAGTCTCGTCATCGTGATGATTTTACATATGCAAGTTTCTCTGAAGGTGAGAAAATGCGTATTGATTTAGCTATTCTCTTTACATGGAGGCAAATAGCTAAGATGAAGAACTCTGTAAATACCAATCTATTATTGTTAGATGAGATTTTTGATTCTTCTTTAGATACTGCAGGAACTGATTACTTCTTAAATCTAATGGATCAATTCGGCGACAAAACTAATATCTTTGTTATTAGCCATAAAGGTGACCAGTTATTTGATAAGTTTAGATCGGTTATTAAGTTTGAGAAACGTAATGATTTCTCTATAATCGTTAAGTAATTCTTAAGTAAACGATCTCTCCAGAATGCCCCTCAGAAATGTAGGGGCATTTTTCATGGTGTTTACTTTAATTCGCTGCAGATGTATAATAGCTGTATTGATTAGGAGATTACTATGTGGGATGATTTTAATGACTTCGAGCTTATCCAGCTGGCTGGAGAGTATGGCTTGCAGGACTACGCTGTAATCAGTGGACGACTGACTCTTGTGAATCGAGAAGAAGTTGAGTGCATACTCGAAGAGTACGAGTACAACGAAGCATTCCCTGTTGACTTTAATGAAGAGTTGGAGTATAATTGATCTATGACTACTAAACTGAACTCCTCCGACATCGCTGCACGTTTGCTTGCAGCTGAGAACATCACCGTTGTTCGTGCACGTGTTAGCACTGCATCGTTTGACATCAAGTCTCGTGTGCTGTCACTTCCCCAATGGAAAGACATGACTCCAGCCATGGAGGGTATGCTTATTGGTCACGAAGTCGGTCACGCACTTTACACGACTGAAGACTACATCACCCCAATGGAGACTAACCGTAACATTAAAGGTTATCTCAACGTGCTGGAAGACGTGCGTATTGAGAAGTTGATGAAGCGCAAGTTCCCTGGCATTCGTAAAACCATGCACGAAGGTTACAAAGAACTCAATGAACGAGACTTCTTTGGTGTATCTAAAATTTCAGATATGTCTACTCTGAACCTTATCGATCGAATCAACCTTTACTTCAAAGCTGGATACGATTGTGGTGTATCGTTCAATAGCGATGAATGCGACTTTGTTAATCGTGCTGAGAAAACAGAAACTATTCCTGAAGTTCATCAATTGGCTGAAGAAATTTATCAATATTCTAAGGCAGCAGCTGCTGTGCGTAAACTGATAATTCAGAATACTGTTGAGGATGAAGACGAAGAAGATAACGAAGAAGATGACTATGATTCTGAGTACGAGGATGACGAGTCTGAAATTGTTTTTGTAGACGACGATGAAACTGAAACTGAACAAAGCGATGAACCAAAACGTGCACGTAAAGCAGTACAGGTTCGTGAGAACGTCACTGAAGAACAGATTGAAAAAGAATTAGAATCTGTAACTGAGAAAACCTTCTCTAAGAATCTTGAAGTTTATGCTGATGAAAACACTGAGTATAACTACTATACTCTGGATGAGAATTATCAATTTAATCCTATCATTGCGTATAAACAAGTTATTGCTGATACTGCTCCAATCGATGAAGATATTTCTGAGTATGAGAAAAAGAATATTCAATCCTACAAAGATGATTCTTCTAAGGTAGTTGGGTATTTGATTAAAGAATTTGAGATGCGCAAGTCCGCTACCAGCTACAAACGTGCCCAAATATCTCGTATCGGTTCGTTGGATATGAAGAAAGTTTGGGCATACAAACTCAAAGATGACTTGTTCAAACGTATGACTACTACTCAGCAAGGTAAAAATCATGGTATGATTTTCTTGCTGGACTGGTCTGGTTCAATGGATTATGTTTTGGATGATACCATTAAACAGGTTATTAACTTGGCTATGTTTTGCCAGCGTGCTCAGATTCCTTATCAGGTATTTGCTTTCACTACGCAATATGATCCACTGTTAACTGGTGAACAAGGTAAAATGAATGATATTCGTAATGCTTTTTATTCTCCCAATACTGATAAGAAGTTAAGTAATGCTGTACATACATTTGCTTTGATGGAGTTCTTCTCTAACAAAATGTCTAATGTAGAATTCAATACTATGATTCGTCGTTTAAATAGTTTCCATAAATTGCGTTATTGCAAAAATGGGGAATATTCTACAGGTGGTACACCACTGAATGAAGCACTGGCATATATGGTTCCATATATCAATACGTTTATCCAAAAGAATAATGTAGAGAAAATGTCTCTTATTACTCTTACAGATGGCGAAGGTGGTTCATTAGTAACCTCTGATGGTAGTAATCTTGATGCATATCGTTATAGTTATACTTCTTCAAAGAAGATTAACTGCAAAAACTTTTTGCAAGACCCTGTAACTAAAAAGAATTATCCTATTAGTCGTGACGGATCTGTGCAAACTCATGCGATTCTTAAAATGATTAAAGATCGTTACAACATTAATACTATTGGGTTTTATGTTTGTAATAATTCTCGTCGAGTTTTGTCTCAAGCAATTAAAAGTAATATTCCTGATTTTAAGGGTAACTTTGATACTATGATAGAGATTATGCGTACCGAAATTCGTACTAATGGCTTTGCTTCTTTAAAGAATACTGGTCGTGATGACTTGTTTATTGTTCCAACTAATAAGCTGGAAACTAATACTGATGAACTTAGTGTTAATGGCGATCAAACTGCTAAAGCAATTGCACGTAGTTTGACTAAACATCTTAACAATAAAATGACTTCTCGAGTGCTCTTGAATAAATTTATTGGATACGTAGCCTAAAACGAAAGTAAACGAATAACCCTACTGGTAGTAGGGTGTTTACTTTAATTCGGTTCTGATGTATAATAACTCTATGATGAATCGAAAAGGAAACGAAATGAAAGTGATCTATACCAGCCCTGTGTTTAAAGATGCCCATGGCCATGGTTCGGCTCGACAAGTGTTGATCCCTCTGCATGCTGTTGAAACTTATGCCAAACGTGATGCTGCTCTGTTGGCTATGATGGCTCTTGGTGGTATCAACGCAGATCCCACTCCAGAATTCATGGCTTTTCGTAAGAAAATGATGTCTGCGAAACGCAAAATCGAACGCAATGGTTGGTACTCTCGTGAAGTGGTTGCTGCTTAAATTAGGAGAAAAGAATGTCTAAAGTTACTTATAGCGATGTTGCTGCCGAATTGCGTGTCACTTCGCAGCTGTGTATGGATACCTACGCCACGTATTCTTACGTGACTGGCACCTACGAGTCGATAATCGCAGGTTTGGTTGCAGACTTGCCAAAGCATAAGCAAGCTGAAGTGATGCGCTCTTTACGACAAGCTAGAGAGCGCATGGAAAAAGATGCTTGACTTTAATTGTGACTTGATATATAATATGTTTTTGTTATGGAGATTTTATGAGTGATGCAAATTTTGTGACTGAGTTCGAGGGTAAACTGTATGAGATGTTCCCCGATGTGGCTGTGTCTGGTACTGTATTGAACCAGCAATTGCTGGATACGATGCGTGCACTTGACACTAAGAAACAACCACGTTGGTTGATGCAAAACCGAGTCAGTCGTGGCGTGTATGCCTTGCCTGGTCGTGCAACTAATCTTGCAGTAGTTCCCAAAGAAGAAGTTGTTGAGTCCTTCATTGTAGACTACAGCAACTTGGATTCTTTGATCCCTAAGAAGGATTCGAACTTTGTTCCATTTGGTAACTACCCAGACCTAGAGAACATTATCAAGTCCAAAATTTTCTATCCTGCATATATCTCTGGTCCTACTGGCAATGGTAAGTCCACTATGATTGAGCAAATCTGTGCCAAGCACAAACGTCCTCTCATTCGTGTTAACCTGAACATGATGACAGACGAGGAACAACTTATCGGTTCCAAGACTTTGACCGATGGTAACGTAGAAGTTGTCGAAGGTCCAGTGCTGATTGCAATGCGCAATGGTACCGCACTGTTGCTTGACGAGATCGATGCTGGTTCCGCAAACACCTTGCTGTGCTTGCAACCTATTCTTGAAGGTAAGCCATACTACTTTAAACTCAAGAACGAGATGGTAGTTCCTGCTCCTGGATTCAACGTTTTCGCCACTGCAAACACTAAGGGTAAAGGTTCAGACGATGGTCGTTACATCGGTACTAACGTGCTGAACGAAGCATTCTTGGAACGTTTCGCTGTTACATTCGAACAGGAATATCCTTCCGCAAAAATCGAAGTCAAAATTATTAAGAATCTGATGGAGTCCTTTAATGCAGTTGATGAGGATTTCGCAGAAACCCTTGTAAAGTGGGCAGAAGCAATTCGCCGTACTTTCGAGGACGGTGGTGTCGACGAGACAATCACTACACGTCGTATGATTCACATTGTTCGTGCCTTTGCAATCTTCAAGGATCGCACCAAGGCAGTGCAACTTTGTTGCAATCGTTTTGACGCTGCTACGAAAGTTGCATTCTTGGATCTGTTCGAGAAGGTTTCTACCCCTGAGCCTGTAGCTGTTGCACCTAGTGCACCAGAATACAAAACTGAAGAAGAAATCCCCTTCTAACAAGAAGGTGTTGACTTTAATTCGTAATTGTTGTATAATAACTTATCAAAACTTGAAACTCAAAGGAATATATTATGTTGAAATTCGCTGACTTGTCCATGTCCCAGAAAAAGATGGTTGTTGCTTACGTTGAGCACAATCCTTCTCTGAAGAAGAGTGCCCAAATCACTCTGAAAGAAGTCAATTCAATTGCTGCTGAACTCGCTTCCAAGCGAGACTCTGGTGGCGCAAAGGTTGGTTATCCAAACTGGTTGTTTGGTCCCAACAAAGTCGACCGTGGTGTGTACGCATTCCCCGTGCCGACTGCTGCTGAACTTTCTCAATACACGAAAGATGCAGCAACGAAGCCTGTGAAGGCTGCGAAAGTTGCTAAGACTCCAAAGGTCAAAGCAGTTAAGGCTACTGCAAAGGTAGCCAAGAAGACCTCTAAGGTCGCATCAGCCCCTGTTGCTGATAAGAATCGTCTACAAGATGTAATCGGTCAGTCCGAGACTTTTGATCAGGACTACGAAGACTTCAACGCTATCCTTCGCGAGAATGGTATCGAAGTAGAATAATCCCTGGGACATCCTGTCCCATTTTATAATCCATATAGGAATTTTATGACTAAACAAACAAAGCTGCTTAATTACTTGGTTACAGGTCACACCGTAACTTCACGAGATATCGTTTCTGGTTTTGGCTTGACCAATCCTCACGATGCAATTTACAAGTTGCGCAATCAAGGGCATTGCATTTACAGCAATCGTCGTGCTGGCGCTGACACGGTAGAGTACCGCATTGGCACTCCAAGCAAGCGTATGGTTGCAGTTGCAAATCGAGTTCTTGGTACTCGTGCGTTCCAAGCCTAAGAATAAATCATGGCTACATTGGAAGAAGTTAAACGATCTCAATTAGCCAGTAGTGGTGGGCGTAAGTTCGATGGAGGCAAACTCCAGTATGGACTTATCCCACCACTTGCTATGGCAGAGATGGTCAAGGTATTGACCTTTGGCGCAGAGAAATACGAACCAGACAATTGGAAGAATGTCCCAGATTCTAAGCGTCGTTATTTTGATGCAATGGAAAGACATATTTGGGCATGGAAAGCTGGCGAACAAATCGATCCAGAATCTAATATCCACCACTTGGCTCATGCTATGTGCTGTTTGTTTTTCTTGTACGAACATGATGTGAAATACTCTGTGGAAAACTAAATGATTAAAATTTTACTAGCGTTTGTTTTAGTTTTTGCTGCGTTCTATTTTGGTATTGAAGCATTCAACAAAATGACCAAATCTGAAAAATGGGATGCTGCTAAGACTTTCTCATACAGTATGGCTTTATCTCTTGTTGTTATCGCATTCCTTGTTGGTATTGTTGTTTTATTTTAAAGGTTGATTATGAAATCGTTTATGAAAATTGGTGCATTGATTTTGGCTGTTGCTTCTTTGCAAGCATGCACTCGAATCGAGACTGGTGAAGTTGGTGTGCGTGTTGGCTTTGACAAGCAAGTCCAAAGTGGAGAATTGCTTCCAGGTTCGTTCAATCAGGTATTGATTGGTGATATACTTACATTCCCTATCAAGGATGTGAACGTTGTGCTTAACGACATGACACCAGTCACTAAGGATAACTCCACCATGAAAGACTTAGATGCGGTCGTAGTCTATAACGTCAATCCAGGACAAGTTGCTGAATTGTATTCGACTAAGAACAAAAGTTTCCACGCTGAAATCAAAGGTGACACCTATGTGATGTATAATTACATTGTGCAGAATGCTCGTAACTCTATCTACAAAGCAGCTCGTAAGTACGAAGCATTGGATATGGCAGATGCACGTAGTGATATGGAAAACTTTATCAAGGACGAAATCACTCGTAACCTTGCAGAAGAAAAGCTGGATGGTTCTATTACTATTAGCCAAGTGTTGATTCGTAACGTAGTTCCAGCTGACTCAGTTGTTGCAAGTGCCAACGAATTAGTCAAAGCTAAGAATGAATTGAAGCAGAAAGAAGTAGAAGTTAAGACTGCTGAAGCTGAGTCTCGTCGTATGGCAGCATTGGCTAACAACTCTGGTAGTTCTATCGCCTTTATGCAAGCCCAAGCTATGTTGAATATCTCTGAAGGTATTAAAACTGGTAAGGTACAAACCATTGTCGTGCCTAGCAACTTCAATGCACTAATGATGACTAAGTAAAATAAATTTGCCCTAAACTTTGTTTTAGGGCATAATTGTTTATACATAGTAATGAAACTAATGAAAAGGAACCCCTATGAAATTATCCAAAGAAACTACAGCAATCTTTAAGAACTTTGCTCAAGTCAACAATAATCTTTTGCTTAAAGAAGGCAATAAGATTTCAACCATTTCTGCACAGAAAAACGTTATGTCTGACGCCACTGTTGCTGAAACCTTCCCAGAGACTTTTGGTATCTATGACTTAAATGAATTCCTTGGTGCAATGTCGCTGTTCAATGATCCTGAACTTGACTTTACCGAGAAGTTTGTAACTATCAAAGAAGGCTCTCGCCGTATCAAATTCTACGGTGCAGAACCATCTGTTCTAACCGCACCTACAAAAAGCATCAACTTCCCAGAAGCTGAGGTTAACTTTACCCTAACTGCATCTATGCTTGAAATGATCAAGCGTACTGCATCTGTTCTGCGTTCTGAAGATATTTCTATCATCGGTGACGGAACTGTCTTGGATATCCAAGTTGGTGATAAGAAGAATGCATCAAGCAACTCCTTCTCAGAACCAGTTGGTGCAACTGATAAAACATTCCACGTTAACCTAAAGGTTGATAACCTAAAGATGCTTCCAGGTGATTATGCTGTAAGTATTTCCAGCAAGAAAATCTCTCGCTTTAAGAGCATCACTGGTGACTTAGTTTACTATGTTGCTGTTGAAGCTGACTCTACTTTTGATGCCTAATTAACCTTTTGGAATATATTATGCCTAAGTTGAAAGACTTGGATGCGAAGTTGTGGAGAGAGTCCCCTGATTCCTATAAACATATGACTGTTTATGGTAAGGCAGAGTTTACTACAGTTAAATGTAAAGTTTGTGGTGAAGATGTTTATTTGTCAGAAGCCTACAAAGAAAGTAAACCTAAACGTAAGCATGGTTCTCATATGAGACCATACCATGCTAAATGCTATATTGCCACCAATGGTAAATATAAAGAGACTAAAGAAAAATCCACAGCATCTTTATTTGAATTTTTGAAAGACTAAATTATGATTGAATCACGTGATATGTTTTTGTGGGTAGAGAAATACCGTCCACAAAAAATTGATGAATGTGTTTTGCCAGAATCATTGAAAGCAACCTTTAAACAATACATCGCTCAGGGAGAACTCCCGCACTTTTTGTTCTGCGGAACAGCAGGCGTAGGAAAAACCACAGTTGCAAAAGCACTGTGTAATGAGATCGGTGCAGAGTATCTAATGATTAACGGTTCTGAAGAATCAGGTATTGATACTTTGCGTACGAAAATCAAAGGGTTTGCTTCAACAATTTCTCTAACAGATTCCAAGAAGGTAGTTATCCTAGATGAGGCAGACTACCTAAATCCTAACTCTACTCAACCAGCGTTGCGTGCGTTCATTGAAGAGTTTAGTAGCAACTGCCGATTCATCTTCACGTGTAACTTTAAGAACAAGTTGCTGGATGCCATCCACTCTCGTTGCGCAGTTATCGAATTTAAAATCGATAAGAAAGAACAACAAGAGATTGCAGCAACTTTCTTTAAACGCACTACTCAAATCTTGACGCAAGAAGGTATTGACTTTGATTCTAAGGTCGTTGCCGAGTTGGTGATGAAGCACTTTCCAGACTATCGTCGTATTCTCAATGAGTTGCAACGTTACTCTGTATCTGGAAAGATCGATAGTGGTATTCTGGTTAACCTGTCTGATCAGACTTACAAAGAACTATTCAAAGCTCTTAAAGAAAAGAACTATACTGAGACTCGTAAGTGGGTAGCAAAATCCAGTGATGGAGATTCTACTACTCTTTTCCGTACTCTGTATGATCAATCTAACAATATGCTTGAAGCAGGTTCTATTCCTCAACTGGTACTTATCCTAGCAGACTATCAATACAAAGCTGCATTCGTTGCTGATCATGAATTAAATATCATGGCAGCATTGACTGAGGTTATGTCACAATGCAAATTCAAGTGAGTCAGCTATGGAGTCTTTATATTATGTAATTGTATTCGTATGTGGCTTTATCTCGGGGTGGATGCTACGAGAGACTATAGCAGTTCATCGTATTAAAAATATGATCGATGAACTTGAGGATATGGAAGACGATGATTCTGACTATCCTACACATATTAAGATCTCTATTGAGAAGGTTGAGTCTACATTCTTCGTCTATAACCTAGAAGACAACTCATTTATGGCACAGGGAAATACACGAAACGAACTTGAAGAAGCACTTAAGAGTCGATTTCCTGGTGTGGTTTTTGCATGTCCTGAAGCTAATCTTAAAGAGGTAGGTTTCAAATGACACCATTCGATTTCCTAAATGCCATTAATGACTCTAAAGAAAACCTCTTTGATGAGGATCCAGCACAATCAAATAAGGATTACGTCCCATTCATCGTAAACAGAGGTTTATCTTACTTTCATGATACCGTCCTGTATGCTAATGAGATGAACGTCAACCACCATATCCCCAAGGAATGGCAGTTTGATTTTCTACTAAATAGTATACCCAGAAAGCGCCGTATGAGCAAGTGGCATAAAAAAGACGATGCTCATACATTGAATCTGGTAGTGGAATATTATGGTTATTCCATCGAAAAGGCGAGAGGTGTTCTAAGTATCCTCTCGAGTGATCAATTGAAAACAATAGAAGAAAAACTATATAAAGGTGGACGATGACAATCGAAATGATTTACTACGATTGGAAGCCTGATTCTATGTTAGAGATCACTCTACCTGAACCAGATAACTTTCTGAAGGTAAGAGAAACACTAACACGAATTGGAATCGCTTCAAAAAAGGATAACAGATTATATCAATCTTGCCATATTTTACATAAGCAAGGTCGATATTTTATTGTACATTTTAAAGAACTATTTGCTCTTGACGGTAAAGAGTCGAATATTTCTATTGAAGATATTGAGCGCAGAAATGCTATTGCTGTACTGCTACAGGATTGGGATCTATTAAAGATCGTAGTTGCTGCTAAGGCAGAACCAAAAGCATCTATGTCTCAAATAAAAGTTGTGTCTTATAAAGACAAAGCAAACTGGGAACTTGTTCCTAAATATAACATTGGTAAGAAAATTAAAACTGAGGTGAATACATGATTCAATTACAATTAAGCATTGCAGAAGTTAACTCTATTCTTCGTTCTTTGGGTAAAGCTCCATTCGAAGAAGTAGCAGACTTGATCACTAAGATCAAACAGCAAGGCGAGCCACAAGCAACTGCATTAATGCAGGCAGCACAAGCAGCAGCACCAGCGGCACCAGAAACTCCTGCAGAAGAAATGCTACCATAACCCTACCTTGGGAACGTTGCCGTCACGGTTAAGGCGTCCGTACAATTGGACTAGCATACGTTAATTGCTCCAGTATAAAGTAAGCTGGGACAGATATGCCTTCGGGATATCATTTTTAACTTAACTCGCTTAATAGGAGAAACTTATGAACGCAAAATTCGTACCTGCCATCTGGCAAGAACATTTCAAAGACTTCGACAAATTCTTTGTTGGCTTTGATGACCAAGTTACACAAATGCAGAAATTGCATGACGATGTAACTAAAAACATCCCAAACTATCCTCCATACAACATTCGTAAGAATGGGGAGAACTCTTACACTATTGAGATCGCTGTTGCTGGTTTCGGTCAAAACGAAATCGACATCGAGATCGATGGTGGCAAGTTGATAGTCAAGGGTAATGTTCAAACTAGCGCAGAACAAGCTAGCAATTATCTCTTTAAAGGTATTGCTAATCGTGCATTCACTCGTGCCTTTGCCATTGATGATCAAATCGAAGTCAAGGATGCAGAACTTTTTAATGGTATGTTAAAGATTGCTCTTGAGCGTCTTGTACCAGAAGAAAAGAAGCCAAAGAAAGTAGCTGTAAAGACCAAAGGTCAGAAGCAGTTTCTAACTGAGGAGGAACGTGATGAAATTACTACAAAGCTGTAAACGTGCATTTTCTTGGTGGGTCTCATTCACCAATGAAACTTTAGATGCTATTAAAAAAGCAAAAGAAGATAACATGAAGCGTTAATCATACCTGTGGGGATCTTCGGATCCCCTAAATACTTGTATGATGAAACCGAAAATATCCCCTAACTTAATTTCGTTTGTTACAGTGCGTAGAGGAAACTGGATCTTAAAAGTATCCGTTTACAAAAATAAAACTATACTTGTTGTGGCAAGACACTACTTTGATTTAGATAAAAGCCTTGTGCAGTTTTTTGATGATCAAAATGATGCTGCTGACTTTTTAGATAATATTGCAGAGAAAGAATAAAATGATTAAAGTGTTTAAATTGATTACTGGTGAAGAATTGATTTCTAAAGTTACCAGTGGGTCAGATGTTGGTTGGTATCTAGAAGATCCCGCTATCGTGATGGTTCAGCGTACTCAAGAAGGTATGGGCGTTGGTTTAGCTCCTTTCCTTGCGTATACTTCTGGAAAGATCTATCTCAACAAATCAGGGGTCATCGTCGAGGCTCAAGCCGATAGCCAGATGGAAAACGAATACAACCGACTATTTGGTGCTGGGATCGTCGTCGCACCTGCATCCGCTCTTATACGCCCTTAAATGTAACCCAAAAGTTTACTTTTCAAGAATAACCCTACCGAGTGTAGGGTTTTTTCATTTAGGTGTTTACTTTAATTCGGTTCTGATGTATAATAGTCTTATGATGATTAGAAAGGGTTCTGAAATGGGTTTCGAAAAAGTGGTTCTGGCTGAAGTTGCTAAGGTTATGAAGTCTGATCGTAAAGCAGCGTTTACCTGTGGTACTCTGTTTGTTGAGTGCTCTGTCAAAGAAGCTGTTAAGATTGAAACAGCTTTGCTAAAGATTCTTGGTTGTGGCATTATCCTTTCCCGTGTTGGCGAAGAATCTGCCTTTGATTTTGTTTAATTGAAAGAGGAATATATTATGAACGTCGTTTACAAATCTCAAGTCCGTGAGCAATCTTCTGATGCACTGCAGCAATTCTTTGCTCGTGGTGGACAAGTCCAAGTCGTCAAAGCACGCAAATCTCCAACTCCAAAAATGCTAGGTAAAAACTCACGTGGGTTCCGCACTGGCACCTCTGGTTTTGCTACTGGCTATCCTTCCAAGTCTCTGTGATGCGTGCGTTTCTTGAGACCACTAAAGATTGGGCACACCCATGCCCAAATCATATCTACTATCTCACTGACGACAAGTCCAAGCTGGTTGCTTTTTATAATGTAGTTACAAAGAAAGTCACCAAGATGTCCAAGCCTATTCGCTTTGACACTCGCTACCGTACCTTTAAGGAATTGAAATGAATCTGAATAAGTTTTTTAATAGTCTAGCTGACAACGCATCCCGTAATTTTAAAATCGAACAACTAACGGCTAACAGCGATAACGAAACCTTGCGCGAAGTTGTTAGGCTGGCTCTCGATCCTTTCACTCAGTTCTATCAACGGAAGATTCCAAAGTATACCCCGAACAATAATCCCTTAGGCGACAACTTAGATTGGGCATTGGATCAACTGCTAACTATGTTAGCAAGTCGTAAGGTTACAGGTAATGCTGCCATTGAGCATCTACAATACGTTCTTGAGAACATCACTGCAGATAATGCCAAGGTTATTGAACGAATCATTCAAAAGGATCTCAAATGTGGAGTGCAAGTCTCGACCGCAAACGCAGTGTGGACTGGCTTGGTGCACGAATATCCAGTCATGCTGTGCAGTCCATTCGACGAGAAACTGGTAAACAAAATCAAGTTCCCAGCTTACGTCCAGTTGAAGATGGATGGGATGCGGTTCAATGCAATCGTAAAAGATGGTAAGTGCGAGTTCCGTAGTCGTAATGGTAAAGAGATACAGCTGCTTGGGTTTCTAGAAACAGACTTTATCAAGATGGCAGCTGGATTTAATATGGTGTTTGATGGTGAACTTCTTGTAAATGACAAGGGTGTGATTCTTGATCGGCAAACAGGCAATGGTATTTTAAATAAAGCCAACAAAGGTACAATCTCTGACTTGGACGCACGTAAAGTTCGTGCCACTGTATGGGATGTTATTCCTTTTGATGCGTTTGCTTCTGGAATCTGTAAAGTTGATTATGCCACTCGACTAAATGGACTTGAACGCATGATTCAGAAAAGCTCTCCAGCAAAGGTTAATCTTGTACAAACTGATCTTGTACAAACTCTTGATATGGCTCAAAGTATTTTTGAATCATATCTTGCCGATGGACTAGAAGGAATTATTCTGAAGTCTAGTGATGGAATTTGGGAAGACAAACGCAGCAAGTCTCAGATCAAATTTAAGGGTGAACTAGAATGCGATCTACGTATTGTTGGTGTGCAAATGGGTACAGGCAAGTATGATGGTATGCTTGGCGCAATTCTTTGTGAATCTGCAGATGGTGTGATTAAGGTTAGTGTTGGCTCTGGATTCTCTGATGAACAACGCAAAGAATTGATGAAGCAAAATTTACTTGACGGAATTGCTGCTATCAAGTATAATATGAGAATAAAGAACAAAGCTGGAGAAGAATCTTTGTTCCTTCCCATTGTTTTAGAGATTCGTGATGATAAAGAAGTTGCAGATTCTAGTAAGGATATTAAATGATACTTGAAACTATTGTTCGTAGTAAACGATGCTTTGATGTAAACTCAAAAAAAGATATTGAGATGTTTACTCGTTATCTTAAAACAAAGGCATGGGGTAAAGAAGGATGTCCATTTGCATTGGAATTCCCACACCTCACTGTTCCTGACATGATTAAAGAGAAACTTATTTTTAAATTCTTAAAGGTTTGATATGACCGAAGATGTTAAGTATGATGCTTTCGAGAAAAGCATGCATGAAAAATACCCAAAGATGTTTGCACAACCATACGGTGGCTTTGCTGTCAGTGAAGGTTGGTGGTTGATCATTGAACGTCTTTGTGCTAAAATTCAACATTATATTGACTGGCAGAATAAGAATCATGAGAAGCATCCTGTAGTTGAGCAAGTAGTTGTTCTTCAAATAAAAGAAAAGTTTGGAGGCTTACGGTTTTATTATTCAGGCGGAGACGAACAGGTGTATGGTATGGTTCGTATGGCAGAATCATGGGCAAGTAATAGCTGCGAGACTTGCGGGAATCGTGGTGTGAGTCGTAGTGGTGGTTGGATTAGAACGTTGTGTGACGAACATGAAACAGAACGTCAAAAAGATATGAAAGAAAGGTACGGAGATGACTGATAAAGTATGGGTAATGGTTGAGTGTGTTTCGATGTTTCGTATGCGTTATATGGTTGAGGCACCTGCTGCCAATCCAGAGTATGCACTTGACACTGTGACAATGAATGAGGCTAAAGAGTTTAGTCAAGAACATATAACTGAGAGCATTATTTCTCATAGAGTTATGAGTGAAGCAGAAGCTCTCAAGTTTTGCGATACCGACAATGACTATTGTTTGGGTTGGACTGAAGAACAAAAGATCAATGCCTTCTTTACTAGAGAAGATGAAAAGGTAGTTCTATAATGTTTATTTTTGATATAGAAACTCTTGGTGTTGAGTCAACTGCGGTTGTTCTTAGCGCAGCTTTGATTTATTTTGATCCAGAACAGCGTCCAAGTTATAAAGATCTATTGGAGTCTGCCTTGTTTGTTAAGTTCAATGCAAGAGATCAGATTCAAAGATTGAATCGAACTATTGATCCATCTACTTTAGAGTGGTGGGAAAATCAGCATGAGTATGTTCAGCAAGTTTCTTTGCGCCCATCTTCTACTGATATAAAAGCTGAGGATGGTATTATCATGCTGCATAACTATATGAACAGGATCCAGAATGCTCAAAAGCATACCATGTGGGCACGTGGGTCTTTAGATCAGCTGGCAATTGATAGCCTTGCAGTTCGCTGTGAAATGCAACAAATCACTAGCTATGCTGCATGGAGAGATATTAGAACTGCAGTAGATATTCTTACAGGATCCACAAACGGATACTGTGATGTAGTTTACGACGGGTTTGATCGGCACGAAGTTATTAAACATCACCCTGTGCATGATTGCGCACTTGATGCAATGATGTTAATGTATGGAAAATCTAAAGAATAATGCATTTTTATACTAACGTATTTCCCTTTGGCGATCAGATGTTCGTACGTGGTTACGACAATGGTCGCCCTTTTTCACATAAGGTGGAATTTTACCCAACACTGTACGTTCCTTCAAAGAAGCACGACAGTGATTGGCGCACACTTGATGGAACTGTAGTAGATGTGGTCAATCCTGGAGGTGTCAAAGATACCAAAGAGTTTGTCAAACGATACGAAGATGTCAAAGGGTTCGATATCTATGGTAACACTAATTACGTTTGCCAGTATATCAGCGATACTTATGAAAGTGATATCAAGTGGGACATGGATCTCATTAAGGTATACACGATTGACATCGAGACTAAAACCGAAAGTGGATTCCCTGATATCAAAACTGCCAATGAAGATATCTTGCTAATCACAATCAAGGATCTTGCCAGTAAAAAGGTTATCACATTCGGAACTAAAACGTATGTGAATAGTAGAGACGATGTAGTTTATCTGCATTGCGAAAGCGAAACGCATCTGTTGCGAGAGTTTGTAGCTTGGTGGCAACAGAACTATCCAGATATCATCACTGGTTGGAATACAGAATTCTTTGACGTGCCTTATCTTGTTCGACGTATTGAGCGTGAACTTGGCGAGCCTTATGCCAAGAAACTATCTCCATGGGGATACTACAACGAACGCAAGACTTTCATTAAAGGTTCCGAAGAGATTCATTACGACATCCATGGTATTGCGCACTTGGACTTTCTTGCCCTGTACAAGAAGTTTACTTACACCAAGCAAGAATCATATCGACTTGACTATATTGCTGAGCAAGAACTTGGCGATAAGAAGAAAGAAAACCCTGGAGAATCATTCAAGGATTTCTACACAAATCACTGGCAACAGTTTGTTGAATACAACATCCAAGACGTAGAGTTGGTCGACCGTATGGAAGACAAGATGCGCCTAATTGAACTGTGTTTGACTATGGCGTACAACGCAAAGATTAATCTTGAAGATGTATTCTCACAGGTTCGTATGTGGGACGCCATCATCTATAACCACTTGCGTGAAAAGCGCATTGCTATCCCCGCAAAGAATATCTTTGGTGGTAAAGATGCTCAATTTGAAGGTGCGTATGTTAAAGATCCGCTAATTGGTATGCACAAATGGGTTGCTTCATTCGACTTGAACTCGCTGTATCCACATTTGATTATGCAATACAACATCAGTCCAGAGACTCTTACACACGAGAAGATTTCTTGTACAGTTGATCAGCTATTGAATCAAGAGATTGATACTTCATATGCTAAGAACAATGAGCTGTCCATGACTGCAAATGGGTGGTGCTATCGTAAAGACATCAAAGGGTTTATGCCTCAGTTGATGGAAAACATGTACAAGGATCGATCTAAGTTTAAGAAACAGATGTTGAAGATTGAGCAAGAGTATCAAGATGATAAAAGCAAGAAGCACTTGCTAAAGGATATCTCCAGATTGAATAACCTTCAGATGGCTATGAAGATTGCATTGAACTCTGCTTATGGTGCTATGGGTAATCAATACTTTAGGTACTTTGATCTACGCATGGCTGAGGGTATTACAACTTCTGGTCAGTTGTCTATTCGTTGGATGGCTAATGAGTTTAATGCATACATGAACAAGTTGCTTAAGACCAAGGACGCTGATTACGTTATTGCCATTGATACTGACTCGATCTATTTGACACTTGAGCAACTGGTTGAAACCGTCGCAGCTGATAAGGATACGATAGGTAAGATCAAGTACATGGACAAGATCTGTGAAGAAATCTTCCAGCCTTTTATTGATAATACATATAAGAAGCTGTCTGAGTATATGAATGCTTACTCGCAAAAGATGATTATGAAGCGAGAGGTTCTGGCTGATAAAGGTATCTGGACTGCTAAGAAACGATACATTCTTAACGTGCATAACTCTGAGGGTGTTCAGTTTGCAAAGCCAAAGGTCAAGGTCATGGGTTTGGAAATGGTCAAGTCATCTACACCTTCAATCATTCGCAATAAACTTAAAGAATCTATTCCTGTTATTCTAGATGGTGATCAAAGTAAGCTGCATGATTTTATTGAAAAGTTTCGTAGTGAATATAAATCATTCTCAGTTGTAGAGATTGCATTCCCACGAGGTGTCAATGGAATAAAGACCTATGCAGGTTCACCAATCTATACAAAGGGAACTCCAATTCATGTTCGTGGTGCATTGCTACACAACCACTATCTAAAGAAGATGCAGTTGGATAAAGTTTACCAACCTATTCGTGATGGAGATAAGATCAAGTTTGTTTATGTAAAGAAGCCAAATCCATTCCAAGAGGATGTGATTTCTTTCTCACAAACCTTACCTGAAGAGTTTGGTCTAAATAGATTCATTGATTATGATCTCCAATTCGAGAAAACATTTTTAGATGCACTACAAACCGTAATTGAGCCACTTGGTTGGCATACCGAAGAAAAAGCATCATTGGAGGATTTCTTTTGAAAAACTTAGCTGACTATGTAATGATTGTTGATCATGTATTGACAGAAGACTTTTGTAACTCATTGATTGAACGATTCGAGAAACAAGAACAAAAACTAACTAATAACACATGGGGTAATCATATGATGAACTTCCATGAGTTAAACATTACAAAACATGAGGACTTTGTAGAAGAGTCTAAGTTGTTTTACGATCTAACACAAGATCTTTTTAAGTTTTACATTGATAAAAATAATGTAGAATTTATGCCTAGTAAAATTGGGTACGAAGATGCAAGAATGAAACGATACGATCCAAATGGTATTGACCAGTTCGGTTGGCATACTGATGTTGGGGATTATGCATCTGCAAAAAGATTTCTTGTTATGTTCTATTACCTAAACGATGTTGAAGAAGGTGGACAAACCGTATTCAACGATGTTACATACGATGATAAAACAAACTTGACTATAAATGCTAGACGAGGTAGAATAGTAATATTCCCTCCTATGTGGATGTACCCACACAAGGGTATGCCTCCAATTAGTAACTCTAAGTATATTATATCCACATACTGCCATTACCTATAAGGACAAATATGAAACTATTAAAATTTTCTGCTGAGTGGTGCAATCCATGCAAAACTCTAACCCAAGTTATCATCAAAGCTGGTGATAAGATAACTGTGCCTGTTGAGCAAGTTGACATTGATGCTCAATCTGATATTGCCATGCACTATGGAATCCGTAGCGTTCCAACCATGATTTTGATTGACGACAATAATGCAGAGATTAAACGACGTGTAGGTTCTATGAACGAAGCACAATTGCTAGACTTTTTGAAAGGTTAATATGAACATTTTAGATAAGATTAAAAAGAATTCAACGATCAAAGAGTCTGCGATTTTGGCAAACTCTAAGTTCTTTCAAAAGAAAGATATGATTGCTACGACCATTCCTGTTATCAACGTAGCATTTTCTGGTCGACTTGATGGTGGTTTTGTTCCTGGACTTACCATGTGGGCTGGTCCATCAAAACACTTTAAGACTGCATTCTCTTTGCTAATGGCTAAGTCTTATATGGATAAGTATCCAGATTCTGCTTTATTGTTCTACGACTCTGAGTTTGGCACACCTCAATCCTACTTTGATTCTTTTGGTATTGACACCAATAGAGTTGTTCATACTCCAATCATGGACGTTGAGCAATTGAAGTTTGATATTATGCAGCAACTAGCTGGCATCGAGCGCACTGACAAGATGATGATTGTCATTGACTCTATTGGTAACCTTGCTTCTAAGAAAGAAGTTGAAGATGCCATGGATGGAAAGTCTGTTGCTGATATGTCTCGTGCTAAACAGATGAAGTCTTTGTTCCGTATGGTTACACCACACTTGACTATGAAAGACATTCCAATGGTAGTTGTCAATCATACTTACAAAGAAATTGGTTTGTATCCTAAAGACATCGTTGGTGGTGGTACTGGTTCTTATTACTCAGCTGACAACATCTTTATCTTGGGTCGTCAACAAGAAAAAGAAGGCACTGAAATCGTTGGTTACAATTTTATTATCAATGTGGAAAAATCTCGTTATGTTAAAGAAAAATCTAAGATACCTGTTAGCGTATCTTTTGATGGTGGCATTAGTCGTTGGTCTGGTCTATTGGACATCGCACTCGAGTCAGGGCATGTGGTTAAGCCAAGCAACGGATGGTACTCAAAGGTTGACTCTGATGGAGTTGTTGAAGACAAGAAGTATCGTTTGAAAGATACTGATACCAAAGACTTCTGGATGTCAGTTGTAACTTCAAAGACATTCAATGAGTTCGTCAAGAATAAGTATGCAATCTCTACTGGTGATATTATGCAAGGTGAAGACATTGATGCAGAACTTGCTGCAATAGAAGGATGATATGTACGAAGTACCTGAAGATTTCCAACTACCTGCCCATGTAGTTTTAGAAAATAAGGTGGACAAAACACAGGCAATAAAGTTGCTTGTGAGTCCATATGAGGGTATAATATTCTCTTATGGTAAGGTATCTTTTGATAAGATCGTTGGGGATGCAGAAGAAGAACATGCACATATGCAGTTTGAGTATAACGTGCATGATTATGCTGGCAAAGATTTTAGTGCAAAGCAGAAAGCTGTCTTCGAAGAATTCCTTGGTGACTTCTTAAGAGACCTTATAATTTTTGGTATTAATGAAAACAACATATCATATACTGGTGGTATTGAAGGGTAGAAATTTTAATGCGTATTGAACAAGCCATTCTGTCTAATCTTATTCATAATGAGGAGTATTGCCGAAAGGTAATTCCTTACCTCAAGAAAGAGTACTTTGCTGATCGCAAGGATTCGACAATTGCTGCTCTGTTGATTTCTTTCTTTGAGAAGTATAACAAACCTGCATCATCAGAGATTATTGCCATTGAGGTAACTAATCTTCCAGGGCTAACTGATAAAGAAGTTCCAGAATTGCATGAGTATGCGAAATCACTCGTGTGTGATGTGACGACCAATCCTGATTGGTTACTAGAGAATACTGAAAAGTTTTGTAAAGACCGAGCAGTATACAATGCGATTCTGGCTTCGATTAAAATTATTGATGGTAAAGATAAAGTGCACAACCAAGATGCGATTCCATCCATCTTATCTGATGCACTTGCTGTAAGTTTTGATAGCCACATTGGTCATGATTACATAGACGATGCTAATGAGCGTTTCGAATTCTATCATAGAATTGAAGAAAAGGTTGCTTTTGATCTTGAGATGTTTAACCTTATCACTAAGGGTGGACTTTCCAGGAAAACTCTGAACATTGCACTTGCTGGTACTGGTGTTGGTAAGTCTCTGTTTATGTGTCACGTTTCTGCATCTAGTTTGATGCAGGGTAAGAATGTTCTTTACATTACCATGGAAATGGCAGAAGAACGTATTGCTGAACGTATTGATGCAAACCTATTGAATATTACCATGGATGAATTGAAGGTCATCGATAAAGATATCTTTGATTCTAAAATGGATAAATTGGCTAAGAAAACTCAAGGCAAGCTAATCGTCAAAGAATATCCAACTGCATCTGCCCATGCTGGTCACTTTCGTGCTTTGCTTGAAGAATTGAAGATGAAGCGTGACTTCCGACCAGATATTATCATGATTGACTATCTAAACATCTGTTCTTCTCAGCGTGTCAAGCAAGGTGGCTCTGTAAATTCTTATACATATATTAAGTCGATTGCTGAAGAGTTACGTGGTCTTGCTGTAGAGTATAATGTGCCGATTCTGTCTGCAACCCAAACTACTCGTAGTGGTTTTACCAATAGTGATCCAGGGTTGGAAGATACGTCAGAATCATTTGGTTTACCAGCTACTGCTGACTTTATGTTTGCTTTGGTATCCAATGAAGAACTTGAACAACTGAATCAAATCATTGTCAAACAACTGAAGAATCGTTACAACGATCCAGGATTTTATAAACGATTCGTTGTTGGTATTGATAGATCAAAGATGAAGTTATATGATGTAGAAGCCTCTGCTCAACAGAACTTGTCAGACGCTGGTCAATCTTATAGTATGAAAGAAGACAAGCCTCTCTTCGATCAAAGTGATTTTGGCAAACGACTACCTAGTAATACTGGGTTCGCTGATTTTAAATTTTAAGGAGTAGATATGGTTAAGATTATTGTTGCTGATAGAAAGTATAACAGCGAACATTTGCTAGGGCAGTTTGTTGATGAGAGTCACTATGACTTGTTGGTTGAAGAGGATTGTGACGTTTACATGCCACTACCTGTTGGTGACGACGAAACATATCCAGAAGATCGTATCGTCTTTAAGTTCCGCAAGAACTACTTTTCCAAAGAACAGCAAGATGCAGCATACGCTGGCTTGCGTGAAGCTGCAATTGAAACACAGAATCGTGGACTAGCTGCAGGACCACGTGCAGATAAACTTGGTAATCGTGAGTGGGTTACTGAGTACGAGTACGAAATTGTAGACTACTTCTTGAAGCCTACTGAGAATCTTTTTGGTGAAGATCCAATCGAAGAAATTCGTAAGAAGTACGGCAATAAAAAAGATTCAATCTCTAATCGTGCCAACGTTTGGTCTATTGAACGTGTTAAGAAAGAGAAGTTTAAATTCGAAGACTGGGTTAACAAAACTAAACTGTTACCCCAAGAAGAACAACAGGCAAGTGCAGCGCATGTAGCTGATAAGTTAATCTGCGCTACTACGTATGCTAACTCTGTAAACTCTGGCATCGCTGGATGGTTCGATCGTTATCCACGTATTCCTTATGGTCGTGCCACTGCATATACTTCAAAGAATCCAGAGAAGTTTGCCATGGCATTCCCATTCTTACAAAATCTTGCCAAGGGTTTTAAAGATCTTCTTCCATGGAGATACAATAACCAAATGGAAGCTGCAAAGAAACTTGATCCTGCATTCTTAGTTCCTGGAACTCCATTCACTACAGTAACTGTCAATAAGACTTTCCGTACAGCTGCGCATTACGATGCTGGTGACTTGACTTCTGGTTTGTCTAACTTGCTGACATTGTCCAATGATGGTAACTACTCTGGTGGTTATCTTATTGCACCAGAGTATCGTATTGCTGTAAACGTTCGTCCAGGTGACTTGCTGTTGATTAACAACCATGAAGTTATGCATGGTAATACACCTATTGTTTGCCAAGAAGGTTCTGAACGCATTTCCCTAGTTGTTTACTTTAGAGAGAAAATGCTAGAGTTGGGAACTAAAGAGTACGAAGAATGTCGCTTTGACTTTGTTGAGTCTCGCAGACTGAATAAAGAACATAAAGAATGGCGTCAACTATGGAACGGTGTTTCACCTAGCATGTGGGACAGCGAAGAATGGTATGACTTCTGTGAGCAAAAACTAGGTCGTGATACACTTGAGAAGTATCATCCCGACTCTGTAAAATCAAACTCATTGGAAGGATTCTTTTAATGTGTTCTATTATTGGTGCGATCATCCGTAACCCTACGAGTGATCACTTTGATATGATACGACGTGTATTCCATGAGTCAAAGATTCGTGGAATGCATGCTACAGGAATGTCTATATTATTTGATAATAAAATTATGACGTTCAAAGAACCTGTCTCTGCAGACAAGTTTGTTCATTTAGATTCTTTGGAGGAAATGGTAAATCATGACGGTACTTTATATCTTATTGGTCATTGTCGTTACAGCACTAGCGATCTGGAATATAATCAACCCCTAGCAAACGAGGAATGTTCTATCGTACACAACGGTGTTGTTACACAAGAACTACCTGAGAACTGGAAGACTTTGTTTCCTGAATATGTTTGTGAAACTAAAAATGATAGTGAATTGATTTTACACTCACCTTCACCATTAGAAGAATTCCCTGATTCTTCTATTGCTGCATGTGAGTTATGGGCTGATAAAAAACTAATTACATATCGTAATGGTAAGCGTCCATTATATTTGACTTCTATGCTAGATGGATGTATAATTACTTCTACAACTAATATTGCAAGACGAGCAGGAGTCGATGGTGTTACTATGGAAGTTCCCATGAACACTTATATGACTATTGATTCTAGTCTTACATTCGATATGCAAATAGTAAAGACAAATAAACGAGACTTACAAAGGGTTGATTATGAATTATCCGTCTAACAAATACACATGGGGCTATGAGATTGAATGGGGTGATGTAGATCGTAGACTAGTCGTTCCCGAACATCTTGGTAAGTGGGAATTCGCTGAAACTGATATTGTAAACATTCATGAACCTTTTAAATATATCGCTTGTGATCCTCTTGGTACTGATCCATACATGGGTGGTGAGATTAACACTAAGCCAACTAATACTTGGCAAGAACAAGTGGATCGAGTCATGGAGATACATAGCTTCTTTGCTGATGCTGGCAATAAGCCTTCTGCTTCTTGTGTAAACCATGGTCACCTTCATGTGTTTGTTCCTGGTCTTAAAGATGATGTAGCTACACTTAAGAAGTTAGTCTCTTATATCAAAGCCAATCAAACAGATACTATTGAAGCATGCTATGGTTTCTACGAAGCATCTCAAATGAAATCATGCAAGGGTGCTAAGATGTATCTCAAGTATGACGGCGGACGAGAAATGCCAGAATATATGTGTGACAATATCGTCAATCTGGCAACAGACTTTGAACACTTTATCAAGTTGCATGCTGCTGGCAAAGATGGTGTATCAATGGGTCGTCCATTCCGATACGCCATCAATACATACTGCATGAAGCATACTGGTACTATCGAGTTCCGTTGTTTCCGCTCAACAACTAAGCGTGACGAGATGGAAGCCCAGTTCCGTTTTGCCGAGAAGTTTATTGAAGCTGCATTGAACGATGGACCAAGCGTCAAAGAAATCCTTGCTGCAGATAACTATAAGTTCCCTCCATTCGTATGGGATCTTAATGAGTATGTTGGTTGGGAAAAGACAAAGTGGGATAAAGAACGTGGTAACAAACAACGCGAATACCTTGCTGTTGCGTAAATGCACCCGAGACGAATTCGTAGCAGCAATCACTGATGATAAAGCTGACGGTTTCGCCAAGACATTCAGAGCCAAAGCAGATATGCAGGATCAATGGGATGAATGTCTTGGTGCCTTTAATGCTGACGGTGAGCTCATGGGTGCAATCATTACCACTCTTGGAAAGACTAATCCCCGTGTGGCAAACCTACAGCTGCTACATACTTTTGCTAAACATAGACGTAAGGGTATAGGAAAGCAATTGACCTTAGCTTCTTATAACGATGTCGTTTCCCGTGGATCAGTATACTTTAGAGTGTCTGCGGAGCCTGATGCTGTAGTGTTTTATGAGAGTATTGGGTTTAAGTTCTGGGGTTTACAAAAGTCTGGATGTAGTTTGAGTATGTTTAAAGTTGTTGGTAGTATCAATGAAGGACTTTACAACGATGCTGATCCAATCTTACAACGAGCATTATACAGTGGACGCAAGGGAAGTCTTGCATCGTCATATAAAGAAACACAGCCAGTTGACTTAGCATCTTTTATATAATTATGGATTACAGACTAAAAGAAAATCGTCGTGAAGCATTCATCCGCTGGTACGCATGGTCATTGAAGTATGATGACTGCGATCCAGCTGTATGGGCTACTAACTATCTCAACAAACGCTACGAGCACAACGATGAGCAACGACTCTGGCTTTGCTGGCTCTATGGAAATACATACCACTTACCAACTGCATGGGTTCTGATGAACGAGTTCCCTGACTTTGAGTTGGCAACAGTTGATCGTATGCAGCAGTGGAACACTACTAATTACAAGCGACTGCGATATCAAACAGATACAAAGTGGAACAAAGGTCACTTACCTACCATGTTTGCTTCATATCAGAAGTTTATTGGTGGCAAATCTCAACGTGAAGTTATGGAGGCTCATTATGGAGACAACGAGGAAAAGTCATTTGATAATTTGTGGGAAAGTGCTAAGACACAGCTGCATAAATTTGGTCGTTATTCTACTTGGTTTTATCTTCAGCATCTTAAGCATACCGCTGATGTTCGGATTAGCCCTACTAGTCTCATGCTTGACGATTATGATGGGTCTCGCTCTCACCGTAATGGGTTGCATCTTGCCCTCGGCGAAGATGACAAGTACGATCAGAAACTGGACAGAGCAGCTTATGTATCTCTTGAAAGTCAAGCCAGAGAAATCTTAGAAGAAACCATCAGAAGATTCCCTGAGTTAAAGAATCAAGTTGACTTCTTTACAATGGAAACCTGCCTGTGTTCTTTCAAGAAGATCTTTAGAGAAAAGCATGGTCGTTATCTTGGTTACTATCTTGATCGTCAAGCTGAAGAAGTTATGCAATGCGAGAAAGATGGTTGGTACGGTATCGATTGGGATGTTCTATGGCAAGCTAGAAACGAAACTATTGACCTTCGCTTAGACCATAAACGAGGAATCAATAAAGAAAAGTATCCTAACTTTATTAGATCAGGTAGAATAGAAAACTTAGACTGGTTCTTTGATGATGAAGAGCCTCAACATATTGGATTGGAGATGTTTGGATGAAAAAGATTATTGCTGTTGGTGGTCAACCAGGAACTGGTAAAACTACTCTTTTCCGTAAGTTTATCGATAACTACGATTGGAATAAGTGCGAGCCTAAGAAACTACTCAATGCTATGTATTGCGAAGAGATCGATACTTATGTCTTAGGTAAGTACGAGGACGGAGAAACCTTTGCTGGAACTGATCGCTTATCAATGGCAGTCCAACCAGCAGCGCAAGAGTTTGTAGCTGGTACTAAGTGCAATGTCCTATTCGAAGGCGATAGAATCTTCAATCAATCCTTTTTGGAGTTCTGCATGGCTCTGCCCAACAGAGACTTGCAAGTTGTATATCTAAAGGTTCCTGATACTATGCTTAAGGAACGATATGCCGAACGTGGCTCTGATCAGTCGGAGGTTTTCCTAAAAGGCAGGGCGACTAAATATAGTAATCTGCTTTCAAATTTTGAATTGATGTCCTATATTACTGAGTTTGCAAACACTAACTTAGAGGAGCAAGCGAAGGTTCTAGCGTTTCTGGATTCCCATCTAGCATAGCGTAAGAGTCTTCTGGAATACGATGAAATTCCTAGAAGAAGCTAATTTCAATTGGATGGATATGCTCAATTTTCATGAGCGTCCATTTAGGGCTAAATTCATCCCCGCAAAAGTTTGGAAAGATCTAGATCGTTATAAGAATGATGAACGGGGTCTTTCCAATTATTTTAAAAAGTGGCGAACTCGGCTAGAGTTTACGCCTGAGATATCTAAAGCCAAAATATACGAGAAGTATATTGCTGTTGGCGGAGAATACGACCCTGATGTGCGTCAATGTGTTCTACAGATTCGAACTATATACTACGATACATTCCCCTTTACTCCTCCTACATGGGACAGGTTTAAGTATAAACTTATACAGGTTCTTATGCATGAGATCATTCACTTTATGCAGTTTGATCGTCGTGGAGATGAGTGGAGTAACTACATAGTTCCATATAAAAAAATTGGTAAACAACAAGTAGATGATGAGCGACAATATCTATCTGGTTTTGATGAGATCCAAGCCTATGCTCATTGCGTATGGATAGATTATAGATCTTTTCGTCCAAAATTTTCCATAGAAGATCTGCTTGCTCGTTCAAACACAAGTCACGATTCCAGCACCCTACGATATTTTCTTAAAACCTTCAACTACGACTATCGTAACAATGAAGCTATCCCTAAGATTATTCAGCAAATAGGTAAATGGGAGCGTAAGTATCATCGTGTGCTGAAGAAGCCTAAATAATAGGTTATAACTATCAGGTTACACTATGGCTACTGCTAATACAATTCTATCCGACATTAATGAAATCCAGACAGGATATTTCCTAGCTGGAGAAAAATGGTTTGATAACGACGCAAAAGAACAATTCAATATGCGTGCCAAACAAGCCACGCCCGCAGAGGTAGCTGATGCTATTGGTAAAGCTAGGGTAATGGCACAAGAGTTTATCGTATGGGCTAAAGCCAATGGATATAAGACACCTATTAGAGATGTTTGGTGGACTGCTAGACCAAACTCTATGACTAGAGCAGTTGGCTATCCAGTCGACCAGAAAAAGAATCCAACTGACGTACTAGTTAAATTTACATCAGGACCATCTGACGGTTTCCTTGGATTGTCTGCTAAAGCTACGCAAGGTAGCGGTGATATTGGATTTAAAAATCCAGGACTAGGTACTGTTGATAGAAACTTAAATATGAAGTTGGCTCAAGAATACGACAACCAACTTAAACAAACTATTAGAAAATTTGCATTACCTGAAGCCTCTGCTGCACGAAAGTTACACATTCGTTCTAATCCAGGTATAAAGAAACAAACTGAAGAAATCGGTGTTCAGATTTTAGCTGCAATGCGTGATGAATTGTTAGTTCGTCTAAACAAATTCAAACAACCTGAACTAATAAAGTATCTACTAAGTGACTGGATGGATGCGGAGATCGTCAAGCCACCTTACATCAAAGTCACTGGTCAAGGTAACAAAGAACCATACAGAGCAGTTGCAATGGATCCAACAAAGAATGAAAAGTTGGACGCACTAGCAAAATATAAAGTCACTCTTGAAAAAACAGGCAATGAGTCTATTGGCGTCAAGGCAGGTGAAAAGAAAATCATGAAGATCCGTTTCAAATTCGAATCAGAAAAGATGGCATCTTCAGTAAAACTATCTGGAGATCCATGGTAATGAAATCATTAAAGTCCTTTATCATTGAGGAAAAGAATACTCATATGGAGCACCTTGAAGACCTAGTCTTCAATGAAGGTGTTGCTGGCGCCCGCAAAGCTATCAATTTCTTGCGTGACCTTCGCGATATGCTTGCTGGTAACTCTACTTCTAAGATCACTGCCACTGTTAAGTGGGATGGCGCACCAGCTATCTTTGCTGGTATAGATCCAAGAGATGGAAAGTTCTTTGTAGCTAAGAAAGGTATCTTCAACAAAGAGCCTAAAGTATACAAGACCGCAGCTGAAATTGACGCTGAACTATCTGGTGATCTAGCAGACAAGTTTAAAATTGCACTCTCGGAGTTCTCGAAACTAGGCATCAAGTCTGGTGTTTATCAAGGTGACCTTATGTTCACCGATGATAAAAAGATCGAGACTATTGATGGTGAGAAGTACGTAACCTTCCATCCAAACACTATTGTTTACGCTATCCCTTACTCTAGCGAACTAGGTGCTAAGATTCGTTCAGCTAAGATTGGTATCGTTTGGCACACTACCTACGAAGGTAAATCTTTTGAGACTATGTCAGCATCCTTTGGTAAAGGTATCGTAGAAAAGTTCAAGGATGTTTCTACCATATGGATGGATGATGCAAACTATAAAGACTATTCTGGAACTGCAACGTTTACTAAGTCAGAGACTGCTGCAGTAACTAAAATGCTTTCTGATGTAGGTTCCATGTTTCAATCAATGAACCCACTAACCCTCAACGCAATCTCCCGTGATGAAGATCTATTGATGCAGGTTAAGACCTACAACAACTCCAAGATCAAAGCCAACACACCAATCACTGACATCAATGCACATGTCACTGGACTTTTCAATTATATTCATGACAAGTTCCAGAAGGAAATTGATACCAAGAAGACTCAAAAGGGTAAAGACGTTCAAGAAGAAAAGCGTAAGAAGATTCTGGCATTCTTTGCCAATCACGACAAGCGTGAGATCGTTAAGATCTTTGAGATAGCCGAGAAGCTAACAGCCATCAAGGAAATGATTATTAACAAGATGAACGAAGCTGGTCATATCTCTACCTTTATTAAGACTGCTTCTGGATTCAAAGTTACTGGCGTAGAAGGTTTCGTGGCAATTGATCACCTATCAGGTGGTGCTGTTAAGATTGTTAATCGTATGGAATTTAGTAAAGCTAACTTCTCTTCCGATGTTATTAAAGGATGGCAGAGATGAGCGAATTAAATGATTTTCTGAAACTAATGGCAGAGGGTAAAAAGAAAGACCCAGTTGCCATTCGTTCTCAGGAAATCAAAGAAAACATCAAGACAGATCTGGGAAGTTTATTCTCAGAGATATCTATCATCAAGAGTCAAGATCCTAAGGTTCAGAAAACTAAAGAGATCAAGAGTCAACTCAAAGAAAAACTTGAGTTCGATCTGAATGATGTTTTCGCAGAACTATCTTCTCTAAAGAAGCAGAAAGAAGAACTTGAAACAGTAGTTGAACCTATCGTTGAAGAAGTTCTTATTGAAGTTGCTCCACTACCAACACCTATCGGAGTTGTCCCACCTGCTGCACAACTGCCAGATGTTGCATCATATCTGCCACCGCAGAAACAAGAACCAGATGTCACGCAACGTGATATTAAAACTGTAAAGGACAAGATTAAATTTCTTGAACAGTGGATTAGTAAGATTCAAAATGCTGGTCCAGGTGGTGGTGAAGTAAACCTTCGCTATCTAGACGACGTTGCAAGAGAAACAATCTCTGATGGTCGTTGGTTAAAGTATGATGGTGCTCGCAAGAAATTTGTATTTGATGACATCAATCCATATGAAGTTGTATATAATACAACTGAAGTGACTACTACAACTTATACTGTTCAGGATACTGATTACTACATTGGTGTCAACTATGCTGGTCCAGTTACCATAACCCTACCAACATCTGCAAATTCTGGTCGTATGTTGATCATCAAAGATGAAGATGGTGATGCAGAAACAAACCCTATTACTGTCCTCGGCAATGTTGACAATGATGCTGGCGGATTTATAATTCAAATTAACAATGGTGCCATTCAGATGATATATCGCAATGGCTGGAGAATCGTATGACATATTTGTTCACAAACAATCAAGAAGTTAAGAATGATACTGGTAATCCATTACCAGTATCAAAGAACACTACAGTAAACTCTTCAGAAAATCCAATCTTTGTTGATACTGGTCTAACTATTCCAGCAGTATTTGATGGAGAGATTAAAAATGATTCTGGTAATCCAATTCCAGTATCTAAGAATACATCAACCAATTCTGATACAAATCCAATCTTTGTTAAGGGAACTTCTGACTCGAGTTTCTTTGCTCCAACTCAATCAGATGCATTCGGTAGACTGCGTGTGAGTAATCCATATACTTTATTTGATGGGGGTGTGCGCTTTTCGGACAACGCATTTAAGTGGGATCAACAGGATATTGGTGCAGCAGCTTCAACTTTCTTGCCAAATGAAAGTTCTATATTAATGGCAACCACTGGCGCAGGATCAGCTATTCGTCAGAGTAAACAAGTGTTTTCCTATCAGCCTGGAAAAAGTTTATTAAGTATGTTGACTTTTGTTATGAATACTCCTACTGCTGGAGTTACTCAACGAGCTGGATATTTTGGAGCACAGAACGGAATCTATTTTGAAGTAGCAGGAACCACAAAAAATCTTGTTATTAGAAAATATACTTCTGGTTCAGTAGATGACACTACAGAAAAGTTCGCTCAAAGTTCTTGGAATGGTGATAAATTAGATGGGACTGGAGCTAGTGGAATAACATTAGATGTTTCTAAAGCACAGATTTTTTGGTGTGACATTGAATGGTTAGGTGTAGGATCGGTTCGTTGCGGATTTGTTATAGATGGACAGTTTATTGTGTGTCATACTTTTCATCATGCTAATATAGCAAACAAAGTCTATATGACCACTGCTACATTACCGTTACGATATGAAATTATTAGTACTGGACCAGCAGCTTCAATGAGAGCGATCTGTTCCACAGTTATATCAGAGGGTGGCTATATGAATCGTAGCGAAACCCGTGCCATAGGAACAGCACTGACTGGTAAAGATCTTAGCAACACAGTTTATAGACCTTTAGTATGTTTAAGATTGGCGTCAACTGCTATAGACTCTATTGTAGTTCCAACCGCATTTGATGTATTTGGATTACAACTAGCAGCTTTTGCATATCGTATTATTCTTAATCCAACTCTCACGGGAGCCAATTGGACTTCTGCTGGTACAGATAGCACAGTAGAATATGACATTTCTGCAACTGCTCTTTCTGGTGGAAAAGTAATAACACAAGGTGTATTTGTAGGATCTAACAAGGGTGGATCTGCTCAGGTTACTTCCAATGACATAGACTTTAGCCAACAATTAGGTAGAACCATAGCAGGTGTGTCAGACATATGGTGCTTAGCAGCAATCGCCACTACTAACAATGATGATGCTGTTGGTATAGTAAACTGGCAAGAACATAACTAGTATGTATAAGTCAGAATTTAAAATGACTAAATAATAGTAGATATATTTTTATAGATGGAAACAATGAAAAAGTTTAATCAGTTAGTCCGAGAGTTGCCTTCCAATACCGTTGTTTTCGCATTCGGTAGATTCAACCCACCCACATCTGGGCACGAGCTATTAGTCAAGACAGTTAAGAAATTAGCTAAGACTCACAATGCTTCTCACGCCATCTATGCATCTAAAACTCTAGATGCTAAAAAGAATCCCCTAACTGTAGAAAAGAAGGTTCACTATTTGAACCTTATGTTCCCTGACACCAAATTCGTTGCAGCAAGTGCAACTGTTCGTACGTTTATTGAAGCAGCAAAAGAACTTAATAAAAAGTATAAGAACTTAATCATGGTTGCTGGCAGCGACCGAATTCCTGAATACGAGAAACTCTTGAACCGATATAATGGTCAAGAGTTTCATTTCGATTCGGTAATGGTTATTTCTGCAGGTGAACGAGATCCAGACTCTGATGACGCATCAGGTATGTCTGCTTCTAAGATGCGTGCTGTTGCTTCTAAAGGTGACTATGCTCAGTTCAAGAAGGGTTTACCTTCTTCTATGAGAGACATTGATGGTCGTCGTTTGATGAATGACGTTCGTCAAGGTATGGGTCTAGACGTTGTTAAAGAACAAGTAAAGTTTACAGTTGATGCTATCCGTGAGAAGTATCACAAAGGTAAGATATTCCAAATAGGACAATTTGTAGAAAGTGGTGGTTCTACATATGAGATCTTAGACAGAGGCGCTAACTATCTAACAGTTGTTGACTCTGTAGGAAATACCCACCGCAAGTGGTTACATGATGTAGTTTTAGCAAAAACTAAAATCAGAGAAGATGTTCCTGTAGGCTATGCTCCAGATGAAATTACATTTAAGGGCTATACCACAAAGAATTTCCACCACGTTCCTGATGCTGCAAAAGCATTTATGCAAACTATTGAACGTGCTGGCGCTGCCGATCCAATCGCAGTCTTAAATGCTATCAAAGCAACTGATACATATATGGGTTTGAACGATTCCCATATTGGATATGGTGAAGGTCCACAACCAGACGAAGTTAATGATTGGAAAGCTGCTCACGATAAAGCCAAAGAATCTCTAGACAGAGTCGGAGAATTTATGCATCATATGGATTATTGGCATATGCATCAACACGAATTGGAAGCTATGCTTGGTGACTTTGCAGAAACTGGTAAAGCAGAATTCCAAGAATCCATAGAGGAAGATATGAACGAAGAATTAACAAACAAGACATTAAAATCAACTGACAAAGTAAAAGTTGCTCGTATGATAGCAACTATGCTTGGAACTGAGAATGCTGAAGCGTCAAGTTCTCCAGAACAGTTGGTTAATTCTGCCTTACGCAAGGTAAAGAATAAAGCTCTAAACGCAGAAGCATTGAAGATCTTAGACAACATGCTTCAACTAGCTACTGATGTTGGTATTAAGTTTGATGGAACTCTTAAGCCACAAAAGCTAAAAGAAGAGAATGAAGAAGATCTACTGATGGTTCAGCAAGATGCAATCCAACACAATCATAAAATGAAGACTGGTCATACTTTACATCCTGCAGTAGTAGGTAGTGATCATGCTCGTCTTGCAAAGATTAGAAAACAATTAGGCGAAAAGACTATCGAAGGTAAAGCAGTTAAGTTACCAGATGACTCTCAAATGCTTGGAACAGTTAGTCAAGCTCAAGATGCATTTGTAAACAACACACCAGAAATGCCTGCAATTCACACCCCAGAAGAAGACTTTGATGACAACTTCGATGACGATATCGAAAAGATGTCTGACGATGACTACTATGATGCATATGAAGATGATGAGTTTTCTCTAGTCGATGATGACACTGGTGAAGAAATCGAAGATGACGAAGAAAATAAAAAGATCAAAGAATCTACCTTAATGGAAGTTCTTTCTAGAGCAGAAAGAATCCGTGCTCGTGTGCGTTTGGCTAAGACCCAATCAAAGCGTGAACGTTCCGTTAAAATTGCACTAAAGCGTTACTCCCCACCTGCAACAATTAACAAAAGAGCAAGACGTCTTGCCATTAAGTTAATGAAGCAGCGTATGGTTCGTGGTCGCGATATCAATAAACTATCTGTAGGTGAGAAAGAAAGAATTGAAAGAACTCTAGAAAAGCGTAAAGATACTATCAATAGAGTTGCTATGAAGCTGGCTCCACGTGTACGTAAAATGGAAAAGGCTAGATTGTCTCACACTAAGTATACGCAATCTACACCAAGTGTAGCAATGTAAGGAACAATTATGAATTCATTTAAAGACTACTTAAAAGAAGCATGTGACTGCTGGAAAGGACACAAACGTGTTCCTGGAACAAAGCCATGCGCACCTGGATCTTGCGTTAAAGAACAATTAGGCGAAGGCGAACGTGGCTTATGGGATAATATCCACGCTAAGCGCAAGCGTATCAAAGCTGGCTCTGGCGAGAAAATGCGTAAGCCAGGTAGCAAAGGTGCTCCTACTGATGCAGCATTCAAAGCAGCAAATGAAGAAGTTGTGGCGGAAGTTAGTGATGCTACGCTAACCAGTTATCTAACAAAATTAGATAAAGATAACCTTAAGCACAGAATGGATCCCACAAAACGCAGTGACGCAAAACGCATGAAAAGTGGTCCTAATTTTGTTAAAGCGTTTACCAAATTGGATAATAGAAAGTCAGAAAGTTCTATTAAAGAAGAACTATCTGCGGACGAGCAATTTGATGTTATTGAAGAAACTGTTGAGGAATTAGCTAAAGAACATAGTCTTGATTCAGAAGCTATCTGGGAAGCTTTAGAATCAGTTGACGATACTGAATTGCTAGAATATGCTATCGATAAAAAAGGACACAAGTCTTCTGAAGGTGGTTTAACACAAAAGGGTGTTGATGCTTACAATGCTAAGACTGGTGGTAACTTAAAGATGGCAGTTACTACTCCACCATCAAAGCTAAAAGCTGGTAGCAAAGCTGCTAATCGCCGTAAGTCTTTCTGCGCACGTATGGGTGGTATGGAAGGCTCGATGAAGAAACCAAACGGAGAGCCAACACGTAAAGCTCTGGCTCTTAGAAAGTGGAACTGCTAAATATGGATGAACTAAAAGCAACGCTAAAGGTACTAATGGCAAATCAGTTTGTCATGTACTTTAAAGCGCAATCGTATCACTGGAATGTTGAGGGTATTAACTTCAACGAATACCACGACTTCTTTGCAGAGATCTATTCTGATGTTTATGCTCAAGTAGATCCTGTGGCAGAGTACCTAAGAGTATTGGGTGAATATGCACCGCTGTCCGTGATGCAACTATATGAGTATAAATCTATTGACGAAGATACCTTTAAGCCTAGCACTGTAATGGGCATGCTTGGAAACCTAAACAAAGACAATCAAGAGTTAATAGCAAACCTAAATAAATTATTCGATGTTGCTTCTTCTGCTAATGAACAGGGCATGGCTGACTACGCTGCATCAAGATTAGACAAACATAAAAAGCATGCGTGGATGATTCGTTCATGCTTAAAGATCGAGGACTAACATGCTAAAGTATTCACAACTGCTAACGAAAATCTCAGAAAAAGAAGAGATGGCTCGTTCAGACTATAAAGTTTCTCCTTCTGGAAGAAAAGCGCATAAGTATATTGTCTTTAAAGATAAAGAAGATTCTGAGCGTGATGATGTTAAAGAAGAAATTGAATTGGATGAATCACTAGATCCAAGCGAGATCGCAAGTAATCCTAAAATGTATGACTCTGCTACTGCAAAGAAAGCATACTATCACAAGAATGTAACAGCTGATGATAAGAAAGCGTTAGAGCGTCATCTAGATCGTCATCATGGAAATAAAGAGTGGCGTAAACCAGTTAAAGAAGGTTACGAAGACCACCACTTGTTTCCTGACTATATGCAAAAGATCTTGAAGAAGCACGAACAAAGTCCAGAAGAAAAAGCTCATTGGGCTAAAAAGGCAGCTGAAGCAAGAGCCAATGCTAAACCAGTCAATAATAAAGCAGAACCATACAAACCACTAGGTGGCAGAGACGAAAAGTCTGGTCGTTCTTACTCGGAAGAAGTTGATCAGATTGATGAGATCTCTTCTAAACTTGCTGGTGATTACTATGGCGCTGCTACAAAGAAACATCTAGATAAAGTTGGTATTAAACCAAACATGTATGATCGTATTGCAAAAGATATGGGCAAGAAGCGCAAGGCAGGTGTTGATCGTGCTTTAGATCGTATCACTGGTGCTCGTAAGACTAATGAAGATCTTGTGACTGAAGGCGCATTCGAAAAGGCAGAAGAAAATAAACGTTCTGCCGACGCTGCTAAGAAGTATGGTAACACGTTTGACTACCACTTGCATATGGCAGACCATCATGACAATATGGCTGAGTGGCATGGAAGCAGAGGTCGCCATGGTGAAGCAGATAAGCATGCTGAGAAGGCTGAGCAACACCATGAACTTGCCATGAAGCATAAAGACAAGGTTAAAAAAGAAGAAGTTGATTTAGAAGAAAATCATCTCATGGATTATCGTAGATACACTCAGGCTGCTAAGAACGCTAAAGCCAAAGGTGACCATGATATCGCCAAAGATGCAGAAGAAAAAGCCAAGAAATCTGCAGATAATTATAAACGTGTTACTGGTAAAACTCCATCGTTCCACGAAGAAAAGGAAACCTCTATGTTAAGTTTTAAAGACATTATGGAAAAGATGAATCTTTCCAAAGCATCTATGGGTGATGTTATTAAAGACTTTCAAAAGTCTGACGCACCTCAGTTTGCTGGCAAGTCCGATGAAAAGAAGCGCCAGATGGCAATTGCTGCAAAGCTAGAAGCTGAGCGTGGAGTCAAAGAAGAGACTGAAGAAGTCGAAGAAGAACTCAAAGGCAATCAGCACAAGATCGATAAGAACAAGAATGGCAAAGTTGATGCCCATGACTTCAAACTCTTACGTAAAGAAGAGGAAGAAATGGAAGAAAAGTTTGATCCACTTAAGCACGTTAAGAATCCAACTCCAGGTGAGAAGAAAGCTGCTAAAGATGTTAAGCGTAGCAGTTATGCGGATCGTGCAGCCATGCTAAGATCTGCTCAAGCAGATGGTAGACTGAAAGAAGAGGAAGAAATTGAAGAACAAGCACCAGTTGCTCCATCTTTAATGAAGCATCGTATCTCTGTAACAGTTTCTGATCCTGACCATACAATGGTTTCTAAGCGTAAAGAAAAGATTCAAAAGACTGTTATCGTTACACACAGTGATAACAAAGAGGGTGCTAAGAAAGTAGGCGAAAAGTTCTATAAGAAAAAAGGATATATCGTCCACGACTCTAATCATGCTGGTATGGTTAAAGAAGAAGTTGAAGAACTAGATGAACTGAGCAAAAAGACTTTAAGTTCTTATGCTAAGAAAGCAATGAGAGATGCCGCAGTTAAACACAAATATGCTGGTGACTATGATAATATAAGCGATAGATCAAGAAAACCAGACATTAAAAAAGCAGCAGATGCAAAGGCTCTAAAATACAAAGAAAAATACGTTCGACGCAGAGATGGCGTTGACGCAGCAATTGACCGTTTGGCTAAAGAAGAAGTTGAACAGATCGATGAAGTCAACCATCGTGAGTTTGCTCAAGCTGGTAAGATGCACCCAACAATGGCGCAGTACATGAAGAGTGGTCAAGAGATTGATTTCTATCACTCTAAGACTGGTGATAAGATCTCTGGTAAAGTCACTAAGAACGATGGCAAGAACATTCATGTTCAAGCTAACAAGGGTGGTAAAGTTGGTGGTGGCGAAACTCACAAGTTCGCTGTTAGTAAAAATCTTGGCGGACAAATGCGCGAAGGAGTAGACATGCCAATGACATATAAAGAGTTCATGGAAGCACTATGGCCAGGAACAGCAGAATATAAAAAGAAATTCGCAGATAAAGAGCGCACAACTGGCGCTGGCGCACGACATGATATCGTTGATACGGGCAAGGGTGTAAGAGCTACTCGTCGTTTCAGCGACAATGACACCGCAGAAGCACCAAAGACCCAAGAGAGACGTGGTCGTGGTCGCCCTGCAGGATCCAAGTCTGGTGCAAATCAGAAGGTAACAACAAAATCAGACGAATCAGGTGGAATGGCTACTCATTCACTACGTCTTCCATCAAGATAATTAAGGAGAAAAACCATGGCACTATGGGGAAAAACAGATACATTGGCTGATAAACCAAAGCATCTAACTAAACTAAACACTTTCGACGCAACTTCAACCAGCGTTGTCAACACAACTGCTGAGACTATTGCAATTCCAGGACATGGATTCATGACTGCTGATGCAGTTGCATATGAATCTTCAGGAACTGCAATTGGTGGTTTGACTGATGGCACTACATACTTTGCTATTCGTGTTAATGGCGATAGCATTAAACTTGCAACTACTGCATCTAATGCAACTGCAGGAACTGCAATTAACCTATCCGCTGTTGGCGCAGGTACTGCAGACACTCTTCAACTAACTGCTCCAACTGTAGTCTTTGTTGACTCTAACGAAGCAAGCGTTGCTGCAAACAAGGCTAAAGGTATCACTGGTGCAGGCTGGTGGATCTATCGTACTTATACAGACTCTCAGTCTAGCACTCGTCACAAGGCAGAGTGTTTGGTTGCATTGGCTTCTACTGCTGCTGTATCTGGCGATGCTGAAGATACTATTACAGTTGATCGTGCTATCACTATTGGTACACAACCTAGTAACGCATCAGTTACTGCTCCAGCACCTGCAACATTCTCTGTTGTAGCTACTGCAACTGGTGACGGTGACTTGACATATCAATGGCAGATCCAACAAGAAGGTGCTGGCGCATGGGCTAACATCTCTGCTGCAACTAACGCAAGCTACACTACTGGTGCTACAGCAACTGGTGACGGCGCTGGTGCCACAGATGGTGACAAGTATCGTGTAGTTATCTCTACAGCTGGTGCTGCTGATGTGACTTCTAGTGCAGTGACTTTAACTGTTGCTTAATTAATGGGGCATATGCCCCATTATAATGATTATGGTTTATGATCAACTGAATGAAAGTAACTTTCTTCTATTTGCTATGCATCACTACGATAATGTCCAGTGTCATAGCTTAGAAGAATTTGACTCTGATTTAAAAAGATTTTTGTATCTCAAGAAATTATTTTCCAGATACAAAAACACAGGTGAACTTAAAGAACGATTGGTATTAAATCATATCATCGTTCTTTATAATTTATTTGGTATTGCAGCTACCAAAATGTTATTCTATAGCATAGATAAAGAACATTGGAACATACTGATAACATTTTTGATATTTTTAAACAGAATGCCAGAAAATGTTCCAGAATATTCGATAACAACATCTGATTATGCATTAGATGAAAACGTGATAGAATCTCTAAGGAAAATTTAATGAGTCAAATAGTAGACAACTTGTTAGCTTATAAGATTTTGACTATGTTAGTCAAACCTTTCAAAGACACGCAAGCGTTTAAGCTAGGCATCATCGATGATAAAGGAACCAATCTTAAAAAGTCTGGTTCTCTTCGCACATCTGAAGAAAAAGACTCATACACTTACCTACATCGTTTAGTATTCAACATGAAGAAGATTATCAATAAACTACCAGGTGGTGAGAATAATCTTAAAAGTTTAGTGGCAGCATTGTTTATGGTACGTGAGTATTATGACAGCAAAGATAGAACTACATCTCTTATGGAAAGTAAGTTTCTAAGTGTATTAGAAAAGTTAAATGCTGGAGTTACACTTGCTGAAGAAGAGATTACAGTTAATAAATTTATTAGATCTATGGAAGAAGATGCACCAGTCAACAACGTTGGCGGTGGTGCAATTGCTCAATTAGATGAACCATTGATAAACAAAAAGACGGTAAAGAAATATAAAACAATTGTTCGTAGAAATAAACCAGTGAGTGTATAATGTGGGCTCTTGAATGGATACCCTTTTGGATATTTCATGTGCTGCTTATTAGCGGCATTTTAGGTCTCATCTTTGCCTTTGTTTTAAGTTTTATACCATTTATATCAAAATACAAGCTGCCTATTCAAGTAGGCTCTTTATTGTTAATAGTTTTTGGAACCTTTATGGAAGGAGCCATTTCCAATCAGGAAGCATGGCTTGTAAAAGTTGCCGACCTTAAAGTTAAAGTTGCTCAGGTAGAAACTAAATCTGCTGAGAAGACAACAGAGGTCGTAACTAAATATGTTACAAAGGTTCAAGTCGTTAAGGAGAAGGGTGATGTCATTATTAAAGAAGTACCAAAGTATATTACCAAAGAGTCTGATGCTAAGTGTACTTTGCCTAACTCTTATATCGTGCTCCACGACAGTGCCAGTAAAAATGAAGTTCCCGACCCCACCAGAGTTGCTGATGAAACCGCCTCAAGAGTTAAACTCTCTACCGCAACAGAAACCGTAGTTGGAAACTATTCAATATGCCACCAAAATGCCGAACAGTTAAGAGCACTGCAAGAGTGGGTTAAAGAACAGGAAAAACTGTTCAATAAAAACTAGCAGGAATACACAGATGGAACTAGAGAGAATAGCTAAATTGGAAGCACAAGTAGAAGGTATCAAAGATGATGTCAAAGACCTCAAGGCTGATGTGAAAGAAGTTCACTCTAGAATCACTACAGGCAATAGGGAAATCATTGATAAGATGGACGATATGCAAACACGTATCGAACATAAGATGCAAGCTAATGCTCAAATATCACAAGATCAACATGTTACTATTTCTAAACAGGTTGGTACTGACCTCGATAAACTAAAAAGTAGAGTGTCAGATCTTGAAAAGTGGAAGTGGTATGTTATTGGCGCTGCAGCTGCCCTTGGTTTTATTCTTGGACACATTGGTGAAATTGCAAAGTATTTAAAATAAACTTGCTTTTTGTCCTCATTTAGGGTATAATAGATACTCTACATGAGGACATATGCTTTACATTGACACAAAATTTGCAGGTTATGTTGGCACAAGGCTGCGTAACTTTAAGAAAAAGAAAGATTATCTTTGGAACTACTCTTGCCCAGTTTGTGGTGATAGTTCCAAAAATAAGATCAAGGCACGTGGATATATCTATAGGGCAAAAGCTGATCTTTTTTGCAAGTGCCACAACTGCGGTTATAGCACAAATCTTGGTAATCTTATCAAGTATGTAGACACAAAACTTTATGATGAATATGTACTGGAACGCTACAAAGCTGGCGCATCTAAGTATAGTGATCACAAAGAGGTTGAACCCTTACTCCCAAAGACAGAATCAATTCTACTAGAAGATGACATCTTAAGTCCTGTGAAGCGACTTGATCTTCTAGATGAAACTCATCCTGCAGTTCAATACGTTATTAGTCGAAAGATACCCAAGCAACATTGGAATCTTTTGTATTTTGCTCCTAAATTCAAAAAGTTTGTTAACTCTGTCAATCCAAAGTTTCAAGAACCTATTGTTGACGAACATCCACGCATGATTATACCCATGTTTACTCCAGCTGGAAAGTGTTTTGCTTTTCAAGGTAGAGCATACGGAGATGAAGAGCCTAAGTATTATACTATTAAGGTAGATGAGACTCAAGAAAAGATATTTGGTTTAGAACGTGTAGATTATAGCAAAAGAATTTACATCGTTGAAGGACCGATTGATTCTCTCTTTCTACCAAACTCACTGGCTGTATCTGGCGCAAGTTTTGATACTCCAACTATTCGTCAATTGCTGACGAATGCCACCATTGTCATGGACAATGAACCAAGAAATAAAGAAATTGTAAAACAAATGGGTAAGTACATTGAAGCTGGCTTCAGCGTTTGTATGTATCCCGATAGTGTTGTGGAAAAAGATATTAATGATATGATACTTTCTGGTAGGTCTCAAAGAGAAATTATAGAACTAATAAATACGAATACCTTTACTGGTATGGAAGCAACTCTGCGATATTCAACATGGAGAAAAGTATGAAAGTTAGGATGATTAGTTATAGTAAACCCTCTCGTGAGATGTATGACGAAGGGTTGATGGATGTGCAAGAGTTAATTGCTTTCTGTGCTCGTGTATCGAATCCAAGCAATCAGTTTAATACTGAGACCTCGGAAAAGCTCATCAAGTATTTGATAAATAACCAACACTGGTCACCACTAGAAATGGTAAGTGCATGCCTTGAGATTGAAACAACTCGAGACATTGCTCGCCAAATTCTACGTCATCGTTCTTTTGCATTCCAAGAATTCTCACAGCGTTACGCAGATCCAACTAAGGATCTACATTTTGAAGTACGTGAGGCGAGATTCCAAGATACAAAGAATCGTCAAAACAGTGTTGAGATTGATAATACTGATGACGCCCAAAGGTTGCTTGCTATTGAATGGGAACGTGCACAGAAACGTGTAATCTATGCTGCTGAAAGAGAGTACAAATGGGCAATTGCCAATGGCATTGCTAAAGAACAAGCTCGTGCTGTATTGCCAGAAGGTTTGACTGCATCACGTATGTATATGAATGGTACTCTACGTTCTTGGATCCACTTTATTCAGGTTCGCTCTGGTAATGGCACACAAAAGGAAAACATTTTAATTGCACGTGAGTGCGCAAAAGTAATCTCGGAGATCTTCCCAATGGTTGAAGGTCTAGTATCAAAATAATAAAAAGGTAATACGTATGACAGATGTTGTTCATGGGATTAATGTAGACTATAGTAGGGATAGTCTGTTTGATGAGTTGGGTAAGATTAGACTAAAAGAAAGTTACATGAGAGATGGAGAAGTATCTCCGCAAGAAAGGTTTGCGTATGTTTCAAAAGCATTCGGAAGTAATCCTGAACACGCTCAGCGCCTTTACGATTACTCCTCTAATCATTGGCTTAGTTATAGTACTCCAATTCTTTCTTTTGGTCGTAGTAAGCGTGGTTTACCCATTTCTTGCTTTCTTAACTATATTGAAGACACAGCGGAGGGACTAGTTGATAACCTTTCTGAAACTAATTGGCTTAGCATGCTTGGTGGCGGTGTCGGTATTGGGTTCGGTATCCGCAGTGCTGACGACAAATCAACAGGAGTCATGCCGCACCTTAAGATGTATGATGCGTCAAGCCTCGCCTACCGTCAAGGTAGGACTCGTCGCGGTAGTTACGCTGCATATCTTGATATATCTCATCCTGATATCATTAATTTTCTAGAGATGCGCAAACCTACTGGTGATCAGAACATGCGTACCTTAAACATGCACCATGGCATTAACATTCCTGATGCATTTATGCAGTTGATTGAGAATGCAATGTTGGATCCAGAAGCAGATGATTCGTGGCAGTTAGTAGATCCTGCATCAAATGAAATTCGTGAAACTGTTTCTGCTAAAGAACTGTGGCAACGTATTCTTGAAATGCGTATGATGACTGGTGAGCCATACCTACACTTTATTGATGAATCAAATCGTAAACTACCTCAACACTTGAAAGATCTTGGTCTAAAGGTTCACCAATCAAATCTTTGTTCTGAAATTATTTTACCAACGAATGAAAAGCGCACTGCAGTTTGCTGCTTGTCATCTCTAAATTTAGAGTATTATGATAACTGGAAAACCCATCCTACTTTCCTTGCTGATATTGCAGAAATGCTTGACAATGTTCTTCAGTATTTTATTGATCATGCGCCTTCCACAATCAAACGTGCAAAATATTCCGCAATGCGTGAGCGAAGCATCGGCATCGGTGCGCTGGGTTGGCATGCCTACCTGCAAAAGAGTAACCTCCCATGGGAATCTTCACTAGCAGTAGGTAAGAATAAACAAATCTTTAAAACTATTAGAGAGAAATTGGATGAAGCGAATAAGAAATTGGGATTGGAAAGAGGTGAAGCACCTGATGCTGTGGGTACTGGGAATCGTTTTAGTCATCTTATGGCTATTGCTCCCAATGCTTCTTCTTCCATTCTCATGGGCAATACTAGTCCTAGTATTGAACCTTATCGTGCCAATGCTTATCGCCAAGACACTCTATCGGGTTCTCACCTAAATAAGAATCGTTTTCTTGATAAGGTTATCATGACTCACTTGTCTCCTGATGGTTCTCCATTAACACCAAAGGGTGACGATGAGTATCAACAAATCTGGAGTAGTATTATTGCCAATGATGGATCTGTTCAACATATTGATTGGATGGATGATTGGACTAAAGATGTGTATAAAACATCAATGGAAATTGACCAACGTTGGGTTGTACAACATGCATCTGATCGTCAAGAGTACATTGATCAAGCGCAATCGTTGAACGTATTCTTCCGTCCAGATAGTCATATCAAATATATCCATGCTGTGCATTTTCAAGCATGGAAGCAGGGTTTGAAGACTATGTACTACTGTCGTTCTGATAAGATCGCAAAAGCAGACAAAGTGTCTAAACGAATTGAACGAGAAGTTATTAAAGAGATCGATCTTCAAGCATTAGCTGAAGGTAATGAATGTTTAGCATGTGAAGGTTGACCATGGACGCATACGATATCGCTGATAAAATTAAAAAATATTGGGCAGCATTATATCCTAAAAATAGTGGTGAACTAATTAAACCACGATCTACTATTAGAGTATGCGTTTATATCCCAGAAGAAGGATTTAAGGATGTCGTTGGCGTCAGAATATTCGACGACTTTATAGAGTTAAAATTGGAAGAAGACAAATGATTAAAAAAATAGCAAGCAGACTTACAGACGAAAGAACGCACTTTAAGCCATTCAATTATCCATGGGCATATGACGCATGGCTAAAACACGAGCAAGCGCACTGGCTTCATACAGAAGTACCTATGGCTGAGGACGTTAAGCAATGGAAAAAGAGTTTGACGCAACAGGAAAAGACATTCCTGACCAATATCTTTCGTTTCTTTACACAGGGTGACATTGACGTTGCTGGTGGATATGTTAACAACTATCTGCCATATTTCCCACAGCCTGAGATTCGTATGATGTTGATGGGCTTTGCTGCACGTGAAGCACTACACATTGCTGCATATTCTCACTTAATTGAAACTTTGGGACTACCTGAAGTTACATACAGCCAGTTTATGGAATACCAAGAGATGAAAGACAAGCATGACTACGTGCTTGATATTTCTTCTAAGAATGGCACCATTGAATCTACTGCTACCCACATTGCGGTGTTCTCTGCATTCACTGAAGGTATGCAACTGTTTAGCTCATTCATTATGCTATTGAATTTCCCACGTCATGGTCTCATGAAGGGAATGGGTCAAATCGTAACGTGGTCGATAGTTGACGAAACTATGCACTCTGAGAACATGATGCGTCTATTCAAAGAGTATGTAAAAGAAAACCCAGAAATCTGGAATGACGAACTAAAGGGCAAGATATATACAATCGCTGAGAAGATGGTAGAACTTGAAGACAAGTTCATCGACTTAGCATTTGCTGAAGGTGATATGCGAGAACTAACTTCTGAAGAAGTTAAGAAATACATTCGCTACATTGCTGATCGAAGACTTATCGGTCTTGGTATGAAGGGTATCTTTAAAGTAAAGAGAAATCCATTACCATGGGTTGAAGAAATGATTAATGCACCAGTGCATGGTAACTTCTTTGAAAATAGAGTTACTGACTATGCAAAGGGTGCTCTATCTGGTACATGGAATGATGTTTGGGGGAAAGCAGCATGACAACAAAGATTTTTGAATGCGAATCATGCGGAAATGCGGGTAAGATAGTGGTAAAGGGAACTGATGTTCAGTTACAAGACATTGTCTATTGCCCTGTATGCTCTGCTGATATCTACGAAGACGAGGAGTTCGACGAAGAAGAATAAATAGTCCACTATGTGGACATTTAAAAACTCTATTGTTGAAAAGTTACCCGAAGACTGCGTTGGCTTTGTTTACTTAATTGTGAACAAAGCCAACAGTCGTATGTATATCGGGAAGAAATTGGCGAAGTTTTCTAAAACTTCCACTAAGACTGTCACACTGAAAAACGGTACTAAAAAGAAGAAGAAAATAAAATCTAAAATAGATTCTGACTGGTTAGAATATTATGGTTCTAACATTGAACTGAATAAGGACGTAGAGACCCTTGGTGTTGATTCATTCACCAGAGAAATTCTCTTTTATTGTAAGTCCAAAGCTGAGTGTTCGTATGTCGAGGCAAGAGAGCAATTCTCTAGAAAAGTCCTTGAAAGTGATGAATACTACAACGGGCAAATATCATGCAGAATCCACGGATCACACATTAAAGGTAAAATATGACCTATCTATTATTTGGGATAGCACTAACTCTATCTGCAGTTGCTGAATGGTACGCAATTGTAGGGCTTATGGCTATATTCGCAGCATCACCAATTTCTATTGCAGTGATGGGTGCACTCTTAGGTGTAGCTAAGCTAGTTATAGCTTCATGGATTTATAAGAACTGGAAAGAGATTCCACTACTATTGAAAAGTTACTTTGTAGTAGCTCTTACGATTCTTATGATGCTAACCTCAATGGGCATCTTTGGCTATCTATCCAAAGCACACTCGGATCAGAGTTTAGTTAGTGGCGATGTTCAGGCAAAGATTTCCGTATACGATGAAAAGATTAAGACCGCAAAGGATAATATAGATGTTAATCGCAAAGCACTTAAACAGATGGATGAGGCAGTGGACCAAGTCATGGCTAGGTCAGCTGATGAAAAGGGTGCTGATAAAGCTGTATCTATCCGTCGTAGCCAGCAAGTCGAGCGGAAGCGATTATTGGCTGAAATAACAGCTGACCAGAAAACAATAAGTAGCCTAAATGAAGAACGTGCACCAATCGCTGCAGAAATACGTAAAGTGGAAGCAGAGGTTGGTCCTATAAAGTATATCGCAGCAATGATATACGATGATATTGGAGAAGGAACGTTAGAATCTGCAGTTCGAATCCTTATCGTTATGATCGTTTCGGTGTTTGACCCTCTAGCTGTATTACTTCTAATAGCAGCTAATTGGCAGCTCAAACGAGATCGTGGAGAACCTATAATTCCACCAGTTATCGTTCCGATAGAAGAAACGATTCTAGAACCAGTTATAACAGAAACTCCTGTAGAACCTCCTACTGTAGATAAACAGAATCCGACGTCAGAAAAGATCGTCGAATACGATTCTGCAGGGAGAAGAATCACACCATAAATTGCAATAATCCTAAATATATTCTGTAACACAGAACAATATTAACTGGATATCAAAATATGGAATACTTCAAATTAGTAGCCGAAGTTGGCTTCCCGATCGCTGCAGCCATTGCAGCTGGATATTTCGTTTTCCTAACACTAAAGTTCATCCTGGCTGGAGTTACATCTGGCGTAAAGAGCATGAGCGGTATCATCAGTGCATTAGATAAACGTGTAGCAACTATGAATCATGACGTAGTTCGTATTGATACTAAAGTAAGTCATGCTTTGGGAATCCCACCAGATTTAGATAGAATAGCAAGAGCGGAACAAAGCGATGCGAGACGAGATTGAATGCAAATATTGCGGTGCAATGACTAAAGAATATCCATGTCATGACTGTGAATACGAAGAACATAAAAACGAACAAGATGTAGATTGGAGTGATTCTAATGGATATAGCAGGACTGATCAATAAATATGGATTTCCAATTGTCGCAGCAGGCGGCATGGGATATTTTGTATTTTATGTATGGACATGGGTTACAACAGAAATTAAGCCTGTTATGTCTAGTGCCAGCGAAACACTTATCGCTTTGATCGATAGAATTCGTATGCTGGACAACGACCTGATTCGTTTGAATCAGAAGGTTAACGTTATTCTTTCCCTAAGAGATGCGAAGCACAATACTAATAATAACACTACTGATAACTAATCCTGCAGCAGCGCAATTAGCATTTCAGTTCAAGTCACCAGCATTTAATGGTGTTGGATACTCGTCACATGTTCAGACAATTGAAAACACTGAACGAACTCGTAACGATGCAAGAGAAGCTAAAATACTTCAAGAAGCTAAAGATGTAGCAGCAGAAGCAAAGAATACAAACTTACAAAAGTTCTTAAACAACTTTGAGTCTCGTGTTTATGCTCAGTTGTCTTCTCAATTAGTTAGCACGTTGTTTGGTGAGAACCCACAAAATACTGGTGTTGTTACCATTGAAGGTAACACGATTCGTTATAATAAAACTGGTGATGAAATAAACTTAACCGTTACAGGAAAAGATGGAAGTCTCACTCAAATAATAATACCAGTCGGGCAATTTAAGTTCTAATGAAACTCTTATCACTACTTTTATCTTTAGTTCTGGTTGGATGCGCTGCTCCAGCGATGCAGTTTAATCCAAAAGAAGCAGAGCAAGTAGAAAAGACTAAATTTAAAATTCCATTTCCAGAACCTGAAAGTGGACAACCTATTGTAGTAGCTGTTTATGCATTTACTGATAAAACTGGTCAAAGAAAAGATGGTGGTTCAATAGCAAAATTCTCTAGCGCAGTAACTCAAGGTGCTGAGTCTTTATTGTTGAAGGCACTGGCTGACGTTGGAGATGGTAAATGGTTTAGAATCGTTGAGCGTGTAGGACTTGACAATTTATTAAAAGAAAGACAGCTTATAAGAAGCGCAAGAGAAGAAGCCAAAGAGCCGAACATTCTTCGCCCTATCTTATATGCTGGTATGATAATTGAAGGTGCTATTGTTTCTTACGATACAAATCAACGCACTGGTGGTTTTGCTTGGAGATATCTTGGTATAGGACCAAGTGCTCAATATCAAGAAGACATTGTTACGGTCTCCATACGAGCAGTTAACGTACAGACTGGCGAAGTTATAATGACAGTTAATACTCAGAAAACTATTTTGAGTATAGCAACCTCTGTTTCTACTTTTAAATTTATAGATCAAGGAAGAAACATTTTTGAGAATGAGATTGGTAGCACATCTACAGAACCTGGAATATATGCAATTAAAGCAGCTGTTGATTTAGCTGTAGAACAAATGGTATACCAAGGCGAGCGTAAGGGGCTTTGGAAGTTTAAACAACTTGGAGAAGATAAATGAAAAAGACGATACTAGCTAGTATTATGTCTTTGTTACTCGGCAATGCCGTTGCAAGTGGGAATAATAGCGTTTACATCGATCAAACAAACGCTGATAATTCGATAACTCTTATAACACAGACTGGTTCTGGTAACCAAGTCGGTGATCGCACAAACATGTTGACCCCATCATTTGTTATTGATGGGAATGCGATGAATCTGACCATCGAACAAGATGGTATGAATAACACGATTATTGGTAACTTTATTGGTGGAGATTCTACCAAGAGTATCTATCAAATAGGTAGTGGAAACACATCTAAATTTGATATGGGTAACTTTGGTACAAACGGTGGTCTTATCGTAATGACGCTTACTGGTGATAACAACAATACTGAATACACCATGGCATCAACTGCCAATACTGGAAATTACAACTATACATTAACCGTTACTGGTAACAATAACACCATTAATTCTACGATGAATAGCAAATACATTGTGAACACGATAACAATTACTGGTGATACTAATACCTTTACTACTGTTCAGAATGGTGCCAACGGAACTGCTATGAATCCTGGACATAGAATCGAAAGCACCGTAATTGGTAATAACAATGCTGTCTCAATAACACAAAACGGAACTGTTACACCAAACTATGTCACGCTTAATATTGCTGGTAATAGTACTTCTACTACTATCGTTCAGCATTAATGCTAACGCAAATATTGGTAAAGTTACAGAGCAAAAAGGTAGCGGTGAGATAGTTAGAAGTAAGAATAAGGTCGACGCTAAGATAAATTCTGGCGTCGAGTCTTTTGACACAATCAATACAGCCAACGGTGTCGTTGGAATCACATTTCAAGATGATACGAAAGTTCGTGTAACTGAGCATTCAAAGCTAGTTATAGATGATTTCGTCTATGATCCAAAATCAAAGGGCACAGGCAAACTTGCCATGAAAGTCGCCCTTGGAACAGTCAGATATGCATCTGGTGCTGTTGCCAGAGAAAACTCCAAGAACGTAGACATAAAAACACCAACTGCCACTGTTGCAGTTCGTGGTACTGCATTTACAATGACTGTTGACGAAATAGGACAGTCAATGGTTATTCTTCTTCCAAACGTAGATGGATCTGTTGGCGCCATTGATGTTATAACAAGCGCAGGCATAACTACATTAAATCAAGCGTTTCAGGCAACATTTGTAACAGGCTCCGAGCAAAAACCAGCAGCTGCAGTTATACTCAATTTATCTGAGTCTATGATAGATAACATGTTGATTGTAAAACCGCCAAAAGAAATCATAAGAAGGCTACAAGAAGAAGCGTTAACAAAGAACGATGCGCTTGCTTATACAGAACTTGATAAAAACTTATTAGATGTTCCAGTATGGAAAGATGATTTACCATTCAATGACTTAAATATAAATACACTAAGTAACAACTACCTAGAGAATGCTCTGGATACTATGTTTATGAATGCATTTCGTGTTGGCTACGATTCTGTCACTCAATTGTATGTTATAGATAAAGGTGAATCGTGGCAGTTAGATCGTCATGTCAAAGACAGTTTCACTATGCTAATAAATAAAGATCGAGGATATGAAATTATTCTGCTACAGAATGGAACATTATTGACTATCAAAAATATGGATAGTACATCTAATAAGACTACAATAAAACAAGGATCAAAATGAAAAGATTACTATCACCATGGATGGCATTACTTACTCTGGTGTTACTAATTTCTATTCGCATTGCAGATCCATCATTCGTTGAATCGATAAGACTACGTTATTTCGATCAACTGATAACTTCAAAAGAAAGCACGGTGTCCCAACAAGTCGCTGTGGTAAACATAGATGACGAAACTATTCGACAAAAAGGACAATTTCCTTTCCCACGTGGAGAATATGCCACCATTATTGATACTCTTTATAGGAATGGTGCTGGGTTGGTTGTTTTTAACGTTTTCCTTCCTGACAGTGATCGCTTTGGTCAAGATTCTAAACTTGGCGCTATTTTAAAACAACACCCTGTAGTATTTCCGCATACTGCAGTAAATGATCAGATAACTGACTCCGTAACACAGATACCATTTCGACCTGGTGTATCGATTATAGGCGAAGGTGATCCTGGAATCAAATTTCAATCAATTCTTTCGAATGTGAGGTCTGTTAATGAAAACGCTGCTGGCATTGGTATTGTCAATACTTTCCCTGAACTCGATGGCGTCATCCGCAGAGTTCCCATGCTTATCAACATCGACGGAAAGTTATACCCAAGTATCTCTCTTGAAACCTTGCGTGTCGCCGCAGGAGATCCTTCCTTCCAAGTTAAAATTAACGAAGGCTCCATCGAAGCAGTTAGAGTTCCAGCCTTTGGAAAAATCACAACAGACGGTGACAGTAGAGTCTGGGTGGATTGGTCATCCAGACCAACCGAATACTCCTTGGCAAATTTGCCAAAGGATCTCGGAGGTAAAATCGTCATCGTCGGAATTACAGGGCGAGGGCTCAACAACCCAGTATCTACAGCAAGAGGTGAAGTCTACCCGCACTACTTGCAAGCCTCTGTACTAGACACAGTTGCAAGCGGAAGTAACATCAGTCGTCCAGATTGGGCAGATGGCGTTGAACTTTTATATACGATACTAATTTGTATCATCACATTACTACTAACAAGGTTCAAGCATGGCTACATCTTCTCAATCATCTTTGCCGCAGGATCCTTTTTCGGCAGCTATTACCTCTTCATTGGATCAAGCTATCTGGTTGATGCTGTGTTCCCGATACTTACCATTACCCTTGTCTCTTTCCACGGCTACGTTGTCAAATTCCTTGTTGAACTCGCAGCAAAACTCCAAATCAAAAAACAGTTTGCAACCTACCTCTCTCCCGCATTGGTCGAAAAGTTGCAGCGAAATCCTGAATTACTACAGCTTGGTGGTGAATCACGAGAGCTTTCAATCATGTTCACCGATGTTAGAGGGTTTACGTCAATCTCTGAGCACTATGGAAAAGATGTGCAAGGACTCACAAAAATAATGAATAGATATATGACAGCAATGACTGCCAAGATTATAGAAAATAATGGCACACTTGACAAATACATTGGAGATGCACAAATGGCGTTTTGGAATGCACCGTTGGACGAACCGAACCATGCAAAAATGGCAGTAAAGACTGGACTAGAAATGATGGGTAGTTTAGATGCGTTTAATAAAGAAGTTACCGCTGAAGGTGTTCCTGCATTTGGTATGGGTCTTGGTATTAACACTGATACTGTTGTGGTTGGAAATATGGGGTCTAGTCAACGTTTTGATTATACTTGCCTTGGTGATGGTGTCAATCTCGCAGCACGACTAGAAGGTCAGAGTAAACCTTACGGTGTTAAGATTGTTATTGGTGCAAATACCAATAAACAAGTTGAAGATGAATATGCAACTCTAGAACTTGATTGCATTGCAGTTAAAGGGAAGAAAGAAGGCATCCACGTTTATACAGTACTGGGTAGACATGATTGGTGGATGGAAAATTCATCATATGTTATAGAAACACAACAGCATGAAAAGATGTTGCAACTGTATAGATTGCAAAAGTTTGATGCCGCTATTAAACTTTGCAAACAATTGAATGGTAAATTCCTTGGAGAAATGGACCACTACTACGAACTATGGATTGAACGTTGCGAAGAAATGAAGGCAAAGGACTTACCTAAAGATTGGGATGGAGTTTATAGAGCTACAAGCAAGTAAACACAAGGCTTGCAAGATGCCCCTACTAACAATAGGGGCATTTTCACATTTACTTGACTTTTATTTGACTTTGTTGTAAAATAGCTATGTGGATGGTTGATGATGTTAATAAATATAGACTAAGTTTAGGAAATGTAATGGGTGATATTGATAAAGAAATCTTGTTGATTACACAAGAGGAATGCGCTGAGGTTTCTCAGGCAATTAGTAAGGTTTTTCGCTTTGGTATGGATGACTGCCATCCAGTTACAAAGATTGCAAATCGAGAACACTTAGAAGAAGAAATCGGAGATCTCATGTGTATGATTGATCTGCTTATCGATCATGGAGTAGTTAGCGAAGCTGCAGTGATGACTGCAAAACAAGAAAAGTATCACAAACTCCAGCAATGGTCTGGAATTTTTAGTTGACAATAAAATGAAAACACAGTATAATAAACCTAAGAACCTTGTTGCTAAGGACTTGCGTACTCCAAAGTACCGTATGCGTGTAGTTGACAGCAAGATTGCATTCACACGTAAGCCTAAACACAAAAAGGATCTATATGAGTAACCTTGACTTTCATTCAATTTATTCTATCAACGATGTTTCTACTACATTCTCAATCAGAGAGTTGCAGTATGGCATGGTTGAATTTACTATTTCTCGAAGAGTCTTAGACGAAGAAGGGTTTGTTGTCGAGCAATCAGACATGAGAATGTATCCTTCTGTTGCTAATTTTAAAGAAATGATGTTACCACTTGTTAATCACTTGAAAGATAATTATGACGGAAAAACTTCAAACTAACGATGAGAGATTCAATGAACTCAAACCATGGGCACTCGAAAATCTGCGCACTTCTCCAGAAGGATGCACTGTCGTCTTCACAAAGAAAGACGGGACGCAAAGGGAAATGCAATGTACCCTTTTCTCAGGAAGCATCCCAGTTGACAAACAACCAAAGACCGAATCAGAAGAAGATTCCAATTCTGCTGGATCCGCACTCCGAGTTTTCGATCTTGAGAAACAAGAATGGCGTTCATTCCGCTGGGACTCTGTAAAACAATTCACTATTGGAGTTTAATATGGACTTGATTAAATTTTTAGGACTTGTAGTTTTTCTCGCTGTAATTATTATCATCGGACCACTGCTATCAATTTGGGCACTGAATACGTTGTTCCCTGTTCTAGCGATTGGATATACCATTGAAACATGGGCAGCTATTATTCTGCTTGGTGGCTTCTTACGTGCCAACGTCTCTCTGAAAAAGTAAACCAAAGTAATCCCCTACACCCAGTAGGGGCATTCTCACGTGGTGTTGACTTTTATTCGCACATGCGGTATAATATATTATAAATTGAGGTACAAACCTATGACAAATACTGCAAAACGACGTGAACAAGCACACCGCATCGCTGCGAAAGTCTTCGCACCCGATGAACCCATGATCAATGAAGACGAGAGCTACACTCGCGATCTCATGCATGCGCTTAACTGGTATAACGAAAATGCCAGCGACAAAGATCGACGTAAATGGGTCATTAGCTATCTGGCTAAGACTGGTCAGAAAGATGCTGTAATTGCACTCAACGAAGCAACTGACTTTGAGTTGCGCTCTCTGGCATTCATGTGCCGTCTAACTTCTCGTGAGCAGCATCTTGCTGAACGTGAGCAGGAAAAGATGGTTGCAATCATCTCTGAACTTTCCACCAAATACAAAAAACGCAAGAAGGTAGTGGCTGTTGTAGCTGATACCAAGCCTGTAGTATCTGTGCAAGATCGAATTGAAGAAGTTGCTAGAAAACATGCAGCTGAGTTTGATGGTGCCATTGATGACTTTGTTATCAATAAGCAAAGTGACTTTTCTGCCAAGAACTATCTACAAGCCAATGCTATATCTGCACCAGTTGCCAAACGTATTGGTGAATCTTACGGTAAGTTGATTGATGAATTGAATGAAGTTGTTGCTGGTGATGATAAACAATTGGTAGAAGGTTACTCTAACTTTACCAAGCGTGAAATCAAGAAGTTTGTTACCTTTGTAGAAACTATGCGTGATGACTGTTTGCAGCAAGTGCAACATGCCAAGGCAGGTCGTGCTCCACGCAAACGTAAGCCATTGTCTCCTACCAAGTTGACTGCACGTATGAAGTATTTGAAAGACTTTGCTGAGTTTTCTCTCAAGTCTGTCAAGCCTGAAACTATCATTGGCTCTGACGAAGTTTGGTTCTACAATACCAAGTATCGTCGTGTTGGTGTGTACAAGGCAGTTGGTGGTACTCTTTCTGTAAAGGGTACTACAATTCTTGGATTCGATGTTAAAGAATCTAAGATGATGACCTTGCGTAAGCCTGAAGAATTCTTCAAAGGTCTTGCGATTGGTAAGCGTGCACTGAATGGTGCACTTAAGAAGTTGACAACTAAACCTGCTGCACCTAATGGTCGCATCAACGAAGAAACTATTATCCTTGGAGCATTTTAATGAGCGGACTAACTATACCTTTTGAAATTGCCGATGGTATTGCATTGGCAGTTATGCAAGAGCATCTTGATCTTCTTAAGGAAGAAATACGAGAACATACCGAAGAAGGGCGATGGATGCATCCTGAAGACTATCACGCTAATATGACACAGTATATTCCTGCTCTTGAAATACTGATTAAGTATTTTGGTGGAAACGTCGGAGAGTAATATGGTATATCGTACAGTTACAGCTGAGGTTGATGTAGATGTTGATCTAGAAGAATTCGATGACAGCGACTTGTTAGACGAACTCGAACGACGTGGGCTTGATATGAATAATAGATTCGTAGATGGCGACCAGATGCGTGAACTTCTTACACAAATTTGGATCAAGCGCAGAACAAAGGCAGATTATCAACGTGAACTTGATGATTTAATTTATTTCGGTATTGGAAAGATTCTATGATTTTGATTGACTACAGCCAAGTGTCTTTGGCTTCCATCCTTACTTTCCAACGAGAGTTGAAGGGTAATCCAGATGAAGTTAAGAACCTTATTCGGCATGTAACACTTTCCACTATTAAATCATACAAGAAAAAGTATGGTCGTGAATTTGGTAACGTTGTTATCTGTTGCGATGGTCGCAAGTACTGGCGTAAAGAATTCTTTGAGCACTATAAAGCTAGTCGTAAAAAGACTCGTGATGCATCTGATCTAGATTGGAAACTAATCTTTGATACCCTATCAGAGATGCGTCAAGAAATTGCAGAACACTTTCCATACCGTGTTATCCACGTTGAACGTGCCGAAGCTGATGATGTTATTGCAACCATGACCAAGTGGGCACAGTACAACGAACTTGTGCAACAAGGGTTGATGGAAGAGCCACAGAAAGTATTGATTCTTTCTTCTGATGGTGACTTTAAACAGCTGCAACTTCTTGGAGAAGTCAAGCAGTGGTCACCTATGGTAAAGAAGTATATCACTGCCACTGCCAAAGAAATCCAGAACTACAAAATTCAGCACATTGTTAAAGGTGATGCTGGTGATGGTATTCCTAACATTCTTAGTCCAGATGATGTATTCGTGCAAGGTGTTCGCCAGAAACCTATGTCACAGAAACGTCTTGATGAATTCTACGAAAAAGGTTTTGATGCTTGCCGCAATGATACAGAACGGCGCAACTGGCATCGCAACTCTGTGCTGGTTGACTTCAAACATATCCCTGAAGATGTAGAGAAAGAGATTGTTGACTCATACATAAATAACAAACCAAAGGGCGACAAGATGAGCATCATGAACTATTTGATTGCCAAAAAATGTCGATTGTTACTTGATGAATTAGAGGATTTTTGAATGACGAAATATATCACTGAGATTTTGACTGAGATCAATGATGACCCCAAGAAGGTCGAAATGTATAAAACTAGTGCTGCACTGCGTATCTTGTTTGAATATGCATTTGATCCTGAAAAGAAGTTTATTCTTCCAGATGGAGAACCTCCATACAAACTAGATGCTGCACCAATTGGAATGAGTCCTGCAAACATCTACCAAGAACTTAAAAAGTTCTATGTATTCTGTAGGAAAGACTTGACACCAGTTAGGCGTGAAACTTTGTTTATCCAGCTGCTAGAGAACGTTCATCCTTCCGAAGCCAAGCTGTTGCTTGCAGTAAAGGAACAAAACCTTACAAAGCTGTATCCTAAGATTACGCACAAGCTGGTGCATGGAGCAGGGTTTATTTCCGTCTCTCCACCCTCTCCTGCAAAAAAGGAAACTAAAGTAAAAAACGACCAGGCTCCCAGTGGAGCCGAGACCTCCTAAGGCTAAAGAATAACCCTACACCTAGTGGGGTCATTAATAAGGTGTTTACTTTAATTCGTTCTTGGGGTATAATATATGTAAGAAGGTTGAAAAGGAAAACGAAATGAAAAAGATTTTAGTCGGTTTGATTGCTGCTGTTGGTTTTAGTACTGCTATGGCTCAACATGGACATCACCATCACCACCATGGTTCCAATACTGGAAACGTGATTCTTGGTGCAGTCATTGGTAGTTACGTGATTGGTCAAATTATGAACCAGAATCGTCCTGTCATTGTACAGCAACCTCAAGTGATTTATATGCCACAACCAGTGCCACAGCAAACCTGTGAGGTAAAGTTCATGCATGATCAGTTTGGTCAACTGCGAGAATTCACTACTTGCTACTACGTTAATCGGTAAATTCTATGCCACTCAAATATAAGTTGCATAACTTTCTTGTTTGGGTTCAAAAAGACTTTACTTTAATGGAGTGGTGTGGTATAATAGGTTTTGTTATTTGGATGATCTTGTGAAACAAAAATGGATTGATGCTTTCATGGACACAGCTGAGCGATTCGCAAAGTTGTCAAGTGCAAAGCGACTGCAGGTTGGTACGGTTATTGTTCAAGACAATCGTATCATTTCTATTGGTTATAACGGTATGCCTTCTGGGTGGACCAATGAATGTGAGAATGATGATGGAAAAACTAAAGATGAGGTTATTCATGCTGAAGCAAACGCTATACTCAAACTGGCTCGTGATGGTGAGCGAGGCAATGGTGCCGATTTATTCTGCACTCATGCTCCTTGCATCAATTGCGCTAAACTCATTTATGGTGCGGGGATAAAGAAAGTTTACTACAGAGAGTCGTATCGCGATACGCTAGGTATTGACTTTCTAGATAAATGTTCAGTAGAGATAGAGAAAGTTTAATATGCTTGAATGTTTGATTATTGGTGATAGCATTGCTGTTGGAACTTCAATGGCTCGTAAAGAATGCGTAAGTTATTCTCGTGGTGGTTGGAACAGCTGGCAATGGAACAAAGATTATTTGTCCAAAGCATCTAGTCAACCTGCTAGAACTTTAATCATCAGTCTTGGTGCCAATGATCACAAAGGTGTAAAGACAGAACATGAACTTCGAAAGATGCGAGAAGCTGTAAAGGCAGATCGTGTGTTCTGGATTGATCCTGGACAAGATCGTAAACCTATTCCTCATGATGCTATAATGCGCATTGCAAAAGAGTACGGTGACACAGTTTTGCCTAGACCAAAAGAACACATGAGTGCTGATGGCATTCATCCTACTGGGCGTGGCTACAAAGAACTTGCAGAAAAATCAAAAAAAGATTGACTTTAATTCAAAACTACGCTAAAATTATACTAAATAGAAGGTAAGAATTATCTTACCGAAACAAGGAAACTACTTTCAATGACATCGCAATCTTGCCATTCCAGTTTAAGAAAACAGCTACCGATAGTAGCCGTATGGAATAGCACACGCCCATCATTTGGCTATGCGATTGAGGATACGAAGGGTTTTGGTAAGAAGAAATAAGAGAACTTAGTCTCTTTACCAAAACCCTCGAAGTGAAAGCTCCGAGGGTTTTTTGTTTTTATCCCTACTATTTTGTAGGGTCTTTCTGAAAAGTGTTGACTCTTATTGTTCTTTACTGTATAATAAGTGTTCTGATGTTGAGAAGGTTACTTCTTAGCAATCCCTACTGAAAAGTAGGGTCTTTCAGAAAGTTGTTGACTCTTATTGTTCTTTACTGTATAATAAGTGTTCTGGTTGAGTGGCATCGTCTACTTAACTTTAGATCTTTAAAAATCTGCGTACCAATTTAAAAGACTGACTACTTCGGTGGTCAGTCTTATGTTCCCGAGTAGTGTAGTGGTAACACACCAGACTTTGACTCTGTTATTGTAGGTTCGATTCCTACCTCGGGTGCCATATTGAAACACATTCATAACGCAACTCGGTACACGGATACCTGATCATGTGGCGCTGAAAACATGTGGGTGGCAAAGCCGTGCTCAGTGTGTTTCAATATGGTGATAGCTTAGTAGGAGAGTGCAGTCGTTGGCTGCGGGCACAGGTGCAAATCCTGTTCACTATTTCGTGAGTTTAACAAAAGGAGAGTAGCATGAAACGTTCAGGTAAACGTTAGTGTCTCTAAGATCCCCCGTATGGTCTTAGTTGGCACGTAAAATCAATTCAATACGTACAACCACTCGTGGCGTTTAATGGTAGCGTACATGACTCTTAATCATCGAGGTCTGAGTTCGAATCTCAGCGAGTGGACCATATGGGGGTATAGTGTCAGCGGTTTAGCACAGCAGACTTTTAATCTGCCAGGGCAGGGTTCGAATCCCTGTGCCCCTACCATATAAAAACACATTAGCCTGACTGAAACGGGCATCGAGTACGTGGAACGTGGAAGAAGGTTCGATTCCTTCATACTCAATTTCAGTAGTGTGTTTCTATATGGTGTTGTTAGTTTAGTGGTAAAACTACGGATTGTGATTCCGTCATCATGAGTTCAATTCTCATACGACACCCCAAGTTTTGTAAGTGTAGATGTTGAGAAAGTAGAGCCTCGAAAACTCTATGAGCTAACGGTTCGAGTCCGACAAAATGGTCACTAGCAAGTATCAACTATTACTATGTACCTCTAACCCTAACGTATACTGGGCGAAATGGTTCCGAATGAGCGAGGCGGAACTACTTACAAATTCAATTATGCCGAGATAGCTCAGTTGGTAGAGCGACAGACTGAAAATCTGTGCGTGGGCGGTTCGATCCCGTCTCTCGGTACCAAGAAAGATATTCCCCGTTAGCTCAATGGTAGAGCACTCGACTGATAATCGAGCGACAGAGGATCGTAACCTCTACAGGGAACCAAGTTTTAGGATAGGTTCTGCAATACATAATGCTAAACTTTTTGGTTGTCTTAGCGACAAAACTATCCTGTTGTTTATGGGCTGTTGGTATAATTGGGAACATATCTGCCTTGCACGCAGAAGTCGGGAGTTCGATCCTCCCACGGTCCACCAAAATTCGCCTTGACTGATGGCGTACAATGTGATAAATTGTCAGTCATCTTAATGAAGCATATTCATCATTGGTTGTTGAAGCGTATTGACTCCACGGTTCACTCAACGAAGTAGCTTAGTCAGCACGATGAAAAGACCCCTGACGTCGAGAGTGTGTTTCATTAAGATTTTGGGGATGTGATGTAATGGTTAGCATAGCAAAGTAAAAAGTCAATTCTGTATGTAGAATTGTTTCCGCAACACTAACACTATAACTCTGTAAAAGTTCTTGTACGTGGTTCGAATCCCGTCATCCCCACCAATTATGTGCCTTTAGTAAAATGGATATTACACAACGCTACGAACGTTGGAGTGGGAGTTCGATTCTCTCAGGGCGCACCAAAGATTTATCGTCAATAGCTGGAGCAATTCCTTTGATCAGCTTAGGCAGAAGCAAGGCTCCGAGATGCAGGAGTATATTACAGGTGAAAGTCCTGTCGGTAAAAGAATTATGGAAAGTAATGCAGCGGGGTTGGTCCTGCGACCAGCCTTGAAAACTGGGTTCTCAGAAATGGGATGGGGTTCGACTCCTCTGCTTTCCGCCAAATTTAGGTTAGGTTCTGCAAAACAAAACTAGCTGGTTCGATTCCAGCATTACCCGCCAAAACTCGAAAGAGACTTGGGTGATGTGCCACGGTGGCAATCAAACTAACCTGTTGTATTTTTTATTAGGAGATGTATATGCCAAGTGTATTTTTAGTTAGCGATACGCACTTTGGTCACATGGGCGTATGCAAGTTTACTCGCAATGATGGTGTGACAAAGTTACGACCTTGGGATTCTGCCGAAGAAATGGATGAAGCCATGGTAAAGATGTGGAACGAAACTGTAAAGCCAACTGATAAGGTTTATCACTTAGGCGATGTAGTTATCAACCGCAAGGCAATGTCTATCATGCATCGGTTAAACGGTGATAAGGTTTTAATTCGTGGTAACCACGATATCTTTAAAGATGAAGACTATCGTGTACACTTTAGAGAGTTACGTGCTTATCATGTGATGAACGGTATGATCTTAAGTCATATCCCGTTACATCCTGAGTCGTTAGGTAGGTTCGGTACTAACATTCATGGTCATACTCATGCAAATCGTGTGATGATAGATGGTAAGATCGATCCTCGTTATCATTGTGTTTGTGTTGAACAAACAGACTTTCGTCCTATCTTATTCGAAGATGTGTTAAAGCGCATCAAGGAAGAAGGTGGTGACATTGGCTTCCGTAATGGTAATGGACCAACGATGTGAGATATGGAGGATGTGTTGCAAGGTGCGACAGGAGTTTGCTAAACTCTCGTTCAGAAATGGGCTGACAGGTTCGATTCCTGTATCCTCCGCCAAATATGCCAGTGAGACTGGGTAGTCAGAGAGGTTTTATAAACCTTTTAGCGCCAGATTAGCGTTCTTGATAGGGTTCGAATCCCTACACTGGTACCAATGCCCAAGTAGCCCAATTGGTATGAGGCGTCTCTCTCAAAAGGAGAATCGTATCGGTTCGAATCCGATCTTGGGTACCAAAGATAGGTGTTGACTTTAATTCTTGCATAAGGTATAATAGTTTTATGAATGCGAGGGTGGTGGAATGGTATACACAGCAGACTTAAAATCTGCCGCCGCAAGGCTTACGGGTTCGAGTCCCGTCTCTCGTACCAAAGTTTTGCGGCATTCGTTCAACGGATAGGACATGGTTCTTCTAAAGCCAGAATGGGGGTTCGATTCCCTCATGCCGCACCAGTTGTTGGGCTTCTAGCTCATGTTGGTTAGAGCAGTGGACTCATAATCCATTGGTGCCGAGTTCGACTCTCGGGGAGCCCACCAGAGATATGTACGCATGACCCGAATGGCTAGGGAGCGGATTGCAAATCCGTATCATGCAGGTTCGAATCCTGTTGCGTACTCCAAGATAGTTGTTGACTTTTAATCATTATTGATGTATAATAAAGTTTCTGAAGTCCTCTCTGAGTCTTTACGTAAAGTCGGAAGCCTGAGGCATTAGAAAAGGTTTGGTAGGTTTTTCCTTATACAAAAACCTACCACTATACTGCGTTCGACTTCAGGTGAGGTCATCACCCTTTCAAGGTGACTAGATGGGATCGTTACCCATACGCAGTACCAGAATTTCGGAGAATGAGCAGCATTGGTGACTGCAGCGGACTGTAAATCCGTCGCCTTACGGCACACTTGGTTCGATTCCAAGATTCTCCACCAAATCTCGTTACTACTTTCGTTAAAGTAGCGTTTGACTAGCGATAGAGGTTCGGTGGCAGAAGACCGTTAGCGAGTGTATACGACCCACTCAGGCTCTGATAGGCAGAATCTTAACTGCACACAGACTTTGAATAAATGGAGATGGACAGAGTAACTGCTCAATTAAGGGCTGGCATGGAAACCAGTAGCTTATACTTATTTTGGCTCGTTCGTATAGGGGTTATTACGTCGGATTGTCTATCCGATCACGGGAGTTCGAGTCTCCCACGAGTCGCCAGTTTTAGGATCCGTCCAGCAAATCAAAAAAATTCAACTTGTAATTGAAAAATAAGGATCCTGTTGTTTATTATGCCTCGTTAGCTCAGTGGTAGAGCAGTGCTTTTACACGGCGAAGGTCGGCAGTTCGAAACTGTCACGAGGTACCAAGTTATTGCGGGTATTCAGGGTATCGGTAAGTCTCATAAGCTCTACCTAGTAGGTTCGAATCCTACACCCGCAACCAGTTTTAGGTTAAGTTCAGCAATATAAAAAGGCTGTCTGCTAGGACTTTAAACTAGTGTTAACCTGTTATTTTATGCCCTTTTAGTATAATGGTATTACACCTGTTTTGTAATCAGGTTACGGCAGTTCGATTCTGTCAAGGGGCACCATCTATAAGCACATACTCTACGCCCGATTAGTAAGGGAGATAGCGACTAAACGCTGAAGGAAAGTTTAAATGTGTTTATAAATGGTGATGTAGCACAGTGGTAGTGCACCTCCTTCATACGGAGATGGTCGTTGGTTCAAATCCAACCATCACCACCAAAAGTTTTTATCTCGATGTAGTGAAATGGTATCACCCGTGCTTTGGGAGCATGTAGCGCAAGTTCGATTCTTGCCATCGAGACCAAGTTATAAGTAGTATGTATTTGCCCCGATGGTGGAATGGTAGACACGCTGGTCTTAGAAGCCAGTGCCGAAAGGCGTGAGAGTTCGAGTCTCTCTTGGGGCACCATAGTTTTATTCCCTAGTAGCACAGCGGTAGTTGCACTTGACTGTTAATCAAGGTGTCCGTGGTTCGATCCCACGCTGGGGAGCCAATTTTAAGAAAGCTGATGTAACACAGTGGTAGTGTACTTCCTTGGTAAGGAAGAGGTCGTGAGTTCAAATCTCGCCATCAGCACCAAAGTTTTAGGAGAGTATTATGGCTAATGTTAAGCAAGGTAATTTGACTAAGTCTCCGCAATGGTGGAAACATTTGAAAGACTTCAAACGTTTCTTTTGGAAAACAGAACGTAAAGCTCAACAAAAAGATATTAAAGGTAGATTGTATGAGTAAGATGAGTGACGGTGGTAAAGGTTCATCTCCTAGACCATTTAGTATTAATCAGGATGAATATGAGAAGCGTTGGGATTATATCTTTAGTCGCGATCTCAAAAAAGATGAGTCTGAAGAAAAGGTTACTAGAAATAATCAAGAGACTCAAGAAGTGTTAAGTAAAAAGTAAAATATCTCTCTGGTGTAATGGCAGCATCACGGATTCCAAATCCGTTAGGTCAGGGTTCGAGTCCTTGGGGGGATGCCAAGTTATGCGGGTGTAGCTCAGTTGGTAGAGCACTTCCTTGCCAAGGAAGATGTCAGGAGTTCGAGCCTCCTTACCCGCTCCAAGTTTTTAATGGAGAAGTAAAAGGTGTAATCATGCGTAAAATCGATATAGATGAAGTTAAAGCATTCATTGAAAGCCAAAGTCCAGAGACAAAGATCTACATTGGTGGAGACTCTGAACGATTTAATATTGGAAATGATTGGTACGCAGATTACACACTTGCAATTGTTGTTCACATTGATGGTAAACACGGTTGTAAGATTTTCGGTGAAGTGCAACGTGAACGTGACTGGGATCAAAAGAAAAACAGACCACGTATGCGTTTGATGAATGAAGTATACAAAATTGCAGAGTTGTACAACAAGTTGCATGATGTGCTAGAAGATAGGATTGTTGAAGTTCACTTGGACATTAACCCAAACGAAATGCACGGTAGCTCTTGTGTTATCAACGAAGCAACTGGCTACATTCGTGGTATGTGTAACGTAGTGCCAATGGTTAAGCCAAACGCATTCGCTGCATCATACTGTGCTGATAGAATGAAACACATTCTGTCTGAACGTAAAGCTGCTTAAGGATAATATATGTGGTGGATCAAACTTAAAGATAAACAAGCGTATGAAAATCTTATGAGACAGTATGGGGTTGAACCTCGTATTCTAAGAGATGACGGTGATTATATTCAAGTTGAATTTAGTCAAGCTGCTCTTAGTGCTTGGATTCAAGCTGGATACTGGTTTGGTGGTCCACCAAACATCTTTGTAAGAACATATAAAAAATGTTTGACTTTCTTTAAGAATCTGCTATAATAGTGTTAGAAATGGGATGACTTCAGCAAGTTTAAAAGAACTTACTAAAGAGTGCCACTAAAGGAGGACCACCGTAAGGTGTAATTACGTGGCTGGGCAATGAAGCTGAAACAAAATAATGACTCTGGAAAGACAGAACAATGATGGTAGACCATCTGATTTACGCTGGGTTTTAAAAGAGCGTGGTTCCAAGTAAACCGATAAACGTCCCGATCATCCCGATATTTTATAAAGGTATATAATGAATATTGTAAAAGTTGTTTTATCTTCATTTGTTTTATGCTTGGCTCTGTCTGCCAATGCATTTGATCCTAAATCTAAATCCATTCAAGTTATAATGCCATTTTCTCCAGGTGGAGGCGTCGATCAAACTTTTAGGCATTTACAAAAGTATGCTGCCAATAAAGGTATTGTAATGGTAGGCGTTTATAAACCAGGAGGTGAAGGTATTGTATCAATCAATGAATTGAATAACTCGCCAAAAGATGGATACGCTGTTTCAGTAACTACTGCTGCAGTTATTGCAGAGAATAGAGTTCGAGGTACAGATGTTTTACCGATAACAGCTATTCGCGATAACATCACCAGTATACTTTCTAGTGTTAAAAGTAATTTAACTACTGTTGATGATTTAGAACGAGCAATTAAAAATGGCGATAAGATATCTTTAGGGCATGGGGCACCTGCACAAAAATTAGTTTTAGAACAATTTGTAGAATTCACTAAAACAAAACACGAAGCACTATTGGTGCCATACAAAGGTGGTGCACCAGTTATTAATGATCTTGTAGCAGGTCATATTGATGTAGGTGTTGTTCCTTACAGTGTTGCTAAAAACCATATTGCTTCTGGTAAAGTTAACTCACTTGCAATTGCTGCAAAGGAAAAGCCAAAGGGTATTAATGCGTTTAACATCGAACAAAAATATCCTACATGGCAACACTTTGATGGGTTTGCGTTAGTTGTTTCTAATGGTACTAACGTAGAAGCTGTCAAATGGTGGAGTGGTTTTATGCAGGAATATTTAAATGATCCACAGGTACAAAACGATTTTCTGCTAGAAAATACTGTTGCTTCTGCTTTTGGAATTCTAAGTTTAGAAAAGACAATTAAAGCCAGTGTTGGTAGATTACAAAAGAAGTGATATGCAAAATTACTACGGCGGATATTATGTAGTTGGTGACGAGAGATTTACCAGCAAAACTATGGCAGCAATTAGAGCCACAGAATTAAACATTCCAATGACATGGAATTTTCATGATGATATTTTCAGCAAGGTTAAGCCTACTGGAAAAGCAGACTTAAAAGAGTTATATAAACAACGTGCCTTGCAGCTTAGAGACAAATATGACTATTTAATATTAAATTATAGTGGTGGTAGTGACAGCTGGACTGTACTGCATACCTTTTTAGAAAATAATATTAAACTAGATCATGTCTTTGTCAAATGGCCAAAGGCTGCTATGGATAAGGGATTTTATACTCCCAATGCTAATGATAGATCTGCTTTTAACTTTGCCAGCGAATGGGATTTTACATTGAAGAAAGATCTTGAGTGGTTAGCTCAAGCCCATCCAGAGATTAAGATTGAGGTTGGTGATTGGTTAGATAATCTCAATGAAGGTTACTTTACTGACGACTTGTTCCAAAGAACTGTTAATGATAACTTCATGACAAATCTGTTGAGAGGACATTACGGCAGCGAAACCGAAACGTTATTGGTTGATAAAGGAATGCGTGTTGGTTCTATCTACGGAGTTGATAAACCAACGATATTGGTTGCTGGCACTAAATGCTTTTTCTATTTTGTAGATCAGGCTACAGCAACATGTCCACCTAGACCAGAGAATCCAGAAGGTACAGAGTATTTTTATTGGTCACCTGACATGCCGCAAATAGTTGTTGAGCAGGCATATAAAGTATATCAATTGTATAAGGTAAATAAGAATCTTAATAAAAATCTTATACTTAGTACCTATAGAGATTCTGCGAAAAGACAAACTGAATTGTTGGCTCATATGAAACTGTTTGAAGAATCTTCAGATTTCATTAGAAGTGTGATTTATCCAGACTGGAACTTTGCAAAGTTCCAAGCCTTTAAGCCCATGCCTGTTCCAGAATTCGATGGAAAGCAAAAGGATTACTGGTTAGAATGTAGACCAGAAATGCTTGCAATGAAGGATGTATGGAGACATCATTGGAAATCTTACATAGATAAGGTAGACCCAAAATGGTTGCATGAGAATAAAGAATTTAGAAAAGCTAGAACACGGTTGCACTATCTGTGTGAAGCATAAGTTGTTGACTTTTATTCTTACTTAAGGTATAATAAAAGTTCGTTAGGTTAGGTTCAGCAAAATCTTAGCGGATTAATACCCGCATCATAAGATGGTGAGTTTCGAGTTCTCACCCTAAACAAAAAGTAGGAAACTAGCCTGTTATTTTTAGGAGAATCCTCTCCTGTTACTTGAAAGAAATATATGAACACATTTGTATCCGCTGTCCAAAATCAATCTGCCCGCACTGCGAATGGCATGGTTGCTCGTAAATCCACTGCATCAGCTTGCGTTGACTTGTTCTTCAAAGCTGGCGCATCACGTGGTAAGAACATCACCAAAGAATTTACTGCCGCTCTAGTAGAGAACGAAGACGTAGCAATGCGTCTGGCTCTATGGCTGCGTGACGCACGTGGTGGTGCAGGTGAACGTGAGTTGTTCCGTCAAATCATGGTGCACTTGGAAACTTATCGTCCAGAGTTGGCAGCAAAGCTGTTGCCAAAAGTTCCAGAGTTGGGTCGTTGGGACGACGTGTTCGTTTTCAAGACTGAGGCTTTGAAGACTCAAGCATATAGCATGCTTGGTGACGCATTGCGTGAAAAGAATGGTCTGGCTGCAAAGTGGACTCCACGTAAGGGTGATGTAGCTGTTGAAATCCGTAAGTTTTTCGGCATGTCTCCAAAGTTCTACCGTAAGTCCTTGGTTGAAATGACTAAGGTTGTTGAACAAGAAATGTGTGCACAAAAGTGGGATGAAATCAACTTCTCCCATGTTCCATCTGTGGCTGCTGCTCGTTACAAGAAGGCATTCTTCCGTAACACTCCAGAGTATGCAAAGTACGTAGCTGAGTTGATCAAGGATCCAAAGGATCGCACTATGAACGTGAAGATCAATGCTGGTGCTGTATTCCCATACGATGTGCTTAAGGGTGCTATCGGTGGTTACACTAAGAGCTACAACTCTACCGAGTTGGGTGCGTTGCAAGCCCAATGGGATGCCTTGGAAAACTTCATTGGTGATGCTAACGTATTGCCATTGGTTGACGTTTCTGGCTCTATGACATGCGCAGCAGGTGGTCGCACCTCTAAGTCCCAAACTACATGTTTGGACGTTGCAGTCTCTTTGGGATTGTATATGGCTGACAAGAACAAGGGTAAGTTCAAGGATACGTTCCTGACTTTCTCTGGTGCACCAGAACTGTTGTACTTGAAGGGTAACATCGTTGACAAGATCAAGCAGATGTCTGACTCTAACTGGGGAATGAACACTGACTTGGTGAAAGCCATGAAGAAGATTCTTGATACTGCCGTAAAGGGTGGTGTTCCTCAAGAAGAAATGCCAGAAATGTTGTTGATCATGTCTGATATGCAATTTGACCAATGCGCAAAGTTTGACGACTCCGCAATGCAAATGATTGCACGTAAGTTCGAAGAAGCAGGATACGAGATCCCAAAGATCGTGTTCTGGAATTTGAACGCAGCAGACAATGTGCCAGTTAAGTACGACACTCGTGGCGTAGCACTGGTATCTGGATTCTCTCCAGCTATCATGGTTGCATTGCTTGGTGGTGATACTGAAAAGTTCACTCCAGAAGCAATCATGTTGAAAGCACTTATGGTGCCAAAGTACGACTTAGCTTAATAGGTTCGCATTGACTGGTGTGCGTTATCACCAGTCACCATAATTCAGTATATTTCTGTCTTTATTGGGGTTTTAGGTTCCACGATAGGTATGCCAGATCGAGACTAGACTTGCAAGGTAATGCTCGACGTAACATACTAATACCTACAGACGAAAATTGACAATCGTTTGGGAATATACTGAATTATGGTATAAATACCTTTATGCGGGTAAGCTCAAGGTGAGACGCCAGCCTTCCAAGCTGCGCTGAGTGGAGTTCGATTCTCCCTACCCGCTCCACTTTTTAATTTTATGTATTTCGTTACAAAACAAGAATATGCGAGTAGAATTTCCATCTGTAAAGGATGTGAACTCTACTCGCATTTTTTATGTACAGAATGCGGATGTGCAATACATCTTAAATGCAAGGTTGCTTTTGTTTCTTGTCCCATAGGTAAATGGAAAGAGACCGATGATTCTACTGTAGATGATACAATTGGGGATAGCGATGATAGTTCTATTTTTACTTCAGATTAAACATTGGTACGTTGATTTTGTCATGCAGACAAATGATATGGTGGCAGGTAAAGCCATCTATGGAAACAAGATGGGTATTCTTCATTCTGCGGAACATGCAATTGCCACGTTTTTTATTCTACTTTTCTTTGTAGATCCAATTACTGCTATGGCATTGGCATTGTTTGATTTTGTTACTCACTATCATATTGATTATGTAAAAATGAATTATGGATGCAGAGACATACAAGATCCCAAGTTCTGGAACCATCTCGGGCTGGATCAGATGGCACATCAAATCGTTTACTTAATAATTGCTTTTGCTATCATGTACTAAGACCCTACCGTGTGTAGGGTCATTGTCATTTAGTGTTTACTTTTATTCCGATCTGGTGTATAATAACTGTATTGATTAGGAGATTTCGTTATGAAGATTCGTGTGATTGTGAATGGTGTTTCTTACTACACCACTCGGGCTGCTATCAAAAAGCAAGTAAGTGGTGACTTCTCATTGCAGAATACTGCACTGTATCATGCACTGCATATGATGGGAAAGAATCTTGGCATCGGCACGACAGTGGCTTTGTATGATGGTAAAATGAAGCGCCATCAGTTTGATGTTCAATTGAGTGTAGTTTAAGGAGATATATTATGGGTTTAGACATGTTTGCTTTTTCTGTTGCTAAAAATGATGGCAACGAACAGTTTGTTATTTCTGAAGATGCAGATCGCCATGATCTTGCATACTGGCGTAAGTTCAATGCGCTGCATGGTTGGATGGAAGACCTTGCACGTGCCAATGGCTTTGATGGTGAGTTCAATTGCGTTCCTGTCCTGTTATCGCCAGATGACATCGATGACTTAGAGAATACGGTCAACGAAGGACACTTGCAACCACGTGGTGGTTTCTTCTTTGGTGCTCAAACGATAGAGCCTGAAGATATTGAAGCAACCCAAAAATTTATTGCAGATGCTCGTGTAGCATTTGCTGAGGGTCGTGACGTTTATTACAATAGCTGGTGGTGATATGATTAGGTGGATTGAAAATGTTAGCAAGCAAGATGTGAAACTTGGTTTTCACATGGACGCTGGAAAGAATTCGATGTTGATTCGCATCCAGGATCCTGCCACTGAGTTTGGTAAGATTGCTCATGCTGACATGTTCAAAGAAGTACACGAGTTCGAATTTCTCGATGCTGAAGATGACGATGGTTTCGAGGACTGCGTTAAAATTAGTGATGAGCAAGCTGCCGAGTTGGTTCGTTTGTTGCAACATGCTCTCGATAATTCCATGAACGTAGTTGTTCACTGCCATGCTGGTATCTGCCGCTCTGGTGCTGTGGTTGAGATTGCTACCATGATGGGCTTTACTGCCACTGAACGTCTCCGCATACCCAACATGAGAGTCAAGCACAAGATGATGCAAGTTCTCGGCTGGACTTACGAATAACCCTACTAGCAGTAGGGTGTTTACTTTAATTCCGATCTGATGTATAATCATTGTATTGATTAGGAGAAACCAAATGGCTAAATTTCAATTCTGGACACAAATGACTGCTCGCAAAGGCGAGAACTTTTGCATTATGTCAAACTCTGGTCTGCGTGCTGCGTATCCTTCCATAACTGAAGATGAATGCATGGCAATGATGGATGAGAAAGTTGCTGAGCTAGAGAAAGAAGGTTACGTGGTTACTTGGCAACAAGACTATGCTGAACCTGAGTCTGACTATGGCTTTATTGATGTAGGTGGCATGACGTACGATGAAGTACGTAACTTGTCTCGTGGTGATTAAGGAATTAAAATGCGTAAATTAGCTACTATTCGTGTGATTGATGCACTGAATCCTATCGAGGGTGCAGATGCCATCGAGTGCGCAACCATCGGTGGATGGAAAGTTGTTGTTAAGAAGGGTGAGTTCAACGTTGGTGATCGTGCAGTCTACTGCGAGATTGACTCATGGATTCCTACAGAGTTGGCACCATTCTTGTCTAAAGGTAAAGAGCCTAGAGAGTTTGAAGGCATCAAAGGTGAACGTCTGCGTACTGTTAAGTTGCGTGGTCAACTGTCACAAGGTTTGCTATTGAATCTAGACTCTGCTATCCCACAAACCAATTCATTCGCTGATGGTGACGATGTTTCCGAACTGCTGAATATCGTCAAGTGGGAAATGCCAATGAATGCTCAGTTGGCTGGTATGGCAAAGGGTAACTTTCCATCACAGATTCCCAAGACTGACCAAGAACGTGTGCAGAATCTTGTTGGAGAAATCCTTGCTGCTGCACAAGCTGGCACTCAGTTTGAACTCACTGAGAAGCTGGAAGGCTCTTCAATGACTGTATACCTAATTGATGGTGTGTTTGGTGTTTGCTCTCGTAATCTTGACCTGAAGGAAACAGAAGGTAACTCTTTCTGGGCTACTGCTCGTCATGATGGTATTGAAGAAAAACTACGCACATTGGATATGGATAATATTGCAATTCAAGGTGAGTTGATTGGTCCAGGAATCCAAGGTAACATCTACAAGTTGTCTCAACCAGAGTTCCGTGTGTTTGATATTTACAATATCAAAATGGGTGAGTATGTAACACCATCAGCACGACGCAGGTATGTTGACCAACTGGGTCTGAAACATGTTCCAGTTTTGCTGATTGATAAAGATCTTGGTGTTGGTTCTGTCGATCAAATTCTTCAATGGGCAGAAGGTGCATCAAAGTTAAATGACAGGCAAGAACGAGAAGGAATTGTGTTCAAGGAAGTAAATGGTGGCATGTCATTCAAAGCCATCTCTAACAAGTACCTCTTAGGAGAAAAGTGATGACTGATACAGTAGAGAAACCAAAGATGTGGCAGTTGGGTGTCATGATTCATGGCTACCGATTACAACAAACTTGCGGTGCTTGTCCTGAGCAGTACGATGTGTTTGATGATCTTGGTCAGCAAGTAGCATATTTCCGTCTGCGCCATGGTGGGTTCCGAGTGAATGTGCCAGACCATGGTGGAGAGGTAATATATACTGCGAATCCAAAAGGTGATGGTGGATTCTTTGCCGATGAACGAGTTCGTTATCTAACAGAAGCCGTTATGGCAGTGCAAGAATACTATATCAATCGTCGATGGGACAAAGATGATTATACTGGTGTCGATATTAATCGTTGGACTAATGTAGAGTAAATTTTTATTAAGGAGATATCATGGGTAAAGTAGCAACAGTAATCGCAGCACCAATCAAAGGTGCATTGGGCAATGAAGTAAACGTAGGTGACACTGTCATGGTTGTTACCACTGGTTATAGTCATCGTGTCTCTGTCAACAAGGGCAAGTACGTTGGCTACATCCAGAGTAGTGGTCAACAACGTGCTCGTATCGAAGTAGAGAGCACACGTACATTTCAAGTCAAACCAGATGGCACTGAGTTTAGTTGGTCAAAAGACTACAACTCTGCAACATGGGCTGATGTTCGTCCAACTCTTACTTACAAGACTGAGCCTTATACACGCAAGTCAACGTTGCAGTTGAATCGTATTGCCACTATCAAAGAAGCTGACTTTGGAATCATTGAAGCTGTTGGTAAGTTAGTATAATGCCAAACGACACTGTACGTCGCGATGCGTACTTTTGTATACACACGACCATGCAATCAGGTTTTGAATGCTTGATTCCTGCTCGTGGATACAATTTAAAGTCGTGGTTAGCATTCGAGGACAGACTTGGTGCTAAATACGAATATGACGAAATCACCGAACAAGCATACATTCATTTAATGCTAGGTGATCCCAATGACCCACTTGGAGAAAAGTATGGACCAGCAAGCAAAGGAACAGCACAGCAAGAGACTGCACCAAAAAGAGGTCGTGGTAAAACGAAAGCTGAAGATAGCAAAAGCACACGGACTCCAAGAAAAACAACCGCACCGACTAGCAAAGAAAAGCCCAGTGTCGTGCGGAAATCCCCAGTGCGTAATGTGCGCAAACCCAAGAAAGACGTTCAAGGAACTAACAATTCAGGAACAAAGACACCAACAAGATCTCGAAAGTCAACGGGATCGACATAGTAATGGAGTAATAAATGAATCCGAATCCATCATGTACTAAAGAATGCAGGTTTGCTCCTGGACTTAGTATGACTACTGCAGTCTATTATGCTCCAATCTATGACAAGTATGGTAATAATCTTAATCCAGATCGTAATATGACTTCTGGTAGTATTAACTGCCATACTTGTAATCGTTCTTGGGCATATTACTCTGACTTGAATGGTACAGATTATAAGGAAACTATATGAATGAATGTGATTTTGATGTAGCTTTTGAATATGAGGACCATGTTATCCAAGGCATAATGGTTATTGGTCGTGCAGTGTTACCAGAAGAATATCGTTTTAAAGCATTGAATGACCAAGCATTTAAACAAGACGTGCGAGAAACCCTTATTCAGAAATTGGCTGAGGCATTATACAAAGAGAAACTGGTAGAGATTAATCAAGCACAGGATTCACTAAATGGAGAATGGCGAGTTATTATCCGTGCATTTATGACTCCAGATTCTCAAGTACGACTATTAAGAACGGTAAAGCGATGAGATACTGGACTATTGTATTCCCTGGAGAGTTTGGTCAGTATGTTCAAGAAACATGGACTGAAGAGCAGATTCTTAAATCCTATTATTCGTATTGGTTTCATAAGATGTGCGAAGCAAATATGCATAGTATAATTAGTGATGCACTCTGTATTGTAGATTGGATTACTATTCATTGGGCAATGGAAACAGACGAGTTTGGAAATAAAATATGAGTAACTTATACGTATTAGTTGGAGTTCCTGCATCTGGAAAGAGCACATGGGTTAATAATCAAAAGTGGAAAGACGAATGCGTATATGTATCAACAGATGAGTTTGTTGAGGATTATGCAAAGGAATGTAGTCTTACATACTCCGAGGTATTCGATGATTATATGCCACGAGCATTAGAGTTAATGGTTGAGCGAGTATTATGGGCAAAGTCACTGGGTAAGGATATTATCTGGGATCAGACTAGCACTACTATTAAAGCACGTGCAAAGAAACTACGAATGCTGCCAGATTATTATGCAATTGCCGTTGTATTTAAAACTCCCGAAAATGCAGAATTACAACGTAGATTAACTTCTCGTCCAGGAAAGATAATCCCACAAGAAGTAGTAGATAATATGTGTCTACAATTGATTAACGAACCACCTTCATTAGAAGAAGGATTTATGGAGATATGGCATGCTGAATAAAGTTTACTTACATAAAGATGATTTAGAAACATTACTGCAGTTTCTAAAAGCATTTCCCAATGGCTGTGATGTAGTGGAAGTTATCTCTGATAATAGTTCTGGTATTGGATCTATTATAACTGCCAAAATCTCTGGAATTGCTTTAAATGGTACTGTGGTAGACGTCACTAAGACGATAGTGGACGAGTCCAGCTGGTAACCCTACAGATCTGAGGGTCTTTACTTTAATTCGTCCCAGCGGTATAATAAGTTATACTGAAATGAAAGAGAGATTGAAATGACTGAAAGATACACCGTAATTACCAAGTCTGGTGAGATGACATTTGCTAGCAAAGAATCTGCATGGGACTTCCTCTCTAAAATTGGTACCTTCCAAGGGTTTACCAAAGAAATCTATCCTCGCAACATTGAAGAAGCTGTTGAGTACCACTTGACATATGAACGTAGTGGATTGGAAGGTGTTTTTGCAATGATCCGTCATGCCGAGCAAATGAGAGCTATGGCAAAACACGCTGCCGAAATCCGTCGTGTTGCAGCTGCCTCTGCTCCTAGAGACAGCCATGAGTTTAGGTCACACTTTGATAGCACTTACAGTGGCTACACCTGGGAGTGACTAATCCCCTACAGATCTGAGGGGCTTTACTTTAATTCGGATCTATGGTATAATCATTACTATGATGAAACGAAAAGGAACTGAAATGTCTGCTATGAGTGAGTTGCATGCTGAGGTTGTTGAGATGGTTGTCGATTGCGTCAACTACGACGTGATTACAGAGTTTATGGTGAAATCAGGTTATCCTCGCGAGGCTTGCCGAATCATCATCGATCAGATTGCTAGCGACATCGATGCGCAAGAACGTGCTGCCGAAATTGCTGCAGAATCTTACTTCAACTAAGGTAATATAAAATGGAAACCCAATTGACTGTAGCGGAATTGATCCGCATCTTACAAGCCTTGCCAAACCAAGAAGCATTGGTTGATATGGCAATGAACCAAGAATATCAAAACGCAGTTACTGCATCAGATATTCATGTTTGGTCTCCTGAATTGGTTATTATTGGAGAATAATATGTATACAGTAGAATACAATGGTCGTAATTACTATGTGCGTCATGGTTCTCCCTTTGATCGTGGCTCTGCAGATTCCTATTATGATCGTGGTCGTGATCCACACAAATATCCAAATGGCACTGGCCATGCACCTCGCATTGAATCTAATAATATGACCGAGCAAGAGATTGAAGAATACTTTGCTGGTTATGATTGGAATGAAGATTACGGCGATAAAAAAGAACTGGGATTAATAAACAGGAACAAGAATGCAACTAATTAAGTTATCCATGCCTGGATGGGAGAAAGAATTCTCCACTGAAGACGAATGCAAAGCTGAGTTATACAATTATATCTGCACTCTTTGCCGTAAAGGTACGGAGTTTAGAGAATATAAAGTACCTCCAATCGATGCTAATTCGTCATTGGATGCTATGTTATCATCTGCATGTGGATGCGAGTTTATGGTGGAATAATGAAAATAACTCCAGATCAATTTAGATACGAATGGTTCTCTGGAACTGGTAAGGGTGGGCAACATCGTAACAAACACCAGAATTGCTGCAGGTGCATTCATGAGCCAACTGGTATTCAGGCAAATGGAACTAATTCTAGATCCCGAGAAGATAATCGAGCAGCTGCATATAGCACATGCATATCAAGGGTAATGGCTCACTATCATAAGGATACAGAACGATATCTTGCAGGTAATGAGCGCATTCGCACATATCATGAAGCCGATAATCGTGTAACTGACCATGCCTCGGGTTATGTAGATACGTATAGTAATGTAATGGACAAGGGTGAATTGGATGCCATGATTACTAGTAGAGCCAAAGCTATAAGGTGAAATATGAATACCACTGCACTATACCTGGAGTTTGAGATACACTACCATAAGGACATAAAAGAATCATCACATTCCCAGGAAGATAAACGATGGAAGCAAGGTCAAATAGACTTACTGCAGCGTATGGTAAATGAGATAGATGGAATACCAGAACCAACGCTGCTAGAGAGACTAATAGAAGTCGGTAGCTGGATGGATGAGGATAAAGGTTATAGTGAATCTACACTAGAGAAACAAGCAGAGTTTGCAAGAAACCGTAACTATCACATAACGAATACTAGTAATCCAGTAGACTTTCCAAAATGCAACTGTCATACATGCAGACCAATAGACTATACAGATCCAGAATCCGTCTACATGAGATTATGTCCTGAATGTGGTAATAAAAGATGTCCCAAAGCAACCAATCATACTAACAAATGTACCAATAGTAATGATCCAGGACAAGAAGGATCAATCTATTACAATAGAGAATGGATATAGAATATGACAGATCTAGAGAAACTTGAAGCACGAATCGAATCAGTTGATAGTGCCATTGATGCAGTAAAGTCTGCCGTGGTAGTAGAGAGAAAGATGTCTCATGATAAACATCCTAATGGACACTATACTAAAGCATTGGCAGAACTGTTGACTATTCAATCTGGCTTAAATGCACTACGAATTAGAATGAACGCAGTGGGTAGGTAGATATGAACCTATATGAACTAATAGAGAGAATACGTACACAACGTATAATAAGTGCAAATAATAAAAGAAACCATAGACCAGCAAAGGTTAACACTAAGGATATTGCATGTCCATATTGCTTATCAGATAATGATGCAATTAGGGAAACATACTATGACCAAACATGTAGGGTGTGTGTAGAGAGAATGAATGGTGCTATTTAGTCGTGTTATTTTCGTGGTTATCGCACCGTGCTAAATAGTGCTTATCTATGATTACCCTCAAATAAAATGGCATATAAAGAAAAAGAATGTCCGACCTGTGGTGAAATTCACTATAAAAGAGGTCCATACTGCTCACGCTCATGTGGTAATAGCCGCATACACAGTGACGAACACAAGCAAATACTGTCATTAAAGCAATCAAAGTACATGAATAGTGGTAATGATAGTGCCGAGCAAGTCAAATATAATTTAAATCATGGTGATGAACCAGATATGGCACTACCAGGCAAGGAACCACCACTGAAACGTGGTCAATTTGTGCAGGATGGCGACCTATGGACACTGGATGGCATGTAAAACCCTCATAACTGTAGGGTCTTTACTTTAATTCGGCTTTGCGGTATAATTATTGTATATTAGGAGTGAAAAATGAGTGGTTCGATACGTGCTGGTGTTGGTTTCATGATGGTTTACGGTGCTGTAGGCACTATGGAAGTCGATCCTGCTGCATCCTTGGTGCAATTGACCCTAATCGCAGTGTGTGGACTTGCAATAATGCTGTCTGGTGTGCTTGCAATGAACAAAAATAGTTGATTTTTATTTGACTTTGATGTAGAATAACTGTGTTACTGGATGATGAGGATAGATTAATGTATACAGTGTTGTTTCCTAGTGGTAAAACCTTAGTATTCGGAATTAAGGCACTGGCAGAGACATATGCGACTGCTTATCGTGGTGTCCTGATCTCTAGAGAGACTGTGGAAACAGGAATAACCCCTAAGACTGTAGGGTGTTTACTTTAATTCGTCGATACTGTATAATAACTCTATTGTGATTATGAAAGAACTTGAAATGAACGTCTCTGTCTCCTTTGATTCCGCCTCTGGCAAATTTGTTGGCTCCCTGAATGGTAAAGTCGTGGTCCGCTCTGTGGGTCGTGCATACGTGGAACGTCGTCTCGAAGAGATGGCTGGTTCCAAAATCAACTTTATTGCTGCTGACAAAGCATCTGCTAAAAAGTCTGCTGATCGTGAAGCAAAGTTTGGCATCAATGCTCGCTTTGGTTTCGTAGAAAAGCTGGTGTCCATGGTGGCATCCTCTGTTCAGCCTTCTGCTGTGATCACTGGCGAAGGTGGTCTCGGCAAGACATTCACTGTGATTAAGACCTTGGAAGCCAATGGTTTTAAGGACATCTCTGACTTGGGTGATTTTGCTGTTGGCGAAAAGATCAATGCTAGCAAGTGCTTTACTATGGTCAAAGGTTACTCTACTGCCAAGGGTTTGTATCGTACCCTGTTTGAGAACCAAAAGTCTATCATCGTGTTTGACGACTGCGATGCTGTGTTGAAGGATGCTGTTGCACTGAACCTGCTCAAAGGTGCTCTTGACTCCTATGGTAAGCGTATCATCTCCTGGAATGCAGACATGAAAGACGAAGATCTGCCACGTTCCTTCTCCTTCGAAGGTCGTGTTATCTTTATCTCCAACATGGATCAGGACAAGATCGACCAAGCTATCCGTAGTCGTTCCATGATGATCGACTTGTCCATGACCTTGGACCAAAAGATCGATCGTATGGAGTACATTGCAAAGAGCGATGAGTTCCTGCCTGAGTACGATGCTGCTGTTAAGACAGATGCCTTGTCCTTGATTCGTGAACTCAAGAGTGATTGCAAAGAAATCTCCTTGCGCACCTTGATTGCTGTTAGCAAGATCCGTGCCTCTAACAAGGACTGGAAAGACTTGGCTACTTACATGTTGACTGCTTAAGGAACACATGCCTACTATTACTGGACTTACAAAGCGACAAGTTACACTCCTGGACACTATGTGGTCCATGGAGTCTACTGAGCAGTATGATGAGTGGAAGAGTACACAGGATGCAAGTGAGATTGCAACACTGGAACAACTGATGATGCTGAGTGTTGCAGAAGATGAGCCACTGTGCTTGCAAGATGCAACAAAAGTGTTGACTAATATTATGAAAATATAGTGTTTTAATTAGACTTAGCACTGCCGTTTTAATTCAACGGGACTCCTCCCTTAGCCTAATAACGACTTAAACCCCCACACACATTTATTCTCTCCTATGACTACATCATCCAACACCATGCAAGAGTATTTCGATTTCCTAGTTGAGCTCCGTGATTCAGGGGTAACTAATATGTGGGGCGCTGCTCCATTCCTGCATGCTGCATTCCCAGAGCTAACACTAAAAGAAGCAAGAGCCATACACATTGCATGGATAGAGTCCTTTTAATAGGGTTACACACTTTGGGTTCACTTTGTCCCAAAAATCGCCGCCGAAAAATTTTAACAGGTAGAGGGTTGCGACCCGATACCCTCTCTAGAAAAGGTTTATCATGACATATAACATTTGCAACGAATGCGAGACTGTGGCTCACTGTTTAAATCATGGGTGTATTCCCAAGGTAACACTGGAGCCTATAGAGGTTAAGCGTGTTACACACAAGGATATCCTGCGTAGTGCAGCTAGATCCTCTGGACTCGATGTCTATGGGCTAGGCTTAGATCGTGATATGTGGGAAGCAGCACTGGCTAGGTATACTGAGATTATTGTTCGGGAATGTATCGATGAATTGGATGGAAAAATATACAGGGCAAGCGACCATGAAGGTGATGAAACTTGGCCAGACCTCATATTGAAAGAACATTTTGGGATTGAAGAATGAACGAACGAATTAAACAACTCTGGGAAGATAGTGACGAAATCAAAGTTCGTTATCCTGAACAAGGAAGTCCAGTTAGTGTTTCAGAGCAGACACTAGAAAAGTTCGCCGAGTTGATTATGCGAGAATGTATCGCTCAATGTTGGGCAGTATCCGAATTAGAATCAAACGGGTATGTTGTCAGCGAGTGTTCTAAAAAGATTAGGAAACATTTCGGAGTTGAATAATGAATGAACGAATGAAAGAACTTTCAAATATTGCATACATGAACCACATGGAGAGGAATGAGGATTCCTCTTTTGGTCGCCGATACGATTATGATAAAGAGTTCGCCGAGTTAATTCTCAAAGAAACTATCTCCGTCCTACAAAAGCGATTCATGGGTGATTTGAACCGTGAGGACATGGAAGTCCGTAGGTGTATTGCAGACATACAAAAACATTTCGGAGTTGAAGAATGATTACATTACTAATTATACTAATCGTGGTAGCCATGGCGATAACAATCGTTCGGAGATTACCCAAGAGTGGATGTAATCAAGAATGTAATCAGGGAAGATCCTGCAACTGTGGAGCTAAAGATGGGCAGTGATAAGGCATTCTTTGCCACAATCCTAGCAATGTTTGCATTCATTTGTGGTGCACCGTACATAGCCTTGTTTATTTTTATTATTGGAGTACTATGAAAAAGTATAGCGTTGATTTGAGTAAATATAAGTATCAGTCTATCACGATCTCTGCCAAGGATTATACTCCAACCCAGTGGACACTTACTACTCCCAGTGCATGGGGTACGGTACAGATGTCTCGCTTCGCTCGAAGTGGGGATGATGTAGATTTTGAGATGCGTGCCCTGGAGCAAAAGGTCGATCAAAGTGGGTATCGTGAAGCTAAAGAAATACTACGAAAGTTCTAAAATGAAAGTTGTCTTATTGTCGTTTGCAATTATGCTAACTGGTTGTACTACAAATAAATTTGACTTTTCAGTAAAAGACTCGTATAATAGCTATGTGCCTGTAAAAGTTAAAGTACCTGTGCGGAATTGTGATAATCCGTACGTAAAATGTGGAGTAAATAATGGGATTGCAAAGTAAATTTGGTGTTGGTGACGAAGTTAGTGTAAAGCTAACCAAGGGTCATGCAGCACGTGTAGCTATTTGTTCAGACGTTCACTTGGAGTTTGGAAGTATTGAGCTTAAGAATCCAGGGAATGTGGATATCCTAATTCTTGCAGGTGACATCTGTGTTGCCAAGGATCTAAACGATTTTGACTCACTTAACCTAGTTGGTGAGAATAGTCGTTCTCAGCAATGGCATCGTTTCTTTCAAACAGCTGCTGCCGAGTTCAAGCACGTTCTATACATAGCTGGTAACCATGAACACTACCATGGAGACTTTCCAAAGACTATTCCACGTCTCCGTGAAAAGCTAGGTTATATCAAGAATCTGCAAATTATGGATCGAGATGTGTTTGAGTTCAATGGTATTCGTTTTATCGGCAGTACTCTGTGGACTGATATGAACAAGCGTGATCCACTTACGTTGTTTCATATGAAGTCTTGCATGAACGATTTCCGCTGTGTTGACAATAGCTCTCGCGAGGTTTCTTACAAGACATTTGAAGTTACGGAAGATGGTCGTCAGATTCCTACATTCCGAACTCGCACTGCATTGTTTAGTGCAGAAGATGCAGTGGAAGAACATGAAAAGTCTCTTGGTTACATTAAACAAGTATACGAGGACACTCCTGCATGGACTAGCATTGTTGTGATTGGTCATCATACACCTAGTCATCAAAGTTGCCATCCTCGATACAAAGAGGACCAGCTGATGAATGGTGGATACCACTCAGACTTAGACGAATTCATTTTGGATCGTCCAGGTATCAAGTTGTGGATTCATGGTCATACTCATGAACGTTACGACTACAAGATTGGTGATACTCGTATTGTTTGCAACCCACGTGGTTACATAAAGTACGAAGAAATTGCCAATACTTTTGAACTGAAAGTTGTAGAGATTTGATATGAGTGAATATATACCCGACAAGTGGCTGGTGATTAAAATTAGCAGCGGCACGCACCCATCTATCCATAAGGTATTTGCCTGTTGGTATGGTGGGTGGGCAGGTAGTGATTCATGGAAGCTAAACAGTGGCATTACTAAGGCAACTCTTGAAGGATATGTATATTCCTTTGAGGGTTCCTCTGGTTCTGTCTATCAGTGTCATAAAGATACGTATGGTGCAAATATGTATGGTCATGGTGTTCTAGAAAACATGATTGATAAGGCAGAAAAGAATGGAATCACTATTGAGGTTCTACCTGAAGAAACAAATTGGTTGGAGATAAACTATGAGTGAAGTATACACACTAGAAATACAGGAAGATCCAAAAACAAAGGATCTTATTATAGAATTCCCTGATTCCTTGATGGAGTCAGCTGGATGGAAGGTTGGAGATAACATTGAATGGATCGACAACAAAGATGGCTCTTGGACTTTAAGAAAGAAAGAATGAAATGAAATTTACACTAATTGCTGAACATGAAACTGGTGAGAAAAACACCTATGAATTTGATAAAGAATATTTGCCTGATGTTCTAGAGAATATTGATTTATTCTTGCGTGGGTGTGGATTCTGGCATACAGGTGTTTTAGATATCGTAGAAGAAGAAACCTACTACAAATCCAGTTATGACTTTTCTGCTATGGATGCAATGAATGCTACTGTTGGTGCTAGCGAAGATACAGTTCAACATGCCCCTAATTATTGGGATACTGGAAGAAACCGATGAATAAAGTTTTTACCGATGTAACTACTTTCTTGAATGCAGCAGGACAGTCATTTCCAAGTGAACCTGATCCTGCTGTATCTGACCTTGCTAATCTCTACCAAAATCTTATCAAAGAAGAAGTAGAAGAATTTTGGGAAGCTGTAGATGAAAATGATGATGTTGAACAACTCGATGCATGTTTTGATATGATGTGGGTTATCATCGGCTACATGAAAGCACGTGGATGGGATTGTGAATCTGCATGGGAAGAAGGTGCGCAAAGTAATCTTTCTAAAATTGACCCTACAACTGGTAAGGTTATTCGTCGAGCAGACGGAAAGATCCTTAAACCCGAAGGCTGGCAACCTCCAGATTTCACCAAATTTGTTGCAAAATAACCCTTTACTTTTAATCAGCTTTGCGGTATAATAAGATTATGATTACACTATACTTAGACATGGATGGAGTCCTAGCTGACTTCAACAAAGAATACATTAAACTTGATCCCAACAAAACAGATCGTAAACGATTTCGTTCTGCTGTGATGGATGAAAAAATCTTTGAGAAGCTGGACTTTATGCCAGACACCGCAGAGTTGCTGAATCATGTGTCACGTTTGGATAGAATCACTATTGAGATTCTTACCTCGATGGGAACACATGACCCATTCCAAGCTAGCGCAGCCAAGTACCAAAAGTTAAACTGGCTTCAAGCTAAGAACATTCCATACAAAGCTAACTTTGTTCATAGCAAAATAGAAAAAGCTGCATACGCAACCCCGACTTCTATATTAATTGACGACTCTATTGGATGTATCACTCCTTTCAATGAGAAAGGTGGTAATGGTATTCTTCACACTAGTGCCTCTGAAACGAATAAAATTCTTGATTCTATTCTTCTTCAGCTAAAGGCAATTCATGCTTGAGTATTTAAAACCTACATTAAATTGGATTCGTGATGATTGGTACTCTAATAGGATTCGGTTTATTGTTGAGTTGCTTGCTTGGGGTATTAGCATTGGCTGTGCGATTACTATGGCAGTCACTGTCCCTAATCCTCCATTGCTTATCTTATATCCTATTTGGATCCTTGGCTGTGCTATGTATGCTTGGGCTGCTAGTACTAGGAAATCATTTGGCATGTTGGCTAACTATCTCCTGTTGGTAACTATTGATATTGTTGGTTTAATTAGGATGCTATGACTACGATAGGTAAAATCGGTTTTGCGTGCAAGTGGATCGACAATGCTACTCAAGTAGATGGCATTGGTCTAAAAGACGACGCACGTAAGTATAGTACTGGTACAACTACCATTGCTTGGCTCGGTCGTCAATCTCGTACTGTAGCTGAAGAAAAACTATGGGGTATTGTAAAACAAAACCTGCAGAATACTCTTAATCTTGTTATTAAAGTATCAAACCTACCTGAACGGCTGCGCATGGTTCGCTTGTCTAGTGATATCCTTCCAGTTTACACACATGCCGACTGGTCTTATTTTTACAAACGTGCAGATGTACTAAAGCTAATGGAATACTGCTTTGCCAAAATCGGCGAAGTAGCACGTGCATCTAACGTTCGTTTGTCTTTCCATCCAGGACAATTTACTGTACTTGCTTCTGAGAATCCTGGTATTGTAAATAACTCTATTGACGAATTCGAATACCATGCAGACATGGTACGTATGATGGGTTATGGTAAAACATTCCAAGACTTTAAAATCAACGTGCATATCTCAGGTAAACTTGGTCCTGCAGGTATTCGTGCTGCTTACAAACGTCTTTCTACTGAAGCACGTAACTGCATCACTATCGAAAACGAAGAAAATGCATGGGGTCTTGACGACTCTCTAGAACTAGCCGACTTGCTACCTATTGTTCTTGACGTCCATCATCACTGGTGTCGCGAAGGCGAGTGGATCGATCCTAAAGATATTCGTGTTCAACGTGTTATTGAATCGTGGCGTGGTGTTCGTCCAACTATGCATTACTCACAATCTCGTGAAGATTATCTCATTGAGCATGCTGTTACTACCCAACCAGATATGGCAATCCTAAAAGATATGGGCTACAAGAAAGCCAAGCTGCGTGCACATTCAGATTTTTACTGGAATACTGCATCAAACGACTGGGTATTAGGTTTCCTTCCAACACATGATATCATGTGCGAATCTAAAGCCAAGAATTTAGCTAGTTTTGCTCTTTATGAAACCTCTAAAAAACTATAAATACATACATAAGGAAATATTATGCCAACCTATGCATTTCGAGATAAAACGTCGGGTGAAACTTTTGAAAAGTTTATGAGCATTTCTGCTCGAGAAGAATACCTAAAGACTAACCCTAATATTGAGTCTCAGTTTAATGGCGGACCAATGGTATGCGATCCTGTTCGTGTTGGTGCACGTAAATTCGATTCTGGTTTCAAAGAAGTACTGCAGAAAATTCATTCTCGTGCCCCTGGCAGTACATTAAACAGGGGATCTAGTCAAATCTAATAGGAATTTTAATGGCTCGTACAGCAGCGAAAGCAAAACCTACTGATAGCGTGCAAGTAGACGCTAAATCAAAAATAAATAATACGTTGAGAATTAGGTTGGATGATATGAAAACATTCCAACCTTTAACTGAAAATCAGAGACTATTTTTTGAGGCATATAAAAGAGGAGACTATTTTGTTGCACTGCATGGAGTTGCTGGAACAGGCAAAACTTTCTGTGCGTTGTATAAAGCAATTGAAGAGGTACTTGATAAATCAAACCCCTTTGATAAAATTATTGTAGTTCGTTCAGCTGTACAATCTAGGGAAATTGGACATCTACCTGGAGATGTGAACGAAAAGATGGAAATTTATCAGCAACCATATCGTCAAATATGCGAAACCTTATTTGGTCGCAAAGACGCATGGGATAGATTAGAAGAACAACACCACATTGAGTTTATCTCTACATCATTTATTCGTGGTATGAGCTTTGATGATGCTATCATTATCGTTGATGAAATGCAGAATTTAACGTTCGAAGAGATTGATACCGTTATGACCCGTGTCGGTTATCGATCTAAGATTATTTGGTGTGGCGATTATCGTCAGACAGATTTGAATAAAAAGAAAAGCGATGTTACTGGAATTTTAAAATTCTTTGATATTGCGCACCACATGGGAGCATTTACTCGTATAGAGTTTACACCTGATGACATTGTGAGAAGTTCTTTAGTAAAAGACTATATTTTGGCTAAACTTAAATATGAGGATTACGCAGGATGACACATGCTAACATCAGAACAATTCCACCACCTATTTCCAAGAAATGGTGATCCAGAGGGTTGGGCAGAATCAATGAATTCTGTCTTTCCTGTTTATGAAATTAATACCCCCAAGAGAATAGCTGCGTTTCTTGCGCAATGCGGTCATGAATCTGGGGGATTTACTGTATTTGAAGAAAACTTGAATTACTCAGCACAAGGTTTGTGTGGTATCTTTAAGAAGTATTTTCCTACTCTTGAATCTGCTCAGTCTTATGCTCGTAAACCAGAAATGATTGCAAATAAGGTTTATGCAAACCGTATGGGTAATGGACCAGAGTCTTCTGGAGATGGTTATAAATATAGAGGTCGTGGACCGATTCAATTAACTGGAAAGTCTAACTATACAGCATTTGCCAAAGAGATGTTTGAAAACTGGCAAGAAGTTGTTGAAAATCCAGACTGGGTTACATGGGATAAAGATTTTGCTCTTATGTCTGCTATTTGGTTCTGGAACAAAACTGGACTAAATAAAGAAGCAGATAGTGGAGATATCAAAACAATGACACGAAAAATTAATGGTGGATATATTGGTCTTGAAGATCGTATTAAACACTATAACGAAGCTATACACTTACTAACATAATATGGCACTACAAGCATCAGGTTCGATAACTTTAGGGCAGATCCAGACTGGTTTTGGAGGAATTAATCCAATTGGAATGAACGAATACTATAGGGGTGGTGTTAATGTACCTAATGCTGGGACTTTAAACTCAGCTATACCTACTAGTGGCGCTATTGCTATGAGCAATTTTTATGGTGCTAAAATTTTAAATACTGGCTCGTATCAAATGTCTGGGAATACTGGCTCAACTGGAACATTTAGTGTCTACAAAGGACCAACCAGTAGTATATATTATACGGGCTGGCATAGTACACTAAATAGTTTATACAGACCGCTCGGTGGGAGCAGCCCATCAGAAAATGCTTTTGGTTCTGTCACGGGCAGTTCATATCCTGCACATAATGGAACTTTCAGTGTTAGATCTTTATATTCAGTTTATGAAGAACGCAGTGACGGTTATAGAAGTCTATGGCATGTAATGGCTGCTTACAGTAGTACAATATATTTACCTAATAATGATGCTTCTTTCAAACAAGCTAGCTTTCCTATAATCGGTAATGTCGGCGCTGGGATTTCATCGCCAAGAGTTAACTTACGTTCTAACGCTAACTATGACACCTATGCAACTGGAGGAGGGTACTATAGTAGATGGATTTGGTTGGTCTCCACTGCTAGTGGCAGTAGCTCAATACCAGGCTCATATACTCTCAGTACTGGGGCACTGCAACCTTGGTCATTAACTATTTACGCATAAAGATAAAACCTATGATAAATTTTAAAGTAAAAATACTTAAATATGTAAAAGAAACCTTAGGGTTTCTTGTTGAGTACACACCTGATGTGACTATGTCTTCAATATGTACACCTATCACACAAAATTTTGTGTTTCACCAACTTACGGAAGAAACTACGCCTGAAGAAATATATAAGTGGTTGTCTGATATGTCTCCCCAGCAATTCTGGCAAGATCAAATAGATGCAGCTGCAGTTCCTTCTGATAAATTTGAAGAGTTGGTTGGAGAAGAACGTTCATATAATATAGAAGACTATATTCCACCTGAAGAACCTGGTTTAGTGATAGACGGTCTGCAAATAACTGCAGAAATGGAACAAGAGTTTAGAGATATTGAAATGGAAGCAGCAATCCAACGTGTTTTAGGTAGACTATCAGGAGAACGTATATGAAAAGCACACCATATGCAGTATTCGGTTATGTTGGGATTATTGTTGATGTCGAACCAGCTGATAGTTGGAAGGATATTACATTAAGCGAAGAAGGTTTAGTGACTAGTGGAATATATTATTATACTAAAGGTGTTGCTAAAGTTAAGGTTAAAGAAACTAATGAGCAGCTACTAGACAGAACTCCTGGGTGGTTGAATATTGAACATCCAGATCAAGCTGCTTCTACTCCAGGAACATTAGAATTAGCATTTCCTGTAGATACACAATGGCTTTGCATATCACATCAGTACAACCGTAGTGGTTTACCAAATGTGCAAAGTTTGTTGGTTAATTCTGGTCAACAAGTTTCATTAGACAATAATACCAATTTATTCTTAGTCACTGGTGAGTTAACTATTAATGAACGTGTATTTACTGGTCCAGCGAGAATTCGTATCCGCAGTGGCGATGCAGTTGCAACTGCAGGTAATAGTGACTGTTATGCTTTGAAAATGATATATACGGTTTAATTATGAAAACAAAAGCCTGGCACCGTTCTGTTGGTGCTTTGTGTTTTCCACTAGTACTTTGGTTATCGATAGTTTCAAATGCCAGCATTGGTTTATTCTTGCTGGCATTTTTAATTTATCTTTCCATATCAATCACAGTTACTTCTGGATACCATCGTTTATTCACCCATAGTTTTTATCAGTGTCATAAATTATGGCATTGGGTATATGGTTTTATTGGTACAATTAGTCTCAACTCTTCTCCAGTCGAGTGGTCTACTGTTCACATAGCACATCATAAACACTCTGACACCGAAGACGATCCATACGATACGTCATTTAAACATTTCTTTAGATTTAAAGACAGAAATAACATAAAACCCACTAAGAATGAAATTAGACTACTAAAAGACCCGATGCATAAGTTTTTTATGAAGAATTCTTTGACTTTAAGTATAGTCTTTGGTATAATAACTATGTTATGTGGTTTACAAATTTTCTTATTTGTATATGCGCTACCTGTTACTTTATATCTTTTAACTAGTGGATTGCATACCATATATGCTCATGACCACCGTGGCGCTAAAAATTTATGGTTTATGGAATTTTTAATACCTATGGCTGGAGAGTGGATTCATAAAGAACATCATGATAATCCTAGAAGACACATTTTTAATCACAAACCACATTATTTTGATTTAGGTGGATTTTTTATTAATCTTATTAAATATGATAAACCAACTACTTAATCTTGAACGTGAAGATAAAAAATTCAATGTTGTTGTTATTGCAACAGAACCAACAACATACGAAATTGAAATAGTGCAACCGAACGTTGATAGATATACTAAAGACGAACTTTATACAATTCTAGAAAATGAAATACTTTCATCATTATAGTTTCTCATGTACTATAAATACACCATTTACCATTTATGGCGCCTTTGATAGATCTAGAAGTTTAATAGATATACCTAATATAGAATGTATAACTCCAATAGGAGAAGCAGTTCAACCTAAATCTGTTGATCAACTTTGTTACGATAGTGCTAAACATATAATTGATAGCTCTGGTGATAAGAAATTATCTGTTTTCTGGAGTGGTGGTATTGATAGCACGTTAGTTCTTGCTGAGCTTTTGAAGATAACAACACCTGATAAATTAGTAGTTGTTATGAATAATAATTCAATTCGAGAGTATCCTGATTTTTATACAAAGTATATAGAAGATAAGTTAGAAGTAAAACAATTTAGTCTTTATAATGGAGACTATTCCTATCTTTTAAAAGACAGTGTATTAGTTAGTGGACATTTAATGGATTCAAATTATGGACCTATTTTATATCCTGCTATTCCAATAGATGTATTGAAACAATCTATACCTGAGTTTTTATCAAAGTTATCTAATACTTCTATAGAATTGTACAAGAAACTTATTTCTGGGTGTCCTAGAAAAATAGAAAATGTTAAAGACTTATTTTGGTGGTTTGAATATGCTGTAAATTATCAAAATGAACAACTTTCTATGATATTGGAAACAGAAGATCTAGTTATCGACAAAAACATCTTTTATTTTAGTTGTAGTAAGGACTGGAATGATTATTCTGTTTCTACACCAATTGAAGAAAAGTGGTTTGGATACGATTATAGAGATTTTAAAATGCCGCTAAAACAGCAACTTTATAAATTCACTAAAGATACATATTATACAGAAAATAAAATAAAAGTTCCTTCTTGGCGTAGATATAGGACTGGTTTACAAAGAAAAAAAGAACCTGTTTATATAAATACAGACTGGGTTCGCGGATGGGGTGTTAGATCTTTTAAATAAAAATGAATTATGGCAAATATACAATTTAAAATAGAACCAGTTTTAAGTGTCAAACCAGAAATGGAAATTTTGTTACTTGATCATTATGAAGAATTAACACTTAACAAGTCTGTAGTAAAACTCAATCCAGACTGGGAAGACTATGATAGACTTGAACTTGCTAAAAAATTTATACTAATAACTGTTAGATTAGAATCTGCACTTATTGGTTACATTGCGTTTTTTATAAAACCACATATTCATTACAAAGATTTGATTGTTGCTAGTAATGATGTTTTATACCTAAAAAAAGAATATCGATTAGGTATGACTGGTGTTAGAATGCTAAAATATGCAGAGCAAACTGTAAAAGAACTTGGTGCCGATAAAATCACATGGCATGTAAAACATTCATCTGATTTTAGACCAATTCTACATAGAATGGGATATATTGATGAAGATATTATTGTAGGTAAAATACTATGAATGTTTCTGATCTATACGCAAAATTGAAATTCACAGATTCTCAGTTACAAGCTATTGTTGGTATATACAATAATCATTTTAAATCAATGATGCCAAACACTTATGCTGGTAAGGGAATAATTGCCCTTTGGTATAAAGATGCTACATGGGAAACTGGTAAAGGTGCTGATGCTAACCACAACCATGTTGGAATTATTTCTAAAGAATGCCAACATGATCCTCTATGGCAGCAATTTGCTGACATACTACCATATATGGGTAAATCCGCAACAATAACTAAAATAAATTCTGGTGCAGTAATGTACCCTCATGTTGATAGAAAATGGAGACCTGAAGCAATATATTTTCCTATTTCTGGCTGTTCAAAAAAATGCGTTTCTGAATATTATGATTTACCTAAGATCGATACTAATAACAGTCAAGGTGTTGGCTTTTTTCCAAAGCCTGTGGCAGAATATTCAGTTTATGAACATGCATATTTGACTAATGTTCATGAATGGCATTCTGTTAAGAATAAAAGTCAATATGAAAGAGTTGCTCTCGGATGGAACTTTAAGAGTCCAGATATGTCATATAAACAATGTTACTCAATTCTTGAACGATTAGGATATATTGCATGAGTCACTTCTCAGAGACACTATATCAACCACTATATCCAGGCTGGTATTATAGTTATGTTGACATCCCAGATTATGAAGATATACAAAAAGAATTATTATCACTGTTACATTCTGGGATAAAGGGTAAACAAACGAATCCAGATTACTATAATGTTTACAAATATCAAATGATAACAACATGTCCTAAACTTTTTAAATATCTAAGTGATGTTGGTATTCTTAATAAGTTTCAACGAGTTTTATTTTCAACAAATGTTAAAAGAAGTGACGTTGTTCATGTGGATGGGTTTCATCCAATAACAAGAAACCACTTTTCATTAAATATTCCATTAATTGATTGCGAAAATTCTTATACTGCTTTTTACAAGTATGATAAACCAAATTTAACGTGTCATGCCATAACATATCATCATTTTGCTTACACTACTATGGACACAGTTGAGGAGGTAGCTAGGGTTGAGTGTATTAGACCTGTTCTTGTAAACACCACCATTTTACATAGAGGGATATCTGATAAATTATCAAGAACACTTGTTGGATTGCGTTTTCATCCTGCATTGACTGTACAAGAATTAAGAAATCTTGGTATAAAAAATCCATTGGTTCAAGAAGATGTTTAATAAACTAAATTTAACTTTTCCGATTATTAATTATTCTGGTGGACAACACATAATTACGTATGGTAGATCTCCTTCGTTAACATATTATACAGTTTCAGCTAAGTTAGATCTATCAATGTTTAAGTATAAACCAACGATACGGTATTGTGAAATTGTTGGTGGAGGTTTTTTGCGTCCGCATATAGATCATGCAATAACATGTTGTGTTAATTTTTATATTCAATCTAATAGTTGCACTACTCATTTTTATGAAGCGCAGGCTGGCGCAAGGAGAGAACGATATAATGGAAAGACTACGTCAAATTTATACGATGTGAATGATCTCAATGAAGTTTCTTCGTTTGTGGCGGCAGATGGTGATTGCTATTTGTTAGATGTTAGTCAGATACATTCAGTTAGTATCCCAAAATCTGGTGTTAGAAAGTTTCTTAGCTTTAACTGGTTTGACCACTCATACGAAGAAATCAAAGAAAGTTTGACTTGCAATTAAATTTGTAGTATAATTACTACATGAAGACATTTATACACCATGATCTACCCAAGCTCGAACGCACCACTGCTGCCAATGGCACACGAGTATATAAAACACCGACGGGTAGAGCCTATCCATCGGTCACAACCGTTACGTCCCTACATTCAGCAAAAGGAATTGCAGAATGGCGGCGCAGAGTTGGTAATGAAGAAGCGAATAGGGTATCCGCAAGAGCATCTTCCAGAGGAACAAGAGTTCACACCCTCTGTGAACATTATCTGCTAGGTAAGAATCCTGAACCAGATATTTTTGATGCAGAGATTTTCAATTCAATGAAACTCTGGTTAAATGATATTGATAACATCCACTGTTTAGAAACTCCACTATATTCTGACTTCTTGGAAGTGGCGGGAACTGTAGACTGCATTGCTGAATTCCAAGGCAAGCTGTCAGTTATAGATTTTAAAACTGCAAATAAGCCCAAAGACAGGGAAGATATATATAATTACTTTATGCAAACAGCGGCATACGCAGTTGCATTTGAAGAACGCACAGGCATTCCAATTGGTAGACTAGTGATTATTATGGGTGTGGAAAACGATGATCCACGACTGTTTATTGAGAAACGTGACAACTGGATCGGAGGATTTAGAAAGTTACGTCTAGAATACAAGAATGCCCACAATATTTGACTTGTAAATCATTAAAGGGTATACTTATGTTATACATCGATTATAATTTTGATCTTGAAGATGGATATATTTTGTTTGATGAAGAATTGCATCTTGCATCGCAGGAAAAGAAACCTGATCGAATTTGGGGTTCATTACCTAAAGGATGGAAAGATGGAGACATGTTTAAATTACAGGTCAACGGTAGCGGTAGAGTAATGCTTGTGAAAGCAACTCAACCCAACGGTGGCTTATAAGGAATTGTTGTAATCCCTTCAAAGCGAAGGACTTCTGGACGCGAGTTCGACTCTCGCCACCTCCACCATAAGGATTGTATGGATGAGCAGGATAAATTGAAAGAGTTACAGGAACATCTAGCAAAAGATTTGGTTCATTTGGAAGAAAATGAATCACTATCAGAACAGCAGTTAGATAAAATAACTGACACTTATTCAAAAGTCTATGACATCGTTACAAAAATAAAATCTTTATGATGGGGGTGCCTTGGTTTCGACAGAGGTAGATAGTAGAGACGGCAACACGGGAATGTGAAACCCGTAGGATTGGGGAAACTCGGTCGAAGAAGCAAAAGAAGTAAATGCAAACGACACAGTCTACGCATTAGCAGCCTAAACGCTGCTTAGGGTTTCGGTAGGTTTCCTCGTAACAGAATAACCTACCACTAATAAGGAAACTAGATGTTAGGTATTGTTTTAGGTAATGGTCCAAGCAAATCTGCATATAATCGTTCTGGTGATATTGTCATTGGCTGTAACTTTCCAGGTGAATTTAGTGTTGATGCTACTGTAGTGTGCGATGAAGAGATTGTTTTTATATTGAAAAACAATCCAGAGGCTATAACATGCCCCATGATTGTTAGCACTAAAGTTTATTCTAAGATGAAAGAATATAAGATTGAAGACAAGTACACCATCTTAGCTGTTTTTAAACCAAGAGATTGGTTTAATGCTGCTCACTATGCAGCAAACTATCTTCTTACTATCGGATGTGCTCAGATAGATATATGGGGATGTGATTCTATTTTTGCTGATACTACAGAATCAACCACAGACATTATTATAAGTAAAGAAGACAAGAGTGATATGAGGTTTATAAGAAATTGGAGAAAAGTTTGGACTGACATTTTTGCCAACAATCCAATGACATTGTTCAAAGTAATAAAATATCAATAGGAGATAAACATGAAATTTTTAATAGCAACACTGGCTTTGGTTTTCGCTGGAATAGCATATGCTGCAGAGCCTGCAAAACCTCCAGCAAAAAAAGCACCTGTAGAAAAGAAGTGCGATCCGCTGAAACAAAAAGACTGCACGAAAGCTGAACCTTCTGCAAATAAGCCAGTGCCAAAAAAGAAGGCAGAGCCTAAATAATATACAGGCATGGTCGGAGCCTATAATCCGACTAGTCACCACCCTGCACACTTTGAGACTCAGTTGAGTCTCATATCTTAAGTTTTAACACCCCAGACTATTGGCAAGTCTATCTGAAGCAGAAGTGGGAATAACTCACTTCATAAAGGAGAGATAAATGCAAAAAGAAAAGAAATATCTATTATTTCAAATTTTAGTTGCAGTGTTTAGTATTTGCGTTATGCTTTACACCGCTAAAACTATTGGTTCTAAGGAACCAAGATTACTTAATGTTGCTTACTCAGAATTAACACCATCTGCCAAGAAACAAATTGATTGTCTTGCGGATAATATATATTATGAATCAGCTTATGAACCTGAACGTGGCCAAGTCGCTGTTGCTCTAGTGACCTTAAATAGAGTTAACCATCCAGCATTTCCAAAAGACGTGTGTGGTGTTGTCAAGCAGAAAACAAACTCTACTTGTCAATTTTCTTGGTTTTGTATGAATGTGCCTCATAAAAACAGCGCAGTATATGAAGAAGTTAGGAGAGTTGCCCTGCATGTCTACTCAAACTATGAAAACATAGTAGACATAACAAAGGGATCTCTTTATTATCATGCAGATTATGTAAATCCAGGATGGAAACTGCATAAGACTGTTGTTATTGGACGTCATATATTTTATAAAGGTAATGACAATGATGCAAAAACTAAACCTCCAACTAAAGGAAGATCAGAATTCTAAACATTCTTTCTTCTTGTTGATGGAAGATATTACGTTAGAATCTTGTAAGGGTGCGGTTGAGTGGATCTTTGAGTGTAATTTCGGGGAACAACGACCTGATATGCTTAACTTAGTTATTTGTTCTCCAGGTGGAGATCTTAATGCTGCGTTTGCATTGGTTGATACTATGCGTGGATCTGCTATTCCAATTAGAACTATTGGTCTTGGACAAATTGCTTCTGCTGGATTAATGATCTTTATTTCTGGTGATAAGGGTCAACGAATTCTTACACCAAATACTTCTATTCTTTCACATCAGTACTCATGGGGTGCTTTTGGTAAGGAACATGAATTATTTGCACAGATTAAAGAATTTGATTTAACCACAAAGCGAATGATTGCGCATTATAAAAAGTGTACTGGATTAACAGATGCTAAAATCAGAGAAGTTCTTTTGCCTCCACAAGATGTTTGGCTAAGCGCTAATGAAGCTAAAAAGTTAGGATTATGCGATGATGTTAAAGAATTATCTTAAACATTCTGGAATGTGGATTGGGTTTGTTGTTAACCCTTTCCATTGGGAAGTTCGTTTTACTACGATACAACCCGATGACCTGAACCCAAAAGCACATGGGTTCTATTTGTCTCTTGGTCCATTTTGGGCAAGAGTTGTTATTGATGATGGAGAATGGTAATTATGGAAAAAGATATGATCGCGTTTTGGCTTTGTTTGTGTTTGACGGTGATGACGTTAATTGGTTGCACTGCCTATTACAATTACAATCAGACGCAAGCAATTAGGGCTAATATTGAGGTTGCTCTCGGGAAAGGAATTGATCCTCTTTCTGTTCGCTGCGCATACTCGAACAGCCAAGACACTGTTTGCATAGCCTACGCTGCAAGAAAGTAATCCTTACGTATACCCCTACTGATGTAGGGGTCATTAATTTAGATGTTGACTTTTATTCCCTTTTAGGGTATAATAAGTTTATGATGATCTTTACTACTCCAGGTAAGTCCAAGAAACGTAAACAAACAGCAGCGCAGCGTGAGTTGCAAGCTGAGTGGGATCGTATGCTTGATAAGTATAAACCCAAGAAAGTTGTAGCACCTGCAACTGAGTATAAACAACCAAAACCTTACATCCGTGAAACAGCTAAGATTCCAAGTCTTAATTCTGTAGGCGGTAGTACTGCTCTAAAACCTTCTCCTGTTTACACTGGAGATAAACTCATGGGTATCGGGACTATGCACAAGTCCAATTCTGTACCAATTTTTTCAAACCAAGAAGCTAAGGAAATCGCTACAATGCGAAGAGGATAAAATGCACACATCTTATAATGAACTTGTTAATGCATCGACTTATGGTGACACCAATAAACTTGTTAGTTTATATCAGTCACTTGTTGTTGATAAAATGCGGCTTGATAAATTCTTCAGTATGTTTTTGGATAAGTTTTCCGACAAGATGGATCCAAAGGTCACTAACACCAACATCTGGAAACTTTACAATAAGAAAACCAAAGAGTATGCTGACTTGGAACAAGTCATTAAGGCAGCTGAGTATTACCTAAAGAAGAATCATGTTTAAAACATCCAACGAATTTTCTTTACACATTGAGCAGCTAGTTCAAGAACGCAGATTGAATCATATGGATGCTGTGTTGGAATATTGCAAAGATAACTATCTTGAACCTGCTGATGTTTCCAAGTTGATCAATAAGTCTCTTAAAGATAAGATTGAGATGAATTTTCGAGAAATGAATTACTTACCTAAACAGGCACAACTAGATGTCTAAGTACTTTTGGTTATTTGCTCCAATTGTTTTGGGCGTCATTATGTATGGTGCTTTATTCTTCGTTATTATGAGCCAAGAAAATAGAACTGTTCGATATGATTGTTCAATTGCAGAATTTGCTCCTGATTTCCCACCACAAGTAAAAGAAGAATGTAGGAAGAAAAGAAGTGGACGGATTTAAAGCATACAAATATTACATTGCAATTAAGTTGCATTTCTCCAAGGATAACTTTGATGTTTTTAAAAATCGTGGGGCTGTTAAAGGTACTCGTGAAGCATTTAATGCTAGGAATGATAGATATATTTTCGAAAAGCTGGCTCGTAAATACCCAGTTGACAAAGACATTATCCAATACTTCGTCGCAAACTTTGCCTACGGTAGTGACTCTGTTGTCTATTCGCAAGATGATGCAGAATCAAACCTTATTGAGTGGACACGCAGAAAAGAATCAATCACAAAGATATTCTCTGATGATTGCAGCACTATCCTTATGGATGCTTACAAGAAAAAGCTCAAAGAAAGTTCTGTGAAAAACTTTACTTTTAATCAATATCCAAGTATACTTACACTGTACCTCGGAAAACAGATATCGTTAGAAACATTGAGAATCATAGATGACTTTGAACCTGTTATTGAAACGTGGAAGAGTAATTCTTCTATGATATTGTTATGGGAAAATGAGATCCGCAGAGTTGATAAATCTCGCGGTTTTGTAAAGTATGATTCGCAAAAAGTGCAATCAATCTATCAATCTTTTAAAGAGGAACTCGCAGAGTTGTAATATATGGGCAAGACCTATAAAAAGAATCCGTCAGATGACTATTCTGGTGGTAATTCAGGAAAACCGAAGAAGCATGTCAGTGGTAAAAAAACTGGTGGTATGCGAACGATAAATAGTTATGTTGAAGAAGATTATGATTTTGATGACGATAGCTTCAATGATGAGATCGAGATTCATGATGATATACAAATTCAACATACTAAAAATACACGTTAATACATTTAATACAAGGAAATACTAAAATGGATATTCAATCACTACGCAAAATGCGCAATTCTGATTTCGGTGCTATCACTAGCGCATTCGAAAAGGTTGCCAATCCCCAACAAGACTCTAAGTCTTATCAAGACAATCGTTTCTGGCGTCTCGAAGGCGACAAGGCAGGTAATGGTACCGCAACGATTCGTTTCCTCCCACGAGTAGAAGGCGATGAACTCCCATGGGTTCGTATCTTTAGCCACGGATTCCAAGGTCCGACTGGCAAGTGGTATCTGGAAAACTCCCTGACCACTCTTGGTGAGAATGATCCAGTTAGCGATCTAAACACCAAACTGTGGAACTCTGGTTCTGAAGCAAACAAAGAAATTGTACGTAAGCAAAAGCGCAAGCTGGGCTTTACTGCAAACATCTTGGTTGTGTCTGATCCAAAGCATCCAGAGAATGAAGGCAAGGTATTCTTGTTCCGTTTCGGCAAGAAGGTCTTTGATAAGATCATGGATAAGGCTCGTCCTACTTTCGAGGATGAAAAGCCTCTGAACGTGTTTGATCTTTGGGAAGGTGCGAATTTCAAACTTCGCATGCGTAAGAAAGATGGTTATGCTAACTATGACGAATCAGCATTCATGGAGCCATCAGTAATTACTGAAAATGAAGATGCTTTGTTGAATATCGTTAACTCTCAGCACAAGTTGTCTGAGTTCCTTGATCGTAAAAACTTCAAGCCTTACGACGAACTGAAGAAGAAGTTGGATCAAGTCTTGTCTGGAGATTCGTTCTCTGGAAAGTCTGCTGCAGAAATGGCAGAAGAAGAAGATCGTCCATCTGCGCCAGCGTTTACACCAAAGGCATCAAAGCCTGCGCCGCAAGCTAAGTCTGCTGATGCAGACGATGATGAAGACGTTATGTCTTACTTTAAGAAAATTGCCGCTGAGCAATAAAGAAAAGGGAGCTTCGGCTCCCTTTTTTATTAAGCGTATCTAGAGTTTATGTAGTTTGCTAAACTAGGATCCGTGTTTCTAGTTGGCATTTTAGTTATTTGCGTGGTGTTATTGTTAACGTTTGTAGTTGGTGCAACAACAGTATTAACAGCACCACCTGCAGGTTTCTGAGCAGCTCCAGCATTATCTGCAGACTTGTTGTATACTGCACCACCAGCTTTTGATGGTTCAACTGCAGCAAGTTCAGTTGCTTTAGCTAAACCAAAGTCTACCTTACGCTTATCTAAGAATCCAAGTTTCTGATATGCTTCATCTTCTTTAATAATTTCTTTAATCTTATCAGAGCCAGCACCGTCTTTTGCTGCTTTCTTGATATCATTAAATGCACCCTTAGTTAATGGTGCGTCATACTTTAAGTTATTTGGGTCATCTTCGTTTGTATAAGATGCCTTTCCAGTTTTAGGATCAAACTCAGCCATAGTAGTGCTATATTTTGCACTAACTTTACCATCTTTACCTACAGTTTCTTTAGCTTCTGAATTTAGAACTCTTGTTTTATCATCAGCATAGCTAATACTACCATCTTTATTTGTTGTAGCATCTTTACCACTAGTAACTATATTTTGTTTTAAGTTACTGCTATCACCTTCAGCAGAAGAAGACTTAGAAGTTACCTGTGTGTCTGATGCAACACGATTTGTTCCCTGTTCTGGTCGGAATGGATAGAATGGTCCAATAGAAACCTTCTTGTTTATCACTGGAATAGTGAAACCAATCTCAGGTATACCAAAGTCTTCTAAGAATCCAAATACTTGTTCTTTGATCTTTGCGAAGAAATCTGCGATTGGTGCAAAGAATTCTTTTACAGGATTGATGATATACTCAGTGAACAAGTTACCAATATATTCAAATGCACCAAGAATAGGTTCTTTAATATACTTGTTGAATGATTCGCCCAAGAATCCAATGAAGTTCTTTATTGGTTGAATTACATACTCATCTACGAATCCACTCACTGCACCAACGATGTTCTTTATAGTATTTGCATCAAATAATCCAAACGATAAGAATTCAAGAACGCCACCAAGCCCTGCAATGATAACATCAGAGAATGAACCACCTTCTATAAAGGCATTCCATCCATCCATGATACCGTTGATGATACCACCAATCAGCATCGCTGGTGCTAGGAACTTAGTTAAGAATTTTAGTAGTACTGCTGGATTGAATAGTGCTTTAAATGCAGTCATCAGAGACTTACCAAGCATGCTCATTATTCCACCAAGCAACCCACCGCCACCTGAACCTTCTTGCGCTCTTTTTTCCGTGGCTGCCAGGCTTTTGTCACGAGTATTTTCTTCAATACTACGTAACAATTCTGTTTGCTCATCCATCATTCGAGCATTTTCGATTTCTTTTTCAGATGTATCAGCTTCGATACCTAGCTTCTTGGTATTGGATTTAGCAGTCGAACCTTCTTTTGCTGCAGCTTCTTTAGCTGGACGTACACGAGTATCAGAAGCTGCAAGTTTTTCTGCCAATACTCCTTGTTCCTTAAATGCATCTGATCTTTTTATCTGAGTGTCTTTAAACCCGAGGTCTTGGTAGCCTTTAATAACAGACTCATTCTTTCTAATCTTTCGTTGAGTGTTTTGCTGTTCATCAAACTGTCTGGCATAAGTTTCCTCACTACCAAAAGTGCTACCTTGAGTTTCTTTTCTAGATTTAATATATTTCTGTTTTTCTTCACGACGATCTAGCATATCAGAGAATATACCACCAGTGCCTCTTTTTACGATTCCTGTTTTATCTAAAAAACCACGAGCAGAGAAGAAATCTTTTACTTGATCTTTAACACCTTCAACTCGTTCACCTACTCCACGATAGACTTTTCTGCCCATCGCTTGTTCTGTAATAGATTTAATTTGATCAGCATTTAAACCTAGTTGTTTAGGTTTTGTCTTTTCTTGTACTTTTAGTGGAGCTATGTTCTTTTTAATATAGTCGGCTAACTTAATGACGTTGCTTGTTAGCTTACCTTTATCACCAAGATTTTCTTTTAGAGTCTTGTTGATATCTTTTAGATTGTCATTCGTCTCTTGACTGTGTTTGTCTTCATCGATATCAGTTTTACGCTGAATGCTAGTCGATGCTATTTGAATGATTCTGTCTTGTCTGCTCAGCTTTTCTAATTCTTTTAGATGTTCTGATTGTTTTGCTAGTATATTGTTCATTAATTTTTACTCTCTAGTCTTTGCTTTTCTTCTTCTAGGAACTGGATCAACATAGCAATATAAATCTCGCGCTCGAAAGGAATCATGTCTTCAATGTCACTTAGTGAATACTTATGGTATTGCATCAAAGCAAAGTTAAGTTTATAAAAGTTGTGAAGACTCTCATGTCCGAGCGTTATTAAAAAAAACTTTCTAGTCCTTCTAGTGCGACATCATGATGTTTACCACAGACAGGGCAATTATATTCAACCTTGTGCGACATCTTTGGTAAAGTTTCAAAGAAAGCCTGGACCAATTTAAACTGGTCTGATGATAGGTTTTCAATAAAGTCTATCAGTTCTTTCTTTGTTTGGTCTTTTGCATGGTAGACCTCTTCAGCGTCATAGATGTAATCTATACACTCAACCACTATGTTAAATACAGCTTCTACTTCTTGAGAAGCAATGGCATCAATAGACTCTAATTTCTTTAAAATGTCGATTGATGGATAACGCATAACTACACCAACATCACCAAATAGTGAAATCTTGTTGGTATGTTTCTCGTCTACAGATACGTTTAGTTTTGTTAAATCGATCTGGATTTTAACCTTTGCTAAGTTATCTTTGTCGCCATGATCTTCGTCGCACGACATGATAACTTCGATAACTTCACCTACGGATCTAGCTCTTAACTGGGTAAAGATATACTCTAAGTCGAAGATTGCTAGCTTGTCAATATCAATATTGTCTTTAACGCACGATGCTACAACAGACTTTAGCGTGTCAACCATCACCTTAGTATCTTCGCTTTGTTGAGCGATTAACAGTGCTTTTTCTTCTTTAACCACGAATGGTCTGAACTTTACGTTTTGTTTGGTTGAAGGTATAGTTAAATTATAAATCGGTGATGTGTTTAATGGTAATGCCATAATGTTAGTCTCCTTTAGCCATATTCTTGATCATTTTACTCAATTCAGATGTGCTACCTACAAAGATAGCGTTATTGTTTGTCACATTTTTTGCTGCTTCTGCTTTCGATGGAGCATCTAGTTTTTGTTTCTGTTGATGTATATCCAACAATTGCTGGTTTACATCAGCTAACTGTTTCATCAAATTACCAACAACTTCAAATGCTCTTGGATGCTCGCTTTGTTTAGCTACATCAAGAGCATAGTTTAGTGCGTCTTGACCTTTCAATAAAAGATCATGTAGATTATTTCTGGATTTATCATAATCAGATTCAATCTTGTCGCTAACTTGCAATGGTGTAACGGCATCAATAACTAATGGAACTGTTGTTGCAGGTTCCAAATCAAACACCTCAGATAATCTATCATCAATTTTCATATCAGTCGTTTCTTGTATTTCTAACTTGTGGATCTCCAGGATCTAAATCAAAAGTTGTAGTTGTGGTTTGTCTCATCATCGGCATTGGTTTAGGTGCCATTGCAGGAGTATTTAGCCCCATTGGTTGTGGACTTTGCATCGGCACAGGCATACCTGAACCAGCAGCAGCGCCAGCCATCTTTTCTTGCCCACGAGACCATGCCGCAATACCAAGTACAGCACCCATTGCCAAGTGGAATAATCCAGCACCTTGTAAAGTTAGTGGGTTCCATTGACTAGTAACTTGACCAGAACTTAGTGCTTGTAGTAAACTCCATAAAACGGGAAACACTGCCATGTCTAGAATACAGATAACCATATACGTCCAACCCATAGCTGGACGCCATTTTTTAACCATCCAATCTTCTTGAGCAATTTTTAGTTCTTCTTGTTTGTTGTTTTCCATTTTGTTTACCTTAACCGAAAAAGTTTTTTAATGAACCCAAATTAGGATTTACGAAATTACCAAGACCTTGTAAATCTACTAACTGTTGGGAAATAAAGTCACCTGGATTCATAAATGTGTCCATATTAAATGGCAGATCTAGCTCACTTGTTAGTTCCGCAAATGGATCTACCAGAGCTTGTATCTGACCATTGGCATCTCTGTTTGTTACTTCTACTGACGATACCATTTGTGATTGCCAGTATTTGTAGTTCAAGGAGATTTGAAGTTGCATAACTTCTTTTTGATCATATCCAATAGTTATTGGAGAGATTGTTTTTGGGTATGCTTCAAACAACTTAACGATATAAGTGTCTTTTTCAGCAACGTCTTGAATTCTTATTTCAATATCTGTAGTGTATTGATCGTAATACTCAAACGTTCTAGTGGTTGGGTGTTGGATACCCTCAACCCATGTATCAAAGAACTTCTTTATGTACATATCTCTGTCTACATAGAAAGAAAGATTCACATTATCGTATAGCTTATCGTACGGCATTTCTCTAGTTTCACCGAATGTTCTAGATTGAAATGTAGAAATGTTGATACCTGGTAGCTGCGCTGAATTGCAATATAACAGCAATTTGCGCACCTTTTCGCTAGAGTTTAATGAACTTCTAAAGAATATTTTAGGTGGCGTGAAGTTTATAGAGTAATGGCTAGTTCTCGCCAGTGCTCCAGTTTTAACTTCTGCTATAAATGATGTTAGTGTTGTCATATTTTCCTACGTGAGTCTAACCATACTTGATCTTTTCCAGCTTTAACGAATCTCTCAACAGGCATCATCATAGCGGTGCCCCAATCATTTGCTTCGACTCGAACAAATGGAGATTGTACATGAGAGTAAAGATATTGCTTTACACAAGGTTTTGCTAAACCAAATTTTGCCATACCATCAATCAGCTGCCAAGAATAACGAAGTTTGGTTGTTTGGTCCATCTTTTCGTTGTTTCTAAACACCAATAAATTGTCCATTAGCTTTACTCTAAGCTGATATGGAAGGTAATGCATATTCAATCCAATAAACCCATCTTTATTGGCTTTCCATGGAAATACCATTGGAAACCTATCATAGTATGGTAACGTGTCTTTTGTTTTAGGATCGTAGTAATATAAATATAAGTTACCTGGCATCACTTTTGTAGCAAGTGAGCTTAAATCGTTTTGTAGAATTTTATTCGGGGTAATACGTTTCCCAGCCATAAGCGCAACTTGCTGGTTGAACCATGCAGAAGACTTACGGCGCATATTGTCCATGTCGTAATGATGTTTTACGAACAGATCTTGAATTGGTTTATTAGTGCTTGCCATTGTCTATTTATTTGATACCTAGATGGTGTTCTGTTAGAATTATAAACCCATATCCTCTGTCTTTTGCCCAGTTTTTAGCAGCTTCCCATTTAGCTTGGTTCTTTATATAAGTGGCAGTTTCTATTAGATATCTTTTGGTCTGTTTACCAGGAACTGGAGGTCGAGTTTGTGCGTCTGGTTTAATTTCTACCAGGTATGTTTTTAATACATCGTTTTTATCTTTTATCTGAACTTGAAAGTCTACGAAATAACGATGTATTCTGTTATCTAAAGGGCATCTATATGGAACTATGGTTTCCTCAGATTTCCACTTTATTACACTAGGATTATGGTCGCACCATGCTGCGAACTTAGTCTCCCAAGACGAACGCATAATTATGTTCGTTGGGTCACCGCTATACTTTTGTGTATTTACAGGGATGTATCTTCTTTTGTGGAACATAAATAATAGTGATTGCAATTTACCAATAACTATTTAGGGTTAAAATGGATTTATTCTCCAATGCATTTGAATCAATATCACTAGACCAATTTGGATCACTTGGTGACCTTTCCTCATCGTCAATGATTGGAGGAACTGCTGCAGGTTCTAATCCCAACCAAAATGACGCCAGATTCTCAAATCCTGTAGATAAAAAGTACAGTATTGATCAACTAACATATCCTGAAGATTTGTTTTCATCTCGACAGATATATGGTGGTAACTACGTCGTATTTTATGTGAACGTTCCTGAGGATTCAAAACTAATCACCGAAGAAAAACAAGAAACTGTAAACATTGGGGACTCTGAGCGTTTTCGAGCTAGAATAAATCAAGAAGGATATGGAACTGGCGCAGCTATCGCTGGTTCTGCAGCAGTTGGTGCATTAGGTTCTACTATTTTAGGAGCACTTGGTGGTGGTGGAAGCGTAGCATCAAATCCATTAGTTGGTGGTGCATTAGGTGCAGGTGCTGCTGCGGTTGTCTCTGGTCAAGTCGGTGGTAAGATGAGCAGACAACAAAAACGTTTAAAGACTGCGATTGCTCTTCATGTACCAAACCAGTTAACGGCTAACTATAGTATGCAGTGGGATGCTGAAGATACTGGATTGTTTCAAGTTGGCGCTAAATTGGGAGAAGCTGGTATTAAAGCTGTTACAGACATGTCCCCTAAACAGTTAGAAACTGCTGGTGGTGTAGTGAAAAGTGCAGTAACAGGCTTGGCACTATCAGCACCTGGAGTTGGTGGCGCACTTTCTGCCATGTCTGGTTTGGCATACAATCCAAAGAAAGAGCAGCTGTTCAAAGGTGTTGATTTTAGAACATTTACATTCGACTACCAATTCGCTCCACGTTCGTCATCAGAAGCTGGAAACATTATGCGAATTGTTGAGATGTTTAAGTTGCATATGCATCCAGAATTTAAAGACCAGGATAGCTTTATTTACATTTATCCTTCTGAGTTTGATATTCATTACTATCATTTGACAAACGAAAATAAAGCTATATTCAAACACACTTCTTGCGTACTAACTAACCTTTCTGTTAATTATACACCAAATGCCAACTTTGCTACATTTGCAGACGGTTCGCCTACTCAGATAAACATTCAAATGACCTTCAAGGAACTGGCTATCTTGACTAAGGCTGAAATCGCTAAGGGATATTAATATATGTACTTCGAAGAATTTAATAAGATACCATACGATTTTCCAGCTAAAATAGATGGAAGTAATGAGTTTATCTTTGTTAAAGATATAACAAAGAATGTTCGTTTCAGAAAAGACTTTTTACAGTCGCTATTGTTGTATGAAGACTACCAAATAATTGATGGAGAAACACCAGAAATTATATCAGAAAAGCTATACGGAACTCCATACTATCACTGGATTATAATGCTTGCTAATTCAAAGTTCGATTATATCCAAGACTTTCCGCTTTCTGTTAATAAGTTAGACATAATGATAGAATCTAAGTATGGTGATAGAAAGCATGATATCAGCTACTTTACTGATACGCAAAGAAACAGAATCCAAGGAAATCAGTTTATAACTGCTGAAAATGTTTATTTAGATGGTGACGGGCAGTTCTTGATTGATAAGATTAAAGTTGGTACTGTTGTTAGGAAAGAAACAAAGAACGGAATTTATAATGGGTTTGTTAAAGCACTGGATAGAGAAAACTTAAGGTTAGATGTTCTTTTATCTACTAGTGGATTTAAATCTGGTGAAACAGTTCAAACATATAATTATATTGAAGATGACGACGGTGCTATTATAGAGCAGTATCTTGGAGAGTTTCTGATACAAGATCTACAGTATCCATTGAACGTTTTGTCTGTAACTAATTACGAATATGAGATTTTAGAAAATGAAAAGAAACGCAGACTAAAGGTTATACCAAAGATATACTTGGACCAAATCATTAGCGAATACTCAGACATGATGCAAATTTAATATGGCAGAAAATACACAAACATTAAGTTTTGCAGGTGATGTTACAGTACAAAAGTGTTCTGTTATATCATCTACTGGAGTAGAATTCTCTGTTAAAGGACAACTAATAGGTCTTCAAATCTTCGAAGATCTATATTCCCCATTTATTAGCGGCACCGTAATTTTCAAAGATTCTTTAGACTTTGTTAATGCTTTACCATTTGTAGGACAAGAAACTCTTAGCCTTATTGTTTATACTCCATCATTGGAAAGAAGTGGCGGAAAGATAGAAGGTCAGTTTTATATTCACAAAATGAAAGATCGTGAATACGATGGTGACCGAAGCGTTGTTTATGAAATGTCTTTTATATCGAAAGAATTCTTAAATGATATAAACGTTAAACTAAGTCGTGGTTATCAGGGAAAGGTTTCTGATATTGCACGAGAAGTATTGACCGATAAATCTGCAGCTTTCGACACTGTTAAAAAATTAAATATTGAAGAAACTAAAAATACTATAAAGTATGTTTCTAATTACTGGTCACCTATTAGAAATGTAAACTATCTTGCAGATAGAGCATTGAATAAAACAGGCTCGCCGTCATATGTGTTTTTTGAGAATCGTGATGGGTTTAATTTTGGTTCATTAGATGTATTGATGTCAAGTGATAATAAACCCATTCAGAAATTTAACTATTCGAATTCAACACGTAACATCTCTAATTCAGGCTCAGCTAGCAGAGACTTTAATCAAGACTATAAAAAAATATCTACGTTTTCGGTAACTGACGGTTTTAATACCATGGAACGTTTGCGTAATGGTATGATTGCTTCTAGATTACATTCTTATGATTTAACCAGTAAGCAAATAGATATTAGAAATTTTGATATATTCAGCAACTTCAAGCAAAAGAAACACTTGAATGCATTCCCAACGGTTTCTACTAATCTACCTGCATACTACACCTCAAAGATGCTGCTTGTTCCAAAAAGCACTATGCAATTCACAGGTTTTGACGACGTATCCAATATAAAGTTTTTACAGAGAAGAATTTCTGAACTAAATCAAGCCAATGATTTTAAGTTAACTGTAACAGTGCCTGGTCGTTTAGATTATACTGTTGGTCAAACTGTAGTGATACAATCGTTTCAAGTAGAGCCTATTAAGGGTACTGATACTTTATCAGAAATATCAGATAAGATATTTTCAGGTAGATATCTTGTTTCGGCAATCAATCACTTTATCACACAAAAGTCTCATGAATGTACTATTGAGCTTGTGAAAGATTCATATATTAAAGACGTTTTTAAGGGTAGTAACTAATGTTATATACTGGTGTTGTTGAAAATAGAAATGATCCACTAAAACTTGGTCGTTGCCAAGTTAGAGTATTGGGTCTTCATACAGATGATAAAAGTATTCTTCCAACGGAAGATTTACCATGGGCGCATCCACTGCAGCCTATCACTTCTGCTGCCATGAACGGTATTGGTTCTTCTCCACTTGGAGTTGTTCCTGGTACGTGGGTTGTTGTTATGTTTAGCGATGGAGAAGAACAACAACAACCTATTATCTTAGGCTCTCTTGGTGGGATTTATTTAACCAAAAATGCTACCATTGATGGCGGTGGTGGCGACATTGTTGTAGATGAAACTCCAAGCAATGCTGTTAAGGATAGTTCAGGTAATGTAGTTACTGATGGTAGTGGTAATCCTATCACAACAGAAGCTAATCCTACACCACCAACTCCAACGAACCAACCAAAACAAGAACCAGTAACTGCACAAAACGTAAACAGTAACGACTCTATTCCCACAAAGCCACCTGCAAATTCAGTAGCAAAAGGTTCTGAAGGTAAAGCAGAGCAAGGTATTAAAGCACTAATCGCAGCATGTGATAAAGTAGGGCTATCTACCAGATATGCAAAGGCAGCATTACTAGGTATTGCTGGTGGTGAATCTACTTGGATTCCACAAAAGGAAATGTACAACTATTCTCCAGATAGAATGCGACAGATCTTTAAGAGTGTTTCAGATGCTGATGTGCAAAAATATAGTTATGCACAACGCAAGGGTATGACCAGAGAAGAATTCTTTAAGTTTTTCTATGGACCAACCTTTAGAGGTAAGGGATTTCTTGGTAATTTAACTGACGAAGACGGTGGTAAGTTTTATGGTCGAGGTTTTATTCAGTTAACTGGACGTGGTAATTACGAGCAATATAAAAAACTAACTGGTATTGATATTGTTGGTAATCCAGAATTACTGGATACCGACTTAGAAGGCAGTGCTATAATTGCAGCTACCTATCTAACACGTAGAGTGAACTCTTGGCAAAAATTAATGTACGAAGAAGGCTTCTTTGGTGCTGCTAAGTCTGCCGTTGGATTCAACTCACCAGACATTGCAGCTAAGAAAAAGGCATACTACGAATACTTCATGAATGGTTTGAAGTCTGTAGATACAACAAATAAAGAAGCATCAGCTGGAGACGAACAGCCATCTCAACAAGCTATTGATGCAGCACCACCAGAAAAACGTGCTGCGCTTAAAGAAGATAGATCTCAAAATAAGATTAAAGGGTTTACTGATCCTGATGGAAAATACCCACTCAGAGACTATGCCAATGAAGCAGATACCAATAGACTATCACGTGGTGTTTTAGAAGGTACATGTTTTGAGTTTAAAGACCAAACTTTGATTAAAGACGTTCAATTGGCTAATGGTGGAACTTGGTCACAACCACAATCAGCTTACTCAGCAGTTTATCCATATAACAAAGTTATGGAAACTGAGTCTGGTCATATCATGGAGTTTGATGATAGCCCAGCAGCTGAGCGAATTCATATGTATCATCGAAAGGGAACATTCTTTGAGATTGATCCAAATGGTTCTCGTGTAACACACATAGTAGGTGATGATTATCATCTATGTGATCGCAATGGAAACATCTACTTTGGTGGAAACATCAATATAACTGCTGGAACTGGAGCTAAGATTTTAGTTCGTGGTGATGCAGAGATACAAGTAGAAGGCAAGACCAATGCAGTATTCCAAAATGATGTAACTATTGGTGCAGCTAATGACGTTAAAATTGCAGTGGCAAATGACTTGCAAATTAAAGTTGGTGGAGAATTTACACTAGATGTTGGAAAGAACACATCTATTTTAACTGCCGCAAATCTAACAATGCAGACTGAAGGTGATGCAAGTATTGTTACTTCTGGTGATAATTTAATTGCATCTGAAGGCGATACAAACATTGCTGCATCTGGAGATGCTATTATGTTTGCTGACGGAGACACTGGTATTGGTGCCTCTGGTGATGTAA